ATGACTCCTTACGAAAGCAAAATGTTCTTAAAAGAAGAGACTGAGCGGCAAGCGGAGTTGGCGGCTAATTGGCATCATCCCTTATCTAAGGGCTCAAATAACCTTAAAACCGTTCTTGACGGAATGAAAGAGTTTAAGCTCGCCCAACAGGATGTACCATTAATAATTAAGCTAACTGAAAATCCTAAATATTTTACCTCTAAACTCTTCACTGGTGCGGTAGATTTATTTTCCCACGACTGCATACACGTTCTTTTGGGTAGGGGTTTACTACCAAAGGATGAAGCTTTCGTTATAGGCTACACTATGGGGTCGGGTAAAAAAATGAGTAGGTGGAGGCGTAATTTATTTTTATGGATTTGTAAGTATCTTTACCCAGAGGGCTATAAATTCACTGAGGAGGAACGTTATATATTTTATTCGGGAGTCATGGCGGGTAGCAGATGCTCCGCAGACTTGTCCAAAGTTCAATTTGATAAACTACAAAATATGAAAATAGATTATATCAGAAAGCTATTGGATATTGACAAAGAGCTACTTAAATGCTATTATTGTACAGAAAAAAGGCTATTTGATGGCAAAGAAAGTCAAAGGTTATAAAGATGGAGTTATTGAAACGATTGGGTGGTTTGGTGCGCTTCTTGTGGTCGGCGGGTATTACCTTAATGCTAACGGGTTTATATCTTCTTGGGTCGTTTGGGTTGTTGGTAACCTTTGCGTTGCTGGATATTCTTGGTATAAAAAAAGCTTGGTCAACCTTAACAATGTCCTTAATTATTGCTATAATGAATATATATGGATATTATAAGTGGAGTTAAAACCTGCGAAAGCTGCGGGGCCACAATGCGAGTAACGTTTAACACTTGCCCTCGTTGTGGTTATTTCCACGGAAAGGAACTAGATACAGATGCAATCAACCAAGAATATAAAAGAAAAACCGAAAAAGAAAAAGTGGAAAACAAAAGACCCCACTTGGAACACCCAAACTTACGGAGCGGGTAAGTCTCCATTTAACATTGACTGGGTAAGGATGGAAGTAAATGGGGGTACGAAAATTTTTTTCTTGCATTCATCAAAGGAATCTGGTAAGATAGTAAAAATGACAACCATGTAACAAGTGATAGATGATATAAAATATTTTATATTGCTTGTGATCTATACTGTATATTATTTTTTTTACAGTATAGTTGTGGGTTTCTACAAGTTAATAAAAAATAAATGAACGTAAAATTAGTTTCGTTAACCAAGCCCGAAATAGACGGGGTGAACAGCGCAGAAGATATTATTTCATATTGTGCTAGAGTATCTAACCCCAGCAATCAGATGAACATGGAGACTGCTCCAAGGTTGATTAAATTTTTGATCAAGCATAAACATTGGTCGCCATTTGAATTAGCTTCCATGTGTGTTGAAATTACTACCAGCAGAGCTATTGCTGCCCAGATTCTTCGACATCGTAGCTTTAGCTTTCAAGAGTTTAGTCAGCGTTACAGCGAAGCGCAAGTCATGGAGCCTGTCGAGGTACGAGAGCAAGCAGAAAAGAACAGGCAGAGCAGTAAGGACGTAATAAATCCCTCTGTAAACGGATTCATAAACGCTAAACAGGCAATCGCCGTGCATGAGCGCAAGTCCCTTGAGCTTTACAACAGCCTAATAAAAGGCGGAGTAGCCAAGGAGTGCGCTAGAATGGTGCTTCCATTAACTACGCAGACTACGATTTACATGAGCGGTACAGTGCGTAGTTGGGTGCATTATATTGATTTACGAACTGAAGAAAACACTCAAAAAGAACATAGAGAGGTTGCAGAAGCAATTAAATTAATTTTTATTAATAATTTCCCTAATGTTTCTGAAGCTCTTGAGTGGAAAAGTGCTTGACACTTCCTTGGATATATATTATAGTAAAGACCGTGGCAGAATGGCAAGTAAAGGTCTATTACAGAGCGGTCAATAAAACGACCGTAACTGCTGACACTAAGGAGCAAGCGCATAACGTAGCTTACAATAACTTCTTGGATGCCAGACCGGACGAAATACTTAAAAATTCTGAAATAGAAGATTATACTATTGAAACAATTATCGACGGAGAGAAAGGCTCCGATATGATACATGACTGATAAAGAAAAAATAGAAAAAGCTGTAGCGTTGATTACTGAGCTAATAGAGGTAGCTCAACTCAAAGACGACGAACACAAGAAAGAGGCAATCCGTGCTGGTAAATCAGAGGGAGCCGTGGGTCAAAGCTACGATGTGTTTTACCTATCTCTTGTTAAAGATATTTTAGAAGGAAAACACTAATGGGATTATTTGATACAGTTATCTGTGACTACCCTTTGCCTTTACCCGACTTTACGGATGAAGAATTTGAGGATATTAATTCTAGCGACAAGGGTGTATCTAGCTTCCAAGAGGTAGAGTGGCAGACCAAAGACATGGGTAACATGTTAGACGTTTACAGCATCGAGGACGATGGGCAAATTTACCTAAGAGCCACTCAGTGGTACGAGAACGAAGATGCAGTCACCCCACAAGAAGGAGATTTGGAAAAATACGAAAAAACAGCCGAAATAAATTTTTACCAAATGTTCATGGGCAAGGAGTGGGATCACTGGCTGGAGTTTAAGGCGACAGTATGGAAAGGCGAATTGAAGGAGTTAGATCTAGTCGAGTATAAAAAAGAAGATAACTCGGATAGGGTAGAAGTACAACAGGAGATGATGGAAAAAATTTCAGAAGAGTCTTCCCGAAGCAAGTTATACAAAGTGTACAAGCGCATCGTGTCGACTCCACTGCACATTATTAGAGTAGTTTTAGGATTTATGATAGGGGCAACAATGAAAATAGAAAGGTGGCTAACCTAATGCCATTCGAAGCAAAACCATATATTAAAGTGGGTAAACCAAAGAATACTTTTATTCCGCGTCCACCAAAATTTGCCACGCATGCGGTTATGAAGTGCTACGATCAAACTTATGATGATGGTAAGCCGAAAACAGCTACACTTCCCATACAGGATTTTGATTGCTTTATGGGTGTGTCTGGAGATTTTCACTATGTTCGCATGGATAAGAAGAGAAAGGTTCAAGAAAAATACAAAGGCAGTTGGTACTGGGATGGACGCTGTGTACCAGAAATACAGGAACTTATAAATGAGTGAAATAGGATTTCATACAGTAAACCGCCATGTGGCAGTAGTTGTGAGTGGATACTTTGACCCCATTCATGTCGGTCACTTAGAAATGATGAAGCTCGCAAAACGGTTGGGTGACGAGTTGGTTGTCATCGTAAACAACGACAAGCAAGCTAAATTAAAAAAGAAAAAATCATACATGAGCGAAGACGATAGGCTAAAGATAGTCAAAGCCATTCGCTACACAGACACAGCGTTCATTAGCCTAGATGACGATAAGACCGTATGCGGTTCATTACAAAAGGTTAGAAGAGAGTACAGAGACTATCATATTATCTTTGCCAATGGTGGAGACAGGCACACTGGCGAAATACCAGAGTCTAAAGTTTGTGAAAAGTGTGACATACAAATGATTGACGGCCTTGGAGATAAAATAAGATCATCATCAAAAATAATTAAAGGTAAATGAGAATTGAATCAGAAATAAAGTTAGACTACAAGGACGTTCTTTTACGCCCTAAACGCTCAGAGCTTACTTCCCGCAATGAGGTAGACTTGATGCGCACGTTTACCTTTAAGCACGCTGGTGGGGATGGTGCTGGCCATCCGAATTACGGTTGGACAGGGGTTCCTATCGTGGCAGCTAACATGGACACGACAGGCACATTCGAGACTGCCAAGACTCTTGCTGAATATCATATGTTGACCTGCATCAGTAAGCATAATGATAAAAGAAGGTGGATTCACAAGATGTGCGGCTATGGAGTTTACGAAACCCTAGCTCAAAAAGAAGCTAACGAAAAAAATTGGAGCTATGACCGTAATTCTAAATACTGGCAAGAGAGAGTTTACGAGCATCTTTGCCCTTCTATTGGTATCAAGTATGACCCAGATAAATATGACGATTTAGATTATCTAAAAGACATTCAATTTACATTTTATCACAATAGATTTGTTTGCATCGACATTGCGAATGGTTATAGCGCGAAGTTCTGCGACTTCATTAAGAGAGTCCGTGAGGAACATCCGCAATTGATTATAATTGCTGGTAACGTGGTTAGCGGCGAAATGACAGAGGAGATATTATTAAGTGGAGCAGATATTGTTAAAGTGGGTATTGGCGGCGGGTCTGTCTGCACTACTCGTATTCAAACTGGTGTCGGTTACCCTCAACTCAGCGCGGTCATTGAATGCGCGGATGCTGCACATGGGCTTGGTGGGCATATTATGGCTGATGGCGGGTGCGTGTCTGCTGGCGATGTATCCAAAGCCTTTTGTGCTGGTGCTGATTTTGTTATGCTGGGCGGGATGCTGGCAGGTCATAATGAGTCAGCAGGACAAGAAGAAGTAGTTGACGGAGAGAAATATAAAACATTTTATGGAATGAGTTCCGATACAGCCATGAACAAATATCATGGCGGCGTGGCGAAATATCGTTCTTCAGAAGGAAAAACCGTAAGGATAAAACATCGTGGAAGAATTAGAGATACTGTGGAAAATATTCTTGGTGGGGTGCGCAGCACTTGCACTTATATTGGCGCTAAAAGGTTGAAAGATATGCCAAAATGTGCTACCTTTATACGGGTAACACAACAATCAAACGAAATATTTGGGAGGAATAGTTAATGACAAATAAATATATGTGGGTAGTTATTATTTATGACCGAAGTGATAAAGTTGATTCTTGGGTATTTGAGTCTACAAAAGACGCGGCCAGAGATAAAGGTAAAGCTTGGGTTGAAAAAAATTGGGGCAACGGTACAGACTGGTCACTACATCAAGTAAGTAGCGCAAGCAATGCCCAGTAAAAAACACTATGAAGTAGAGTTGGTTACACCTAATAGCTTAAAAGCTAAAAGGAAAAGGGTAATTAAGTGTCTTGACCCCAAGTGCGGATTAAAGTATAGCGTAAAAGATTACACAATTCTCTACGAGAATAAAAAGCTAATGTACTTTGATGCAAGCTCTATTCTGGTTAAGACTAAATCAGTGATCTGTCACGACTGTTTGTTCAGGCACATTTCAGCGTTAAGCGGGTCAAAGATAGCAAAGGTGGCAATCATAAATCCAGACAATAAAACAGCAAAGATTTGCAATTTTTACCCCAGAAGTGACAAAAAATGGTTGAGCGAGGATGAATAAATTAAATTTAAATAATGTTACTCTAGTTTGCCTAGACGATTACGAAACAGATTTAGCTTTACAGGTCGTCCGTGGTGTGTCTAAATTTATTGACTTTGGTGACACGAAAGTGCTTGCCTCTAAGAAGCAAGAAGGCGTAACCCAAATAAACCCGATAAATACCTTGGGGGAATACAACAGGTTTGTAATTAAAGAGTTATATAAATATATAGATACTGAGTTTTTAATGTTTGTGCAAACAGACGGTTACCCGCTTAATCTTCAAGCATGGACTGATGAATTTTTAAACTATGACTACATAGGTGCGCCTTGGATTTGGGTCTCACCGCAAGATAGACCGAAAATCTGCCCAGCGGGAGCTTGCGTTGGAAATGGAGGGTTTAGCATTAGAAGTAAAAAAATAATGGAAGAAGTGTCAAAGTATGATTATGATCTACACAATAACGCTTACATAAAAAGGCAATCTTCTGAGAGTCGAAAGTCAACAGGTTTGCAAGAGGATGCTTTTATATGCAGAGTGGTTGATAAAGAACTGAAGTCAAAAGGAATGAAGTTTGCTCCCTGCGAATTAGCTAAATATTTTTCAGTAGAGAATATGGTTTATACTGGTCAATTTGGCTTTCACGGTAAATCAACTATAAACATTAACAAAAAGGCTGGTATTTTCAGCTTTAAGGATCACGCTTATGAGAGTATTCACTAACGGCTGTTTTGACGTTTTGCACAGAGGTCACATAGAGCTATTTAAATATTGCGATAAATTAGCTATACCCGCCATAGGCGGATCGGTTATTGTCGGAATAAATTCTGACGAAAGCGTAAAGCGATTAAAGGGTAATGACCGGCCCTTCAATAAAATTGAAGATAGAGTAGAGATGCTTCGATCAATAAAATATGTAAATCAAATTATAGTTTTTGAAGAAGATACGCCTTACGAGTTAATCAAAGAAATAAAACCTGAATGTATAGTTAAAGGCGGAGACTACGATCCGCAAAAAGTGGTTGGGGCAGATTTATGTGAAGTAAAAATTTTTAACTACATGGATGGGTACTCTACAACAAATATTCTAGAGAGTAATGGACATAAATAAGAACATAGACATTTACATGAAAGAGGTGGGTAAATTTGACTTACTCGACCAAGAACAAGAGAAAAAACTTCTTGAAGAAATGAGAAGCGCAAATAAGCTATATGCTGCTCGCGCTAGAGAAAGGCTAATAAAGTGCAATCTAAGACTCGTAGCCAAAATAGCCAAAGAGTATCAGAACGTAGGGCTTGACTATGAGGACTTAGTCAACGAAGGCAACATCGGTTTAATGACAGCGGTGGATAAATTTGATTTAGATAAAGGAACAAAGCTATCTTACTATGCCTCTTTTTGGATAAAACAATCGATACGCAGAGCAATCAGTAACAAGGGTAGAACAATACGTATCCCAGTTATAATGATTGAATCGAAATTAAAAACACAAAAATTCATCAATAGCTACGAAAAAGAGCACGGTCACCCACCCACAACAGAACAGATTTCAAACGAATTAAAATACCCAATCAAAAAAGTAAATAAAATATTAAAATTAAATTTACAGTCCGATTCTATTAATGAAAAACTTGGTGACGGCGAAACTGAAGTTGGAGACATCGTGGCCAGTGACCTGTCACAGCTACCATCCCTACTATGTCAGAAAAACAGCGATTCAGAAGTCTTAAATAAGTGTCTATCAAAGTTAAACAAGCGAGAGCGACTGATAATCGTTCGCAGGTATGGACTAACTGGAGACAAACCAGAAACCCTTGAGGCAATAGGAAATAGACTAAACTTAACCAGAGAAAGAATAAGACAGTTGGAAATAACCGCTTTAGAAAGTTTAAGGGATATGTACAAAAAAATAATTTAAAGCTTGATATCCCAAGAGATTAGTGATAATATATAAACATGAGGTTGGATCATATAGCTTACCGAGCCAAAGATAGATATAAAACAGCCAAATTTTTTAAAGACGCATTAGGCTACGAGATCGCTACGGAATTCCAAATTAAATTTGATGACGGAGGTACGGCAGACTGTCTTGCTTTAGTACCGCCCGAAAGAAGACCGGAGCATACAGAATTATGGAGTTTATCAACAACACTAGGATTTAATGAGCTTGAAACCGCAGTCCACTTTCATGCGCCGCCTGAAATCTTTGTTAGCGACGGTCCTAGGGGATCTATTGTTGGTGACTGGGTTCATGCTCGCGGCGGCGTGGGTGGTATTCATCACATTGCTTATCAGTGCGATAATGTTGCTGATACAATGAAGGATTGGAAAGAAAAAGGGTATGCAGAGTTTCTTTCTGACGAACCGATGGAATGCCCCGGACTCAAACAGGTTTTTACTAAACCTTCTGAGTTAACTGGAGTGATTTATGAACTCATTAGCAGAGAAGGTAAAGGATTTTGCGAACTTAATGTCAAAGGACTTATGGAAAGCACTAAAGGAAAATAATATGTTTACAGGAAAAAATTACATTAATGGTAAGTGGGTTAAATATGACGGAGCCGCCTACGATAAAGTTAACCCAGCCGATCTAGAAAGCTTGGGCAAATTCCCCTTAAGCGACGATGACACAGTAGGTGAAGCTGTTGCGGTGGCTAGAAATAAATTTTCCGAATGGAAAAAAGAAAGTCGTTTTACTAGGTCAAATTACATGGATAAAGTCGCGCAGATTCTTGATCGGCGCAAAGACGAGGTAGCAAAAGTAATTTCCTTAGAAACTGGTAAAAACTATAACGAAAGTATTGCTGAGGTTAATGAGGCAATTCATATGGCTCAGTTAGCTTTTGGTTCTGGTCGATACCCTCATGGTGAGGCCGTATCTTCAGAAATCGCAGATAAGGATGCGTATATGCTACGCAAACCGAAGGGCGTAATAGCGATTGTTTCACCATTTAATTTTCCTGTTGCTATCGGAGCTTTTTGGTGTGCGGCTCCAGCCATCGTTGAGGGAAATACGGTAGTATTGAAACCGAGTGAGGACGCTCCGATGTCTAGTCAAATTGCGTTAGAGATATATGCTGAAGCCGGTTTACCTGCTGGAGTGTTTAATTTGGTGCATGGAGACGGAGATACTGGAGACGCACTTGTAAATGGGGATGTAGACCACATATGTTTTACAGGTAGCGCGGAAGTCGGACAGCACATTCGTAAAGTAGCAGCAAATAGCTGGCATAAAACCACTTCTTGCGAGCTTGGCTCTAAATCTGCCGTTATTGTTTTCGATGATGCAAATTTAGACCTAGCAGTCGAGTCATGCATCGCATCCGCATTTAAGTTGTCAGGTCAAAGATGCGTCTCTTCTGGTAGACTTATCGTACACAGAAGTATTTTAGAGGACTTTTCCAATAGATTTATGTCTCGAGTGTCTAGTAGAGTTAAAACTGGTAATCCATTTAAGAAAATCGTTAAGTCTACCGGAATGCCAGAGGCGGTTGCGTGGGATGAAATTGTACCGGATGAAGAAATATTTTATGGACCGCTGATCAATGGTCAAGCGTTTCAAAAGGTGCAAGATTATAATAATTTAGTTTATGATGACTCAGTTCATAATAAATTAGTTTTACTTACTAGAGGTAAAAAGCTAGAGCAAAACGGCTACTATCTCACTCCAACCGTATACATTAGCGAGTGGAGAGATGATGCACCTTATTTGAAAAACGAAGTGTTTGGGCCTCATGTAGCAATTATTCCATTTGATACTATTGAAGATGCTATTCGTATTTATAACGATACTGATTACGGACTAGCTGTCGGCATCGTAACCGAAGACTTTAAGAAAGCCAGAATCATGAGAGATGAGTGTGACGCAGGTATGATTTACTGGAACGGCGGCTCTATTGCCGCAGAATCTCACTTGGCCTTCGGCGGTGTCAAGAAGTCAGGAAACGGCTTTCCAAGCGCAGCTAGGACTTACAGGGCTGTAACACACGAAATAAGCTGGACTGTGAATCACGGCGAATCGCTAGTCTTTCCACAAGGAATGAAATAATGAAAAAGTTCTACGAAGTACAAGAGCAACTAAATAACTTACACTGGAGACATATCGCTTTTTTTAGAAAAAAAGCTGACGCAGAAGCTTATTGCAAGCTACATAATACCAAAGTAGTGACTTATCCAGTTAGGGTACAAGAAAGAGGGTTTTCAAATATAAAAGATTTTCAAGAATAAATAGACCTTTGATAAATAATTAAATATAATAAAATAGATGAAGAAACTATTAATCCTAACGACGGCGGCTGTACTTTTAGGTACCGGCTGTGTAACAAAAACTGGAACGGGCGCAGTTACAGGTGGCGCACTTGGCGCATTAGCTGGGCAAGCTATTGGTAAGGATACCAAGGGTACCTTGATTGGCGCTGGCGTTGGAGCCGTGCTGGGAGGAGCTTTGGGAAACCAAGCGGACGCACAAGACAAGGGAAAAAAGAAAAATAAGAAAAACAAGTGAGCCAAGAATTCCACGATGCACCAAAGTTTGCTGCCGATGATAAACGGGTAGCATTGGTAGATATTGACGAAACTGTTTGTGCTTACGGAGAAAAGCGTAGGTATGACTTAGCGGTTCCAATTCAGAAAAATATTGATAAAATAAATAAAATGTACGACGATGGTTGGTACATTATTTATTGGACAGCCAGAGGAGGTTCCGATAAATCCAAGGCGGCAGGTAGATGTTATTATGATTTTACTTGGGCGCAGTTAAAAGGGTGGGGCTGCAAATTCGATGAGCTTTCTACTGGTTCAAAAGGTAGATATATTAAGCCAGCGTGTGACGTTGTAATTGATGATAAAGCCAAAAGGATAGAAGAAATATAAAATGTAAAATGAAAGCTTATGTACTAGGTGTCGGCAGGATGGGAACCGCTATCGCTTGGGCGATGGATAGATTGGGTTTTCAAGTCACCGGAATGGACACAAATCCAGACGCGGCAAATAATATGCCGTTTAAGGTGAACTACGAACAGTCTGTTGACGAGGCAGGAAATCCAGTTATGGGCGAGCCTAGAAACGACTTTTTTATTGTTAAAGACGCTGAAGATATTTGTAAGGGCATTGTGGCTAACGGCCCAAGGCCAGATATTGTTATTAGCAGTTTGCCCTATCATCAAACCGAAATAGTTGGTAAATGGTGCATTGATAACGAGGTGCGTTATTGTGATTTAGGAGGCAGGGTTGATGTGTCTGAAAACATAAATAAACACTCCCTGTCCAGTGTCTGGCTACCGCGCCCAGTTTTTACCGATTTAGGTTTAGCTCCCGGATGGGTAAATATTTTAGCTGAACAGGGAGTCAGACAATTACATGGTCAAGCAGAAAATGTTAAGATGATGGTTGGAGGATTACCTGACTACTCAGAAAGCACAAATAATCCCTTACGCTATGCGGTTACTTGGTCGGTAGACGGCTTAATTAACGAGTATAGAGATGATTGCCTTATCCTTGAGGATGGCCAAATAAAAACAGTAAGAGGAATGGACGGGGTAGAGCAGGTAGAGGGCGAGAAATTTGGAAAAATGGAAGCTTTTTATACAAGCGGAGGCGCATCGCATTCTATTCACGATATGCAACGCAGAGGTATTAAAAACTGTTCTTATAAAACGATGAGATACCGAGGTCATGGAGATATGGTTAGGTTCTTAATTAGAGATTGCGGTCTTGACGATAATACGTTAAATAAAATCTTTCTTGAAGGGTGTGGTAAGGCAAATAAGGACGAAGTATTCATCGTTGCAGAGGTTAGTGGCGGCGACAAGACTTGGAGGCAAGAAAAAGTCATTAGGTCTGACGAGCAGTTTTCCGCAATGCAGAAGGCTACGGCATTTTCAATTTCATCTGTTGCAGCTATTATGGCCGAAGGAAAACTAGAGGGAAATAAAACGCAACATAGAGATCACTGGGAACAGTACAGCCCCTGCTTATCTTATGAAGATGTACCGTTTGAAGAATTTAACTCTAACTTAAATAAATTAGGAATTTAATGAGGTGGACAGAGTTCGTGCCTAATCCATCTGGCAGACTCTTTACACTTAATCTCTTTGCCGCCCACGAAAGCGACTACGGATGAAATTTCATCACCATCTGTGGAAAAATATTCTTTGACGTAAATTACCTTTTCGCACTGTAACCACAAAGCTCCTTCTACGGTTGTAACTTTTAGCATTCCTGTTGTCATATCAATATAATATACACTATTTACGTTTTCTAGTCGATTTTTTAGCGGCTCTTTTTCTAGGGGCCTTTTTTGGGGCTTTTTTACCCCTTTCTCTCGCTATCATGTCTTCGGTCTTTTTTCTGGCGGCTTTCCAACCAAAATACATAAGTAGTAAAAAACCTACCGCTATTAAATAAAACTCTAACAATTTCATCCAGTCAATTTTCACCTTGTCTTTGTTGGCGGGAGTGAGATTATACTCATTTCCGCTATTATCTATTATAATCGGTAAGTCACCAGTTTGATTGGTTATATTTGGTAATTCTGGAATTATTATGGTTGGAGGCTCTTTTTGTGGTTCGGCCGGAATCACGTTCATTTTGGGTTCAATTTTGTTTGGTTCCGCACTGGTGAGTTTTGGCGAAACGGGCCGACCTCTAACTGATTCTATTTTGACGGGCTTGCTTTTGGGAGGTTGAACAGGTTCTAGCTTAAATATACCATTTGGTTGCTGCACGAGCCTAGATGGCTCTATTATAACTCCGCTTGAGGGAGCGTTTACTTTCTTGCTCCCGACGCACCCAGAACAAGTTAGCAATGTTGCAATTAAAATAAATAAAATTAATCCAATTAATCTTATTTTGTCTATTCTATCAAATACATTCTTCATAAATTAACTTACCTTCGCACTGGCATTGCCGAAATAAAACCCTATGATTGCAGTTAGTGTTTGACGAACTTCTGGAACCATCAAGTAGCCATTTAGTTCGACGAATTTTGTTTCGGTTCCTCCCCCAAATAATCCAAATAAGAAAGTACCTCCCGTTTCTTCAATTTGCACAATCGTAGACTGCCCTATCAAAGAGAGCAAGAAGGGGGCTAGTATAACGCCAAATAAGACGCACACAACAATCGCGCGTCGAACCCACTTTCCGACTTCGATAGGCACACGCGCAGCGGCGGCGTCAGCACTCTCAATTTCGGCTTTTTTGGTTCCAAGAGCGATTTCATATAGCTGCGACCTTTCTTTGGCTCGTTCAGCCATGTATCTAAATATAAAGCCAGTGATAGCTCCACCGGCCATAGTTAATAATTCAATAGGCATACTTATATTTACACTTGATAGATATGGTGCTATCTTTATATAATGCAAAAACCCGCGCTAAAAAACCGTAGATTTGGCTTGTGTAGCGATGCGAATGGAATAAATACTTTGGTGGGTCTGGATGACTTGTGTAAAAAATACGTTACCGCCGAAAGTGTAGTCGTAGAGCTTGGTTGTTACATGGGTGTTTCAACATCACTTTTTTCGTATTACGCTAAAATAGTTCACACGGTAGACAATAAGGTTAAGCCTCACCTGCTTGATGACTTAAATAATGTATTTCATCACCAAGGTGACTTTCAACAGATTTTGCCCAAAATAAGATTATTGCATTCCACTGTTGACATGGCTTATATTGACGGTGAGCATGATTATGAAAGTGCTTGTAGAGACATAGAGTCTGCTTTGCCGCTAATAAATAAAAATGGTTTTATTGCTGGGCATGACTATTACAAATCTTTCGCACACAACCAAATGAACCGCTCAACCAAGGGTTATGGCGACCCCAACTCTCAAGTTATAGAGGCAGTAAGGGACATATTAAAGGTTGAACCAGAGGTATTTTCAGACAGCAGTTGGTTAATAAAGCTCGAAGAATTAGCTTGACCAAATAAGGGAAATAGGATATAATGAGAACATGAAAAAAGTGACATTAACAGACTTGAACGGCAAAGAATTAGAAGTGTTTTATGCAGATGATAAAACGGCAAAAAGTATGAGTAAAAGCGACAACTACAATACGAAGATTGAGGATGCTCCGACCAAACATTGGTTCGATATGACGGGCGGAAATAAAGATATAGACGACATGAATGAAATGGAGGTAAACGAAAACAGCGCAGGAGAAGGAGCGCATGGCCTTTCCTTCATGGAAAAGCTACAAACATCTTTCTTGGGCAAGGTAAAAGACCTTGAACAGTCCGGAAGCCAAATAAAGATAGACGATACGATTCCGAGTGATTTTCTTGAACTTGCGGAATTGCGGAACGGCGCAATTTATAAAGTAGCAGGTTTGAACTTGATTGCTAAACTTGTAAATAAACAATTTGAGCGCGACCTTCACAAACCCTTGCTAAAAATGAAAAGGCATGGTACACTATTCTATGTAGAAGAAGGTAGCCTAATGAAAGCTACTGATTTAGAAGTAGAACTTTATCTTGAAGAATCTAATTAAATAAATAATATGAGTGAAGAAAATAAAGAGCAACTGGAACGTCAAGAAGGCAACTGGAGAATTATGTCCGTTTTGCAAATCCCTTGGCATCACATTGATAAGTTAGCTGAAGAGGATAGGCTTTTCTTGCTAAATAAAGCTGATGAAGTAGAAGGTTATCTGCGACAACAGCATGAAGAACAAATGAAGCAGCAGCAAGATAATCAAGCCCAGATTATCCCGCCCTCTCCCATCATTACCCCCAACTAAATAAAAGGCCAAATAAGATGAAAACATTTGTTGTTGAAGGTAGCAAGTGGGAGCGAGAAGTCGAACTCGATGAAAGTGACTTTGAAAAGTACGGAGACATGGCGATGGAAGCAATGACTCGCGTAACGGAAGATATTCTTAATAATGAAGAAGAAGGTAATTGGGGTTTTGTTCTATTAGCGCATGAAAAAGGCTTTAGGGATGACCCCGACAAAATGGTAGCTTGTTTAACAGAAGTAGTATTTAGAAATGCGGGTTATCATACACTTGCAGACGAAGCGCGAAAGCAAGCGCAAAAAATGATAGACGATAGCACTAATTAAATTAATTAAAATGAAATCATTTGCAAAACCTTTAGAAGAAGGTAAATGGAAGGTATATGTTACCAACGATGATTATGAGACATATACTACGGTAGTAAAAAAGAAAGAACCTCCGTCTCAAAAAGAGATGGAGGAGTTATGGAAGAACCATTATAGGATGTATTGGACTAAAGAAAATTAAATGCAAAAAAGTGCTTGACTTCATTTCGGAACTCCTTTAGTATAGGAGTATGCAAGCAACACAACTCGACTTCATAGGCACTCCGACGATTGAGCGGGGTCTGGAACAATTTAACTTGTGGGATGACAGAGGCAAACCCACAAAGATTCGCAACGATGTAGATTTCAGCAAGATTAATGACTTGTTCAACTCATTCGACATGGATGAGGTTGATACTTACAAGACTTACTGGGAAAGCATCAAGCCAAAGAATGAGACAGAGATGTTTCAGCGTTGGCTATTCGCTTTTATGTCCGTCCATACCAGTTGGGAGTCCAACGTGAGAGGGTACGAAGCCATTAAGGATTGGACTAAATGGGTGAACCGTGACGATGAGCTTGAACGACTACTCGTAGAAAGTCGAGTAGGCTTGCATAAAAATCGTACAAGATTTGTCTCGCGGTTCGCCCACGACTTTTGGGGTAATCCCGAAGAATATAAGTATGATGGAGGCAACTGGCAAGACTTCCGCAACAAGTTAGTAAAGAAGATACTTGGACTCGGAATGGCAAAAGTATCGTTTGCGTTTGAAATGCTTTATCCCAATGAAGCGGAAGTGACCTGTATGGACACTCACCTTTTTCAAGCCTATGGACTAGACCAGAGTAAGGATGCTACGAGGTATGTAGAGATTGAGAACTACTGGCTTGATATGTGCCGTATGTGGAATGTGCCGTCTACGATTGCCCGTGCAATCTTGTGGGACAGGAAGCAAGACCAAGTTGATAGTCGCTACTGGACTTATGTATTGGAGGACTAAATGAGCGACTACTGGAAAGGACTTTTAGAATACGATATGAAAAGAAACAGAGAGAAAGAGGCTATAATGGCAGTATTGCAATCTTACGGATTGAAACAGGCGAACCTGACCTCTGAATTTGCAAGAGAGGAAATCGCAGATGAGATTCTAAACGCGCAAAAAAAGATATGGACTGATGCCTTGGCTCAAGCAGGAATAGAATTGGAATGAATAAAGAACGAGCATTTTACTGGCTAACCGTGTTGCCGCTTTTGGGTATGTTGATTTACCTTCATGGTGAATATAAAGACCAAGAGGCAATCATCGACAGAATGCACAAGATAGGCAACAGGCAAGTGGAAGTCATGTCTACAAGCTACGCAGAATTAGTGAGTTTACAAGCTATGAGGCACATGGATGAAATCATAAAGCTCGAAGAACATCATAAGCAAGAGATAGGAGAGTGCGTAGAGTTTTATACTCAAGCATTAGAAGAAGCAAAGAAGCAGTAAATTAAATTAATTAAAATTATGAAATTACCTACACTATACAAAAAGACCACTATCGGTAAAACCCAAACTTGGGAAATCGAAGTGAGCGGGAACAAGTTCCGTACAATTTCTGGACAAGCAGACGGCAAGAAGATTACAAACAACTGGACTGTTTGCCAAGGTAAGAATGTGGGAAAGAAAAACGCTACCACTGGCGAGGAACAAGCACTCAAGGAAGCTGAAGCGAAACACAAGAAAAAGCTGGAGGCTGGATACCACTTGAACCTCAAGAATATCAGTAAGAAGCGTTTTTATGAGCCTATGCTCGCACAGGACTTCAAGAACAAGAATCGCCAGAGTGAGGTCATGGCTGACTTACAACAGGTGGATGGAGGAACCGTTGGAACTGTATTCTCCCAACCCAAACTGGACGGCATACGCTGTATCGCTATGCGTGAGGGATTGTTTACCCGCACTGGTAAAGAGATTACTGCCGTACCTCACATCAGCGAAGCGTTGGAACCCTTCTTTAAGTTGTATCCTAATGCTACACTTGACGGTGAGTTATACAATCATGCTTACAAAGATGATTTCAACAAAATCATTCACCTTGTTCGCAAACAGAATCTTACTGACGAACATCTTGCGGAGAGCGCAGAAATGATTCAGTATCACATTTATGATGCGCCCGTGATTGGCAATGGTAAGTGGGCTATGACTGAAAAGGATTTATATTCAGACAGAACATCTAAACTAGATGCCTCGTTCGTTAATCTAAAGCTAGAGAAAGAAGATTGCTTGGTTATAGTGCCTACTGTCGAAATACATGGCAGAGAGCAACTAGACCGTTGCTATGAAGATTACATAGAAGCGGGATACGAAGGGCAAATGGTTAGGCTCGATGGGCCTTACGAGAATAAACGCTCACCCAAATTGCTCAAGCGTAAGGAGTTCGTCGATGAAGAATATAAGATTCTTGGATATGAAGAAGGCGAAGGCAATCGTGCTGGAACCGTTAAACACTTCAAATTCAAAAACAAGGACGGTAAGGAATTTAACTCAAATGTAAAAGGTTCATTTTCTTACTTGACAAAACTACTGGAAATAGCGGATACTCTAATAGGTAAGGATGCGACGATTAAGTATTTTAATCTCACGCCAGACGGTGTACCCCGCTTTCCTTATGTAATAGCAATCAGAGACTACGAGTAAAATGAAAAACTACGAGATACTAGACAAAGACGATGGGTATTGGATTATTGACGAAACAGGTCATACGCAAGGCCCATACGACACAATCAAGGATTGTCACGATGACCTTCCACCAACGGCAGATGTTCAGTACCCTTTGAGTATGATGCCATCAGACGATAACGATTATTTAGGATAAATTATGGAACTAAAATGGGAAAAAAACACACGGGTAATGGGTCTTGTTAATCAAGGTAAGATTGATGCCAAGGACGTAATACCGAAAACACAAACTCACAACTTTCCTGCTGAAGCGGCAACGGTTAGATTGCATAAGGTTAGGGAGAAATATCCTTTTGTCACGGTTCACATTCGCGGCAAAGCGCACCTTGTGGGAGGAATCTACAATGTCGCACCGACTTGTCGAGTCAATTTCGGAGGTCAGTGGCAAGGTAGGGCTAACAAGTTCATGGATTCAAATGGACAGTTAGAAGAAGGTTTGACATGGCTGGACGTACACAACCTTGTCGAACGTACAAAACAAGCACTTGGAATCTAATTAAATTAATTAAAATGAGAAACTACGAATTAATTATGGCAATCTACGACAGATGCCCCGACTTCACCAACAATCAAGCTACGCTTGACCAATGTTTCGACCGATGCCAAGACATTCGGGAAATGATTGAGCGAGAGCGACCAGAGTTGGTAAAGAGCAATAGCGAATACCCGCAACAAGACGTAGGAGTAGATTATTAAAATGGGGTACAAGATACCAGATGTTAAAGAAGATATTAAAGATAATATCAGCGATTGGATGATGCGCGAATACTGCAATGAATACGATAAAGAAGAAGTCCAAGAGGCAGTAGATTCAATCAATGCAATCGTAGACAAACACTTTGAAAAGATAGAAAGATAAAATCATGCCAGAATCAAAGCATCATAGAAAAAATCGGAGTCATAGCGCATGGCGCAAGACTAGGAACATTCGACGCGCACAAGCTAAAAATGAAAAAGCCCAAGAAAGGCGCGGAATGCAACGAGCAATGGAACTGATGGGGAGTCAGTTTCAAGCTGAACAACAAGCATTAGAAGAAAGTAAGAAGGAATAATGAAACCTTATCTTTGTATTGAGGATAGTAAAGAAGTAGTTGGAGTGAGTGGGCTATCCAAAGAGTCTAAAAGTAGAAAATCTATGTATTTTGTATTGAAAGACGATAATTGGAAATCCGTAAGCGAACACGCTAAAAAGCTAGGAGCAAAAGTGGTCAGGGTTCTTACTGACAAAGAAATTGCTAGTGAAGCAGAAGATGGTTCTTACGATATTGAATTATGAGTGAAGCGAATGAAAATCTAGCGTTAGTGTCAAAGACATTGAATGCTGCCAACGAACATGGAATGGCAGCAGAGGTCATGTGGAGCGCATTAACAATGGCAGCAGAAGCAAACGAGCATGGACATACTATGGAACAAGTGCTAGAATACGCATTAGCAGAATGGGACATTTAGTGCTTGACTTGGAATAGGATAACCCTTATACTCACATTATGTCGTATCACCTTTGTTGCATATCAAATTCGCTCGCAGATGACGGTCACAAGTTTCAGACTATGACTTGGCATCGCTTCTCGCAACTTGACCGCACAGAGGCTATTGCAACTGTATCTGCTCGCACACTCAACAACATCCGTGTTACACGCAAGACTCTATTACATTGCGGCACACACGGTTGGGGTTATCGTGCTAGTTCTAACTTGTTTCCATTGCTTACATACGATGTAGCACAACTCAAGCTAGAGGATTATCCTGACTACAACGACATCATGGCAACGCTCGCAGATTGCGCTAGTGTTGTTAACGACTACGACATCCGTGTTTCATGTCATCCAGACCAGTTCAACGTGCTTGCCAGCACAGGTCAAGCTCAAGTAGACAAGACTATCGTAGAACTTAACCATCACGGTTGGCTTATGGACAGACTTACAAGTATGGTAGGTTGTCATCGTGACTACCGTTGCCCTATCAACATCCATGTCAACAACACCAAGGGCGACCCTGCTGACATTGCCGCACGTTTCATGTCCAACCTCGCCAAGTGCGATGACTCCGTTCAGTCTCGTCTTGTCGTAGAAAACGAGGACAAGGGTATCTGGACTCCATCATTACTCGCCAAGCATTTCGACTTGCCTATCACTTACGACAATTTGCACCACAAGTGCTTACCTGACGGTCTTACTCAAGAGCAAGCATATCGCTTGTGCTACAATACATGGATGCGTACAGGTTACTACAAGCCTCTGTTTCACTATTCAGAGTCCCATCCCGACAAGACCAATCCTCGTAGTCATGCAGATATGCCCACTGACAAACCTTACAGCAGTTTCGATATGCCTGTTGACTACGACATAGAACTCAAGCACAAAGACTACGCAATCGCAGCAATTTAATCAATTTTAATTAACAAAAAAATGAGTAAAACAGACGTAATATATCTAGTAGCAAGCATCGCAAGTCTAACAGCAAGCGTACTGCTTTGGTTCAACGGTTCAAAAGAATCTGGCATTTATGTTGGATTGTGGGTTCCAAGTATCCTTGGGTTCTGGACTGTTCACAAACTATCATCCAAGTAATAATCATGCAAGTAATAGAAAAAACTACTGACGGAATCTGGTACGAAACTAGCGATGGCACAGAGTGTTATCTTACTAACAAAGAAGTAGACATGATGCTGGAAATGCTTGAACCGAGGGAAAACGCCAATGACCGATAGAGCAATACTAGACCATGTGCATCGTGAACTACTTGCGGGTAGAGTCCATCAAGAGATGATTGATTTCATCGAGACGGAGTGGCAGAAGCGAGACGAACAAGAAGTGGCGACTTGCAATCACAAACCGCGCAAGGCATGGTGCATTGATGCCCGTGAGATGGAACGTCATCGTGGATTGGAAATCGGGCCTGACGGCACAGTAATGGAGGTTAAATGAACTTCAACATAGAACAAATCGAAGGTGAGTATTATGTAAGTGACGATGGTGATATGTATGGGCCATTTTACAGTTACAAAGAAGCAACTAATTTTATGGAAGAACAACTATCAATCTTAAAAGAATATGGAGAATAAATTGAAAGTATTATTTGGTATTTTAATTATTTTAATTACGGGTTGTCAATCTACCCCAAGAACGATTGACGAGGTAGTACCAGAGCAGGAATACAAACTGCTTCACATTGCAGAGCAATACGCATACAAGAGTTTCAATCCGAAGGATTTAGAAATCGAAGAATTTTGCTCGACAAAGGGCTAAAAGAATAGTATCTTATGAAAACAATTAAGAAGAATAAGGAGGTTAAACGGGTATCAGATGCCCAAGCGGAAACCCTGACGAAGCAGGGCTGGAAATATGCGCCAAAGAGCGAATGGAAGAAAGTGCGTGACGCACAGAAACCCGCTCCGAAGAAGGCCAAAAAGAAAGTGAGTAAGAAGAATGGCAGACAAACAAGCAACTAAAGAGTACCTAGACAACTTTTTGTCCGGTAGCCTCCAAGAGACTCTTGAGCGTAAGGCTCAACAGTATAAGAAGCACGGTTTTGAAAAACAAGCCAAAAAGGTTCGCGCCTTCAAGAAGCAAGTGCGGGAAATGGTAGGTTCACTATGAGCGACGAAGGTTCAACAAATCGGGACGGCAAATACACGCATCGGCATGACCAACCGATAGACAATCCAGAGATTCCAGAAAACAAGGATTGGTGGAGCGAACTCTGCAAAGCAAACGGAGAAAAGAATTATTGGGATAAAAATGAAAAAGAACAACAGTAAACTAATCAAGGTAATGCTTCATAATGACAGAGAAGCACTAATCGACTCTGATAGCATCAGTTTTGCTTTTAGGTTCACTATGGAAGAAACCTCTCAAGAAATTACGCGAGTGGTATTTCACAATGGTAAAGAACTTGATGTGTTGGAAACTGTCTCTGATATTTACGACATGACAACCTAATTTAATTAATTAAAATTGGAGAAACAAATCGCAAATCTAAACAAGCGTAGACGGAGGCTCGGATTGAGCCTCTTACGCTATACTCATGCCTTTATGATAGGTTATGAGCATAAGAGGACAAGGCAGAAGTGTCCTTACGACAAAGAACAGTTAGCTGAAGCATATTGGGATGGGCGTAGAACTAGGCTGAATTATGACCATTTGATAAAAAATGACTTTAGTGTAAAAAATGTCTTGACTCATATTAGGATTTAGTTTATACTGGTCTTACAGTTAAGACAAACCTACTATGAAACCTATTACAAATCAACAAACCGTCGAGTCCAGCGGCATCCAGAAGTCCGTATCTTTTGGAATCAAATCCTCTGGATTACATCACATCCTCGGAATCCTCCGAAATCAACTTTACTCGGATAAGGAACTCGCAGTCATCCGTGAATACTCCTGCAATGCAGTTGACGCACACACGGTAGCAGGGCATCCAGAACGCCCCATCGAAGTTACCTTGCCGACCAAAATGAGCCTGTTCTTTAAGGTTCGTGACTTTGGCCCAGCACTCTCTGAAACTGAAATCCAAGAGGTGTACGCCTTCTACGGTGAGTCCACCAAGCGTAACACGAATGACCAGATTGGTATGCTGGGTATCGGTTCTAAAGCGGCATTTGCCTACGGAGACAATTACGTTATCAATTCTTACCTTGACGGCAAGAAGTATATCTACAATGCTTATATCGACCCGTCACAGATTGGTCAGATTTCCAAGATTGGTGAAGAAGCAACCAAGGAAGAAAATGGTATTGAAATCGTTGTTCCTGTAAGGGGCGAGGATGTAGATGCCTTTGTGTCAAAGTCCAAGGACTTGTTCCGCTGGTTCAATGTGATTCCGAACATCAAGGGTCACTCTCAATTTGAATATCAGAATGAAGCACTCTTTGAGGCAGACGAGTGGAAGTGGTTAGCTGAAAAGCGTGACCGTTATGACAAGGGTGAGGCAATCGCAGTCATGGGGAACATTGGTTATCCTATTGACGTTTATTCCTTGGGAGACTTCTCTGATGAAGAAAAGAAGATACAAGAACTGCTTTGCGGCAATCTTGTGATGAAGTTCGACATTGGTGATTTGGAGATTTCGGCATCACGCGAAAAGCTACAATATACCGATTATACAAGAAAGAACATTAAGAAGAAACTGAAAACTGTTTCTGATGAGCTTATCAGCGTCATCAGTAAAGAGTTCAGTGGTTGCAAAACGCTATGGGATGCAAAGTGCCTCATGGGTTCCATCTTTGACATGGCAAGCAATCTCTACAACTTGCGGAACTTTGTAGCAGAGAAAATGAAGTTCAAAGGCAAGAAGATAGGCGATACCAGTATCAGCAATTTCTATCAGTACGGCAAGAAGGACTCTAATGGGTGTTACCCCGAAGCTGATAGGGTCGAAATGCACACTTGGAAGAAGTCATGGCGAAGCTCAAAGTATCGCATTGAGGAGACAAGTCACCTTTCGGCATCCAACAGAACGGTTGTGATTGAGAATGACCAAGGGCATCGCCGTGGAATTATGGGCAAAGTATTGCCTTACATCCTAGAACAAGACAAGAATGTCTATTTAATTAAATTTAATAGTGAGGCAGAGAAGAAGCGTTGGAAATCGTATGCGGGTTTTGATGCTCAAATGCTCAAGTTGAGCAAGATGGAGAAACGTCCGTTGAGCGATTTCGCTGGGTACTCTGCTGCTCCTGCTGGTTCTGGAGTGGGCGAGAAGAACAAGAAACACTCTGCAAAGTGCTTCACGTTCAAATTTGACCATGAGGGACGGTATTGGGACAGAAAGAAGTCCTCTTGGTGGAGCATCGCAGATGTAGACGTAGCAGAGACTAGCGAAACGCGAGTGTACGTTATCCTAGACCAATTCCAAGCAGAGAGGAATAACGGCGATGGATACCCAACTACGGAAGAACCGCGCAAGATTAAGGAACTCAAGGAGTGCTTTGAGCAAGCCCACATTCCCTTCCCCGAAAACGTGTACGGATTCAAGGTTAAGAATCGTAGTGATGTAGAAGGCAAGGATAATTGGATTACCCTTTGGGATTACATCCAAGCTACACTCAAGGAAAAGCTCAATGACGGTGAGTATGAATTGGCATGGGCCGATATGCTGCAACTGAAGGCACTTGAAGGTGAGCGTGACTTTGTGGAAGATTCATGGAATTGGGACGCTAAAGGACTCCTGACGCAATTAAGAGCCTCCATAGAGGATTTGGCACTCAAGGATGCGGAAGGTTCTGCTCATGCGTTAGCGAGCAATTTCGGGCTAATGAAGGCACGTTCTGAACGCGATGGCGTTGAGACAATCAAGAACCTTTGTTCCCAATTCGGCATCACAGTGAATCTGAAGGTTAAACCATCATTTCCGCTCGTAAAAGGGCTGAAAAATGCGCTGAAACGCTACCCGATGCTCCAACACGCTAATTCCCATGCGTGGAGACATGGCAAAGTTAAAGGTATGAAGGAAATCGTCAACTACATCAATCTGGTTGACGTATGTAACCAATCCTCAAGCACAGGGGAATAAAAAAACGGGAGGCGTAGGGGTTTAGTAGGTTTCCCCTGCGCCTCCCATATTAACTAACAAAAAACTAATTAATTTAATTTTAATTAAAAAAATGGAAAACAACGAATCATCAACTCTCGACAAACTGAATTTAGCAATCGACAGTCACAAATTCTACAATCAGCAATGTGTAGACCTAGAACTGAAGATTAATGACAAAATTGAATCTATATTCCAGACAGAAGAAGCAGGAAAGAATATAAAGAAGAAAGACATCATTGAAACAAGTAAAATGATTAAACAACTACTCACAAGCTCAAACAAGTATATGATGGAAGGGCAAAGGGTTGTAAGTGAGTTAGAAAAAGCTAATTCAGATGACATTCCACCAGAATTTGCTAAAAACATGAAAAATCAATTAGTCGCCTTGAACAGCAAGCAGCAGCACATCCACAACAGGGTTGAGGAAATCCAAGAAATGTTGAATGAGATGTATGGAATTGATGAAGATGGTACTTTTTAGTAAAAAAGACTTGAACTAACATCGGAAACACACTAGAATAGAAGAATAGAAAGAACAAAACTATGATACCGCACATATTAACAGAAAACAGTCTGACAGTGGTGATAAATGGTCAGGCTCAAACCATGAACAATGACCATCCAGCTTGGGAACAGGCGAAGGATGCACTCAAGAACTCCGAATGGGAGAGGCTTGAGAAGATGTTCGATGTGTCTCATGCCGTGGAGGATTACCTCGACGCTGATGCTAACATCGAGGTAAAGGACGGACAGGTATTCTACGGAGGCGAGTCCATCCACAACTATTGCGTAGACAAGATTCTCGATTTCATGCGAGAAGGTCTACCATATCAACCCTTGGTGAAGTTCCTTGGAAAGCTCATGGCGAACCCCTCTCGCCGCGCCACAGAGGAGTTGTATCGGTTCTTGGAGCATAAATCCATGCCCCTGACCCCTGAAGGCAACTTCCTCGCTTACAAAGGCGTAACGAGCGATTTCATGGACTTTCATACCCGCAAGTTTGATAACACTGTTGGACAGACCTTGACCATGATTCGCAACCAAGTGTGCGATGATGCCAATGTCGGTTGCTCTGACGGGTTTCACGCTGGCAGTTATGAATATGCCAAGGGTTACGCTTCTAATGGGGGCAATCTGATGATTGTGGAAATTGACCCAACTGATGTGGTCAGCGTTCCGCATGATTGTCAGTGCCAGAAGTTGCGTACTGCTTCCTACAAGGTCGTAGGTCACATGGAGAATATCGAAGCACCTCCATTGGACGATGGTATCAACTACGACTACTCCGACGAGGAGAACGAGGCATACGCCGAAGGGTACGCCCAAGCGACAAGAGACTTGGGGTACGGAGACGAAGAATAGCAGCACGGGGGGGCGGGGAATAAACCCCGCTCCCCAAGTTATTTTTATTATTTTAATTAGCAAGTGCGGCTAATTGACTGAATCTCATACCTTATACATATACAAAGGAATCTACTTATGAATAAACAAGAATCTATTACATATACCTTACAATATAATGACTTTAATTTTGGTTGGAGTAATGTTTTACTTCATTTATCTGAAAAGCAAGTCAGATGACGAAAACGGAAGCAACGGATTTTTCGACGATCATCTGGACTATTAAGGGGGCTTTTGCCCCCTTTTTCCACACTTTCCCCCACTTTTACCCACTATAACTTCAAAGAAAAAACACCCTCAAATATGCTCCTGTTGTAAATATGCTAGTAGGGAATAAGAGTAAGATAGAAGGTATTACTTATTGTCATTTATTTATATGGGTCTGCGCGACTTTTATTTATTAAAATATATTTAATTAATTTATTCTATTTATATGCACATTGGCGCAAATTGAGTTTATTTGTATTATAGTGTATATTTAATATATGGCTAATACCCATAAAATTAAAGTGATAGATAAAAAATTAGGTCGGCAGAAGGCAGTTGGACAGGCTTATACAGATGCAAAGGTCATTGAAATAGACCCAAGACAAAGAAGTAAAAATTATTTAGATACTTTAATACATGAGATGCTTCATGTTTACAATCCTGACTGGAGTGAGAGTAAAGTCAGTAAAACTGCAAATGAAATGACAGACATAATTTGGTCAAAAAATTACAGAAGAATCAAGAGATAATTAGCGGCCAATTTTAATTATTTTATTTATTAAATTAACTTCGAACAGTCTGACCGCGAAATATGGCAGATAGGTTCGAAGAGTGATCCTTGTAAATATAGCCCGAAAAGGTTCGAAGAATGTGACTTCGAAATATAGCAAAAAGGTTCGAAGAGTCTGGTCGCCAAATATAGCCTCGGACTGGCCCCGATCTCCGGCCAGAAGTCAAGCAAAATCGCACCCGTCCCGTTGAGAATGAGTCTCATTTGCGATATTTAAGATAATAACAAAGAAAAATGCCAATTTTATTAATTTTAATAATTTTAATTGCGTTTTAAGATTATTTACTTGACTTAAAACTGGATATACCTCAATATAAGAGCATATGACAACCCCCAAGAAGAAAACATCAAAGAAAGTAAGTAAGAAAAAGCCAAATGCAGAGCAGTTGCACGCCGCACGCCTATACAAGAAGGCATGGGATCAGCTTTTCGCCAAACGCCCCGTATTTGCCCAAAAGGAGATTATTGAGCATCACGATGGTCGCCGCGCCTCGGAACTCGCCCACGAAGTAAGTAAGTTAGTTGAGGCATGGATATATGAAGAAGAGCATGGGAGCTTTAATGATAGTGAGAATGAATGGAAAGACTAATTAATTTAATTTTATTCATTTTATTTGCTTGACCTCAGAGCGGATAACCTTTATACTGGTTGAAGATGAGCGAGAAAAAGAAACGTAAATCGGGTGCGGGGCGCAAGAAAGGGAGCGTTAGCTTCTGCATGGTTCCCCTCACGGAATTGACCGACAAGTTGCCTAGTGGTGCTATTATCGTAGTGAGCAGGAAGTTCTGCGAATCTATGGGTATCGAAGGTCAGCCTGTTGTGTCCACCCCGACGATGATGATGCCCCTTGCTACTGCTGCCAAGGCCAATGCCGTACAGGTCACTGACTTGAATGCAAGTAACAAAGAAGAACCCGCGCCAGATTTTAGTGTTGACAACTGGTAGGATAACCCCTATACTTATTACTGATGACTGATACCTACTTCCCAGACATTATTGGACAATCCCGTGTGAAGAAAGCACTAGGCTTTTACATTGACGGACACAAAGAGACCAGCGTGATTCCTCACCTCATGTTTACAGCACCTCGCGGTTGTGGCAAGACCACTATGGCAACTGCGATGGCAAAGAACCTGTATGCAGAGGGCAGCATCAAACCTCTCATTACCATCAACTGCTCTACCATCAAGAGTCTCAAGCAGTTCTTCAACATGATTGTGATTCCGCACATGGTCGAGCGTGACGCTACCGTGCTGTTCGACGAGTGTTCCGAGTTGCCCAAGGACGTAACAATGGCGTTGTTGACCATCACCAACCCCAATCCAGACAATCGTAACGACTTCTCCTACGAGGATTACAACGTGACGTTTGACTTTCGCCGCTTGAGCTTCATGTTCGCCACTACCGAGGGTCAGAGCATCTTCCATGCACTCATGGACAGAATGGAGCGCATCGACCTAGAAGAATATAAGTTAGATGAGCTTGGTCAGATTGTGATGATGGGCCTTGACGGTTACACTGTCGAACCCAAGACACTCTCCGAGATTTCTAACGTACTGCGCGGTAACGCCCGTGCAGCGCAAAAGATGGCGACCAAGATGCGCCTTTACCTCGATGCCAAGGGTAAGAAGCACTTTGACAAGAAGGATTGGGCATCGTTGTGTGACCGCATCGGTATCCTCCCGCTCGGCCTGAGCGTACAGGAACTCAACCTCATGCGTTACATGGCTCGCAAGAAGGCTACTCGCCTCACCGAGCTTGCCGCTATCACTGGACTGTCCAAGGGTGCTATCCAGAAGGACTACGAGTTGTACCTGTCCAAGATGGGACTCATGGAGATTCAGCCAGAGGGTCGTTCACTAACCAGCAAAGGATTGGAGTATCTTAATGAGCTTGATAATAAAACCAACAAGTCAAACAAGACTAGTAAAAAATAAATATAAGATAGATGGCGAACCATTCCAGATGTCAGAGTTTGAATGGCGCGGCACATTAAATGAAGGTGAGTTATTTTATAAGTTCAAATACAACCTAGGTGCTTGGAAGGTTAAGATAGCAGAAATAGAAGATGATTTATACATAGTAGATTATATATATGCAGGACAAGAGAATAGCAATATAAAGAATATAATAGAGAAGAAAGTAAATATAAATAACATAATTGAATTCTTACAATGGTAAATAAAGTAAAAATAAACTTGAATTTAGTCAGGAAGTAGGCTAATATATAGATAGTGGATGCAATGTCCACGGTTCGTTCATCATCATCGAATCCTCCTCGTGTAAAAGCGGGGGGGATTTTTTTTGTATTTTACCCCATCAAAGTGTAATAATAAATAAGACCTTGCAAAATATAATAAGGCAAGCTCAAACAGGTTATGTTAAAATAAGGTGCGAAGAATAGGCTCGTTAAATATGAGTCCGAAATAAGCCAAATAAACATGCCAAATAAGTAAGGTTTATATTAATGATGTAGATGAGATTAAGTCTCAACCTTATAACTATACCTGTGAATAAGTTTTTTCATTTTATGCTTGACACCGCCGGGACCGGTCCCGCGACGTCAAGCTTTTTTTCTTGTGGGGTTGGGGATAAGTTTACTGTTGACATAGAAACGGATCTGTAGTAGACTGGTATACATGATGAACGAACTAGAGCAATACAAAGAAGACATGGCGTTTTCCATGTTCGGTCGCAGTCGTCAGCTAGCAATCGCAGCTGGACAGTGCGTCAAGTGCGGAACCTACGATCTCAACTTTCGTGATGAGATTTCCGAGAAGGAATTCCGACTATCAGGTTTTTGTCAGACTTGCCAAGATGAAATTTTTGGCATTCTTGATGGAACCGAGGAGGAGGAGGTGTAATGGACGCTAGCATTTTTAAACGCGAGGTGTACCGCAACCTGCACTTCAGGGACGACATCGTTTATTCCGTGCGCAAGGACGGTCTTGTGGAGGGGCATGCCCTGATGGTTATCCTTGATGGCAGTACTGCTAAGCCAGTCAAGCTCGCGGTCGGGCCTAAGGGCAACGAGCGCGTACGTGAAGAGCAGCGCAAGAACGTGCACGCTGTAGTGCGCGGGCATATGGTCAATGCCGTGTGGTATGATAATGACATGGATGCATTCGACCTCGGTCACGCAAAGGATGTCGCCAGAGACTGGCAAGAGGCTGCCATCAAGGCGCACGACCGCGAGGGATATCGATGGCTTGAGCTTGTATATAATCCCTACAAGTACAAGACGTTCATGACTCGTGACACAGATCCTCTTCGTTCAATTGAAGACGTCTACGAGCCGGTCTTTACCGCACGCAAAGTGATCATTGGCCCCACGTGCTGGGCACAGGTACCAGTCAATCAGGAGGCTAACTAATGAAGTGGATCCTAGTCATATTGATAGCGCTAGCCAGTGGCTGCAGTTCTTGGACATCAGGAACTTATAAAGATAACTCGCATTTTACTACGAGCTTCTTGGGTCACAAAGTTAACGTTTATCATAAGCCACACGAGCGTGGTCATTGGCATGCTCACGGTCATCATAATCACGTACCCTCATGGGAGTATAGTCGTAGAATATTAGATTAACTTTTCCACCAACGGCAGGGCCCGGGTTTTTTGTGTTTGACCGGGTCCTGCCTCTTTTTTTTTGCTTGACACGCCGGGACCGGTCCCGCGGCCGTCAAGCTTTTTTTATTCACAGCCTGTGAAGATTTCGTGTTTTGGCGATATTTCGCACCGGAGAAAACTCCCCTTTTTACGAAACTTGCCGATCACTTTTTGCGTTTTTTGGTTGGCAAATGGATTTGTCGCTCATAAATGACGGTCTAATTAACGGCAACAATTAGGGGATAAAAAAAAGATGCTTGTGACACGCATTTTATGCTTGCAAGTGATTTGGATATGTGAGATAATGGTTTTAGTCGATTGAGACATAACATCTAACCAAAGAGAACGAACATATGCCTATTACCGCAAAACAAAGCAAGAATAAAGACTGGGATTTCACCGTAGCGCAGGAGGAGCTTTTCCTGCCTGACGGCAAAAAGTCCGGTTTCTTCGCATCCCGCCGCCTCGACAACAACGAGGTGCTGGGCTGTCATACGAGCCGCTACGGCATCGTACAAAACGCCGACCTAGTAGAGAAAGCAGAAAGTGCTTTCGCTCGCAAGGGTCTTGGCGACTACGAGCGCAACATTTATGTGACTGACGGCGGGGCCAAGCTCCGCGTCAATTACGACTTCAAGGGCCACGACATTGAAGTGCCAGAAGTGGGTGACAAGATGGGCTTCCGCCTCACCTTGCAAAACTCGTTTGACCGCTCGCTGCGCGTATCCTTTGCGCTCGGTATGCTTCGCCTTGTTTGCACCAACGGTATGCAGACGCTTGAGAAAGAACTGGATATGCTCAAGAAGCACTCCAAGAAGTTCGACCTCAACGCCTTGCTGACCGATGACGCCATCGACAAGGCACTCGCCTCGTTCACCAAAACGGGCAACACCTACGCCGCGCTGGCTCGCGTTGGCATCACTCAGGAGCAAGGCATCTTCGCCCTGCAAAACCAAGCCGACACTGGTTTGATTTCTGACAAGGTGCGCGAGGGCATTTCGAGCGTGTGGAACAACCCACGCGAGGATGGTGCTGACGGTTCGGTAGGCGATGACCGCAACCTGTACCAACTGTACAACGCTGCCACGCAGTACCTCACCAGTGACAACTTGGTTGACAAGAAGTCTGGCGATGCTGTCGGCACGTTCGAGTCTACCCGCTTCGAGTACGCCAACCGCGTCAGCGGTCAACTCCTCAAGCGGTTCAACCTCGCCAGCGACAACCCCAAGCGGTTCGAGAAGCTGGTGGCGGTTGCCAAGGCTGACGGCGTAAAGGTCGAGAACAACTAGGCCAAACCTACAAACACACCCCCCGCCTTCGGGCGGGGATTTTTTTTGCCATTGGGGAAACTTTTTGCTTGACACCCGCGGGACCGGTCCCGCCCTTGTCAAGCCTAAACTTAAGTAAAAAAAAGTAAAAAAAGACTTGCACTGAAACCGGATGTGCGGTATACTATTAAAACAGTGAGGGTAACACCTCCACGATCTTTGAAACAATTTTGCTGGGAGACGAAACACAGTCTTGGCAAGCCTAACGTAGCGAACAGGGTACGCGCCCTGTTAGGGACGAGGAAGCACCAGCAGCATAGGTGAAGAACACTAAACGCCCGTAGAGGTAGCGGCCTATGCAATAACTTAATCCTGTTCAGCCTTTAAGGTGTCGAAACCTTAGAGACAGCGGAGTCGCAATCCGCACAAAGCTGGGTGCAGTCATGTGGCACAGGCAGGATGTCCTTGCGAGACTTGGTCGGCAGACCTTGTCGTAACCGAGGGCTATAAATTTTGGGGCGGCGACGGTTGCCCCAAGGGAATGGCTGAATATCCCTCCACCATAAGGGGAAAGGCATGAGGCTACTTGAGAGAGTGCAATCGTATGACTCTCGTAGTTTTAGTAGACTGGTAAAACTGAACTGTATTGTGTACTGGTCTTGATGGTAATGCAGCAATCCATCTTCCCACTAATTTAGATAATTTGAGGTTGGTCAACCCATTAAAGTGATTGGAAGCAACAACGCCGACAGCCGCCTCAATTTTTTTAATTTTATTAATTTTTATGTTGACTACGAATCGGATATCTAGTAACATAGAAACAGTGCGAGACAAAAACATATACTAAAAACTGATGAACAACCTACATTCACATACTAACTACATCACTGGCACAGAACTTGAGAACGGAAAGATTCTCCTGTATGCTGGTAAAACCCGCAACGGTGTCGAGCAGCGTAAAGCTGGCAAGATGGCGTGTGGATTCAACGTCAGCGGTGGCGTTGGGTTCGATGGTCGTCTGTTTGACACCATCCACGCCAACAGTGGCACTAAAAACGACAAGCTCACGGAGCAGAAGCACATCAACACGGTTCGCGCCGTAGCGCAGTTGCTCCCTGACGTTATCGTATCGGGTAACACTAACAACGATGGATTTTACGGAGATGTTTCGTCCATCAGTCCCACCGTCTACGACAAGATTGTAGCGTGGGTGCAGGGAACGCGCACCATGACTGAAAAGCGCATGGTCGCCAACAAGCGGAAGCTGGCACGAAAGCTCGCACAAGTGAAGCGAGCTAGGCAAGCAAAGAAGGCTAACGCTTAACCCTAACGGGGAGGGAGGGCTTGGCGTAATGCTTCGCCTCTTGAGGCTCTCTCTCCCCTTGACTTTTTACCGGATAACCCCTATACTAGAATCATGGAACGGATACACATCATTATTGGATTCATTATCTTCATTGTCTTTGCTAGTGCAGCGGCGGCAGATTTTTCCCTAACAACTGAAGAGCGCATTGTCGCTCTGACGTTGTTGGGCGAAGCGCGTGGGGAATCTGAAATTGGCGTATATGGAGTTGCTTGCGTTATACAAAAACGCGCAGCGCAACGTAAGCTCACCCCCGCACAAGTATGCTTGCAACCTTGGCAGTTTAGCATTTGGAACGCTGGCAAAGGAAAGGTTAAGAAAGAAAGTGAGTTAGATTACCTTTGGGATTCCAAATGTATCATCGTGCGGTACGCCAAGTTGGTTGCCAAATCTATTTGTGCCAATCAACAATTAAATCACGCTTGGGTTGGTGATGCTAATCACTATTATTCCACGGATATTAAACCTCCCTATTGGACATACAAGAAAGTAATTAAGAACGGCAGAGAAGTTAAAGTACCAATCAAGCCTGTGGCAAAAATAGGCAAGCACGTTTTTTACAAACTCTAAATAACTTCAAATAATCCTTCCTATCAAATAGGAGGGATTTTTTATTGTGTGCCTATAGTATAAAAATCACATAGATACTTATTGCGACTCAGTCTCATTTGGCGGGACCGGTCCCGGCCCTGTCAAGCTTTTTTTATGCACAGGGTGTGAATTATTTTTTCATTTTTTTCTCGCCTTTTGTTTCCGTTTCTGTTAGACTACGTCCATGAAGATTAAAGCAAGAGTAAATCCGAACGGGTTCATGGGCAGTGCGTCCCGTGAGCATAAAGTAAAGAAGGGCAAAGGCTCTTACACTCGCAAACAAAAACATAAAAAAAGTATTGACACCAACTAGAAAATCCTATATACTACTCGAACAATGAAAAACATCAAACTCACATACATCCCCGACTCCCACGGCTGGCTCAAGATTTACTTGAAGGCTGAAAACGCAGAACTCGCCGAGGCGTGGTTTAACTCATTCTGGAACCATGAGGCGACAAGTCAAGACGCGCCAGAGTGGATCTTTGAGAATGAATTGGCTTTTTGCACCACCGAGGAAAAGTTGCTCCGCGCATTGGAGAACATTTACTTGGCTCTGATGCTGAACGAAAACGCCGAGGCGTTTAAGACTGCCAAGGGTGGCGCGATGCCTTACGCCAAGGCTTTTGCCAAGGAGAAGTTCGACGGTATGGAGCGCAAAGATGTTTCCATGCGCTACGGGCGCGAAGGTCACGTTTACACGATGGGCGATGTTTACACTAACGAAGAAAAATCATTTAACAACGGAACGTGTGACGTTTAAGATTGACACGCGACCGGATAAAGCCTATACTATACAAAGATGATGGACAAACTCAAATTTGGCGACCCTAACGCCAAGCTCAAGAAAATGATTAAGAAGGTCGGCCTTGTGCTGAAAACCTTCACACTTCCCGCAGGGCATACTTGCCCAGCGGCAAAGGATTGTTTTTCCCGTGCTGACAGAGTAACGGGAAAAGTCACCGATGGGCCGGACACAGTGTTTCGCTGTTTCATGGCAAGCGCAGAGGCGCGTTCCCCATCATTAAGAAAACTCGTTTGGCATAACCTTGAATTGATTAAAGAAGCCCTGAAGCGTGACGCACAAGCCGGATTTGAGAATGCGCTTGGCTTCGTGGTGGATGGCGCGGGATGCGGAATGCCGCACACCTCGCAACTCATCCACAAGAGCTTGCCGAAGAAGTTCGACATCATGCGCGTTCACGTTGGCGGCGATTACTTCAACAAGGAGTATTTGCAAGCGTGGATTGAAGTTGCCAAGCTGAATCCCGACAAGGTGTTTTACTCTTACAGCAAGAGCTTGCATTTGTTCAAGCAATTTGCCTTGCCTGAGAATCTTGTTTTGACTGCTTCCCGTGGTGGCAAGCATGACGATTTGATTGACCTTCACGGTTGGAAAGAAGCTCTCGTGGTTTACAGTGAAGAAGAAGCCGCCGAGCGTGGATTAGAAATCGACCACGACGATACGCACGCAGCATTTGGCGAAGATAACTTTGCGTTGCTGATTCACGGCACACAGCCAGCGGGGAGCGCAGCGAGTTTGGCCTTACAAGCGATTAAGAAATCGGCAAAGGCTAATTAGACAAAAACAAAGTAACAAAGATGATGAATATGAAACTATTAAAAAGCCAGATTAAACAAGTAGACCACGGCGACACCATTCACACTGATGATGATCTATTGGAAGTTGTGGGCCTGTCAAGAGACAAACAGCAACTCTATTGTAAAAACGAACACGACGAAATTCTCGAAGTAGAACGCTACCAGCTTGAAGCCAAAATCTACGTCGATATATAAAATGACAATTTTGTTACTTGGATTATCCGCCTTGCTAGTTGCTGAACTAATACATAAAAGTAATAATTAAATAGAAAGGATTGCCTATATAAAAAAAATACTATTATATAAAACTATTTTTCCATAATGGGCCGAGTTTCTTAATGAGACTCGGTCTCATTTTCGGGACCGGTCCCGGCCGGCGTCAAGCTTTTTTTATACCTATACTGTGAATAATTTAATGCAAAAAAGTGCTTGCACAGCTTCTGGATGTGTGTTATATTCTTAACATGATGAGCGACATGATGCCAACCATAGAAGAAACCATCACTCCCGACATCGAAGCACAGATCGAACACGAGGAGTATGAGAGCCGCCAACAGCTACTCTTGGAGCAAGAGAGTTGGGCGGATCTGGTCGCAGTCCACGGGCCTCTGATGACGGATGCCGAGTGGAAGCAGTACAAGTCCGAGTATGAAGGTTACTTGGATTTACAGTGGAAGGAATAACATCATGGGCCAGCGCGATGGCCTTGGAAATCGCGCCCTTATTATATCGCTATGATTGAATTAGGTATGGAGGTTGAAAACCTCAACGGCTACCTCGGAGTAGTCGCCGCCTCGCCGCGCAATGGCAAGTGGCTCATCCTCAAGGATGACGGTCGCACCGTGCGCGTACGCGAGGAGGAGATTCGTGAGTATGATCACGACCGTGCCATGCGCATCTGCTGGGAGGACGACTCCCCCGCCTATGCGAAGTGGCTGGAGAAGCGCGAGCTTCTGTAAACACAACCCGCGCAAGCGGGCTTTTTTTTGTGCAATTTTTATATTTTTTTCTTGACAGCCGCGGGACCGGTCCCGTTGAGACTCAGTCTCATTAAAACTTTTTAATCGGTGGGACTACGGATGTCTAACCTCGCGTGCTATACTGTACGCATGAAGAATAAAGAAAGTGAGAGAGAAGAAACATTCACCTTCGGGCCTTTCGAGGTCACCGTGTACCCCGCAACCAACGAAGAAGATGAGTGGGTTGAAGTTGAAGAAAGTTGAAAAAACTTCTTGACTTTTTGGCAAAATTAAGCTATAGTATTAACATGATGAACGAGAAATTAAAACCACTATTTGACCTAGACGGAACCCTTATCCGTGAGGAGCGCGGCTCCGACCGTCTATTTGACTTTTTGAAACCTCACGCAATCCTTAACCTCACAGAGCATGATTTGACTCCGCTAGGTGTTTTGGTTAGAGACTCTGGCAAAGAATTTGACATTCTTACCGCACGCGGCCCAGAGAATGCACAGTTTATCCGCATAGCCCTTGAAGCTCTCGGATTCAATGTCGGTCGAATCGTCACCGTAGGCGTAGACGTTAACGAACCAAAAGACTGGGCCAAGGTTAGCAGCAAGCGAGTTGCCGCCAAGAAAATCAGAATTGCCAAGTTTGTCCAAAGAAAGTTAGTTGACAATGACGAGCGGAATCTGGTAGGATTAGGCGAGTTAGGAGAATTAGTAAACCAAGACCAAAAGGAATTTTAGTATGAATATTGAAAACCATCGCATCCTGATTAGTCCAAAGACTAACGCAACCCAACGCACCAAAAACCGTATCCGTGAGCACGGCACAAAAGGTTTTATTTTAGAGCGTCGAAATGATAACGCCCTTCCGCCTATGTGGTTAGTTCGTGCATCTGATGACTGGCGGGGCTGGCTGCCAAAAGAAGAATTTCACTTGGAAGCTTGGGGCGAAGAATTTTTTGTAGAGAAGTTCTAGTATTTTATAGCTAGACTTTTATACCGGCGGGACCGGTCCCGTTGAGACTGAGTCTCATTTTGTGAATAACTTTTTGATTTTAGGGGTTGACTTTTTTTCATTTTATGGTATAGTATTAACAAGATGAACGACATAAACAAGCTACAAGAAAACATTTACAGAGAGCAAACCGAGCGCGTGAAAAGATGGCACGAGCTAGTAGCAAAGGTAAAAGAATTAAAAAAGATTAAAAAAGCACTTGACAATTAAGCAGAAGTGTGGTATAGTATTAACATAATGAAGAACGAAACAATGAAAGCAAACAACCTAATCCTCGGAGCTATTTACATCAACGCACTCAGCGGCCAACCTTGCCGCTTGGTAAACATCGTATCCTGTGAGGGTGCGTGGCTGGAATCTTTTGACGGTTCTGGTTACGGTGTCACCGTACCATTCGACGCTGTGCATTACGCCAGCCAAGACGAAGTTGATGATTACTTGGAAGATCTGCACGTTTACCAAGCGAGCCAAAAAGCTCCTTCCCACAAGGATCTTCCCGTTGCCCAGAACTACGACAGGCAATGGAATGTCCAAGGTTATTACCTAGACAATGACGGCCACGACATTCGCTGCCGTGACTAACTTTGTGATTGACAAACTAACGGATTTAACCTATACTGTAAACAGATGATGAAAACACTTATTAACGCTCTGGAAATTCTATTGATGCCGCTTGCCTTACTTGTGGCGGCGCACTTTATTGTACTTTGGATTATTCTTCCGACACTTATTATCTTATTTTAACATAAACCTATTATGCAAACTAAAACTAAAAAAGATTGGACGAACACTTTGTTCGTGACTAACATTGGAGTCATTGCGCTTATTGTTGGCGTAGTGATTGGGCAATTCGTGAAGATTGTAGTTTAGACGGCCTGAACTCCTGCGCTTGAGCCTTTGAGGTCTGACCTGTAGCGACACAGCGCGATTATTAAGGCCACCCCCTAGGGTTTCCTAGGGGGCTAAACTTTTTGCTTGACAGCCGGCGGGACCGGTCCCGTTGAGACTCAGTCTCATTAAGAAGTTTTTTTAAGTTTTTAATTGGTAGGACGGCGGATGTCCTACCCCCCGTGGTATACTGTACGCATGATGATTAACAAAGACAAGAGACAAGCCACCTACGAACTCTGGTTTCTGGGTGATGTATTCAACTCCCGTGTCAAGTGCCGCAAGTCATTTGACGCCTTACTAGAGGAAGCCCACGAGTGCCTACAGCACGCAGTAGATGCCAAGTGCCTAGTGGGTGGCGTGGAGATCATAGAGGTTAGCCCTGACGGTAGGGTAGTTGATTCGGTCTGGTCAATGAATGTAGATGAATTTGAGAAAGTTAATCGGTAGGACTACGGATGTCCCACCCCCTATGGTATACTAGACACAGTTAAAGATTAAGAGATTATGAGTATGACAAACAACAAAAAGACAGAGCTAGACGCTCAAAAGGTTTACGCACACGGCGTGAACAAGGACACACACTTCAACACACCACAAGGCCCAAGGCCATATCCAAAGGTCAATTATGACAAGATGTGGAATGTAGAAGGTTATTACAATGATAACGATGGATTTGACATCAGAGACAGAGACTAAAGATTATGAACTATTATATTAAACTATCAGCATTCGAGAAGAAGGTAACCAAAGGTTACGATGGCCCTGACAATGTTTGCGCTCACTTCACTAGTGAACACAAGCCAGCAACTCCTAACTTTGTTAATGAGATGCAAAACGCTATCGACTTCTACTATAACCAAAACAAAAGGTATTGGAACGGTTATGTAGTTGGTGACCTGTACGTGCAAGCAGGTCGTGAAGAAGTCACGTGCATGAGTCCTGCATACTTTGAAGGACACCGTAGCCAACCCGTCTACAAGAAGGTAAACTAGTATGGAATTGATACCTATATTTATGACCGCTACAGTATTGCTTGCTTTTATTAGTGATCTATAAAAAGCTTGTAATTACATAGCGGCGGGACCGGTCCCGCTTATTGAGACCTAGTCTCATTCCAATTGTGAATAACTTTTTCATTTAGGCTATTGACTTTTTGTCACTTTTAGTCTATACTATACGTATAGAGAGTGAGAGATTAAAGATGATGAAAAAAGAAAACATATTCAAAGTAACATTCACCAACAACAGCACCGTATTCATTCAGGCAATGGATGAGGCACACGCTCGCCGCATCGTAGAGCGTAACGGCACAACGTGGACACGGGCCGAAGACAAGGTCGAGATGGTTATCAAAAGCATTGAGGAATGTGAATAACTTTATCTGGTGTAAAAGCCTCTGATATGCGAGAATCTAAACAGTCAAACGAAAGAGAAAAGATCATGAACAAGAACACGAACAAGAAGCCCTCCCTCACCCGCAAGCTGAAGCCTTATTACAGCTATACCGACTATGAAGACGGTACGCGCGTGGAGCGTTGGGCCAAGAAGAACAGCCTCGGTGATGTCATCGAGTGGAAGGAAGTAACTACTAATCCCTTCGGCGAGAAGTCCGTCGAAGTAACTCCAGCCGACCGCTGGTAAACACACGAACAAAAGGAAACACATGATGGAAGCAATTAAGATGCTCACCCCGAATGAACTGCCTGAGTGGGCAGCATGGAACAAGAACAACTGGCTGCTCATTCTTAGTGAGTATGAAAGTTACGACATTAAGCCTGAGAGTCTTTACGACTTCAGCGCGTGGATGTGGATGGAAGCGCCCGAGCGCATCGAGTATTTGGCAAAGACTAATCCTCGTAACTATGATGAGTTGATGCTGAACGTATGGAACGAAGCCACCGATTTAGAATTCGGAATTGATGGCGGCGAAGACATGCGCGATGAGTTCTGGTTGACGTCCTGCACTGTCGAAGTAGACGGCGAGAGTCGCCCCGCTACTGATGACGAGTTAGATTACTTCAACGACAGGTTCGGCGTAGACATTGAGGATGCTGCGCGCGAGTACTGGACGGAGAAGTGTTCCTAGTTAACAACACCCCCCCTTAGTGGGGGGGTATCCCCACCCCTTTTTGAAAAAAAAGAAGGGGTGCCTTTTTAAAAAAAGGGGGGCGGGGGTAAAAAAGAGTCTCCCCGAAGACTTAAAAAATCCCCGGGGAGCTAATTAAAAATAATAAAATTATAATTTATGCTTCGATGTATGTTACCGCCAAGTCGGTTTCGGTAATGTCGATAGACACAGCAAAAATGGGATAGGCTGGATTAACACTACTTGCTCCTCCAACGTCTAATGTGTGAGAGGTTGAAGCGTCAGACTTGTAAGTAAGGGTTCTACCTGACGAGGCGTTACTATTAACTACGCTTGTAATATAAAAGCCCTTGCCTGCAGCTGGAGTAATTGTGTTATTTCCTTTTACCGTCTTGGTAACAAGGCCATGTGGTAGTCCTGAATCTCTATATGCTAGTTTGCTCATGTTATATTATTACACATTATCTAATGGATGTAAAGCGGAATCGGTGTTTTTTTGTTTTTTTGACTCTATATATCGATCCATGGACTCTTCGGCTTCTTGGCGGCTAGGTGGATTTGTATATACATCTCTTTGATTTTCTTTGATAAGTTTGGAAATGCCCCAATATAAGTTTCTTTGATAATTTACATTTTCTTGCTTTGATGTACTACCGTTTCGTTCGATGTATCGATGGACAGGGTCTTCGAGTGGAGCAATAATAGGATCTATATTTTTAATTTGTTTTAAATGATGCCAAGTAATGATGTCCTCAAACCCGGTGTTGCACACCTCGTCTTCTGGGAAAAGACCGTCTCCTTCAAAAAAGTCACAATGAAAAACGGTAGCCCAAGGCCCAAAACCCATTCTTTCAATGAATTTATTATTTTTCATAATATTTTTTTGATTATTGACAGTGAGCCTTTCGTAAGAACCAACGGCGTACTGGTTTTTGTCTTCTATATACTCTGCTAATTTTGGTCTACCCGGCAACATTTCGTCATCCGCGTCCATAAATAGTATATATGGATATTCTTTTTTATAATTGTGAGCTTCTTTGATCAACCTGTTCTTTGCTTGACCTACATTTTTCGCTTTGTCGAATTCAAAAAGGTGAATCTTATCACAATTTAACTGCCTAGCGTACCTTGCCATCTCGACTGTAGAATCATCTTCACTTTGATCATCTCCATACAAAAGAATCCAATCGTAACCGCTAAGAGATTCGTTGAGACTTTCCAAACATCTTGCTATGTATGGTTCGGCGTTATAGACACTTAATAGAACTTGAAATTTGTATTTACTTGGAATATACTCTTGAGTGATCATTGTGCTTGCTTTTTTATAAGAATACCCGTATAATATTAAGAAGTCAAATGAAAGGTGTGATTTTAACAGGAGGAACTGGTTCGAGGCTATACCCAAACACGACGGTGATAAACAAACAATTATTGCCAGTCTTTGATAAGCCGATGATTTACTACCCATTAAGTACTTTGATAGAAAACGGAGTTATTGAAATTTGTATTGTATCTTCTGAAGAGGCCTTACCTAATTTTAAGCAATTATTGGGTGATGGTGAGCAATGGGGTATAAAGCTACACTATGCAATTCAAAAGGCTCCTATAGGCATTCCTGACGCATTAAACGTAGCTAGGAAACACCTTGATAAAGATGATGGAATAGCTTTGATTCTTGGAGACAACATTTACCATGGTGCTAATGACGTATTGAGTGAAGCTTTTTTTAATTTTAATTCTGGGGCAACCGTTTTTGGTTATCAAGTGGACGATCCAACGAGGTATGGGGTCATAGAAATGGACGGAGATTTAATTCGGTCTATCGAAGAAAAACCCAAGAAGCCTAAAAGTAACTATGCCATTCCGGGACTCTACCTTTTTGACTATAATGCGATAGAAATCACTAAAAATTTAAGACCCTCTAAACGGGGCGAGCTTGAGATTACAGACGTTATAAAAACTTACCTACGTAATGACACCCTAAACGTATTTAAACTCCCCAGAGGCACAGCGTGGCTCGATGCGGGCACATCTAGTAGCCTGTTTGATAGCTCTGCGTACGTTCAAGCCCTTGAAAGGCGTCAAGGTATAAAAATTGGCTGTCCAGAAGAGGCTACATACAAACAAGGTAACATAAACAAAACAAAATTAAGAAAACTAATAAAAGATATTCCTAACTGTGAATATAAGGACTACTTATCAAATATATTAAAATACGAATAAAAAATGATTATATTACTAGGTTCAACAGGATATATAGGTCAAGAGTTTAAAAAACAACTTGAAGAGATGGACGAAGAGGTATACTGCTTATCTCGCGCTGATTATGATTATTATGATTTACATACTTTAAGACAGATCATTGCTAGACGAAACGCAACCTTTTTGATCAATTGCGCTGGTTTTACGGGTAAACCTAATGTAGACGCTTGTGAAGACCAACAAGATGAAGCAAGAAGGGGCAACGTCTCCCTAGTTAGAATTATATCTCAAGCGTGCAAAATGAATAATATTCCTTGGGGTCACGTATCTTCGGGATGCATCTATTCTGGCACAAAGGGCGCTAATGGCTTTACTGAAGATGATTATCCTAATTTTACCTTTGATTCACCTCCGTGTAGCTTTTACAGCGGCACAAAGGCAGAAGCGGAAGAATTCATTAAGTTAGAAGCTAAAGACTGTTATGTATGGAGATTAAGAATACCTTTTGAGGAAATCGAGGGGCCAAGAAATTATTTGACTAAGTTACTTAATTATCCCATGCTTTTGGAGGCTAATAATTCTATTTCTCATAAGTCTGATTTTGTTAAATATTGTTTAGCGCTTTGGCAGAAGAAAGCAGATTTTGGTATTTATAATGTAGTTAACACCGGATCGATTACTACAAAAGAAGTAACCGATATGATGAATAAAATTTTGGGTATTGATAAGGAGTTTGTATTTTTTGAATCAGAGAAAGATATGTACGCTTTGGGTGCCGCTCGCACCCCCCGTTCCAACTGCGTTTTAGATAACTCCAAACTAAGAAAAGCTCTTAGCCCCCTAAAGGTAAGAACAACCAAGACGGCCCTCAAACAAACACTAGAGCAATATAAAGCTTTAGAACAAGATAAAGATGAGAATGGAATATCAAAGTCATTTTGGGATTGATTTTAATGATATTTATGGTATTTTTCTTTATATGAGAAAATAAATTACATTTCCCGTTAGTGGAAATGAATACTTTTTTTAATAAAATTAATAATTATGGTATATATTATCGCAGAAATAGGTATCAATCACAATGGGGACCTAAATACAGCAAAACAGTTAATTGACATAGCTAGCGTTGCTGGTTGCAACTCTGTCAAGTTCCAAAAAAGAAATCCTGATATATGCGTACCCGAACATCAAAAATCAGTATCAAGAGACACGCCTTGGGGACAGATGACCTATCTCGAATACAAACACAAAATTGAATTTGGCAAAAAGGAATATGACGAGATTGATCGATACTGTAAAGAAAAAGGTATAGAATGGTCTGCCTCACCTTGGGATCTAGACAGCTTAAAGTTCTTAATGAATTATGATATACCTTATATAAAGTTACCATCAGCGATGTTAACTGATTTAGACCTTTTAAAATCAATATGTGCTTATAACAAGAAAATAATCATATCTACAGGTATGAGTACTTTAGGTGAGATCGATAGCGCAATTAATGTTTTAAAAGAAAATGATTGTGAATATGCGATTTTACATTGCAACTCGTCTTACCCAGCGCCTATCGACGAACTTAACTTAAATTGCATTACCACCCTAAAGCAAAAATATGAATGTGAGGTGGGGTATAGTGGTCATGAATATGGACTACCCACCACTGTCGCATCGGTAGCTATGGGGGCGACTATTATAGAGAGGCATATAACACTGGACCGAAGTTCTTGGGGAACAGACCAAATGTGCTCTGTGGAGCCTCAAGGACTGATTAAGCTAGTTAAGGATATTCGAGAGCTCGAAAGAGCCTTGGGTGACGGTAGCAAGGTGGTAACTGACAGTGAAAAGATTATTAGGGATAAATTAAGAAAATGAAGATAGTTACGCTAATAACCGCTAGAGGTGGATCAAAAGGCATACCAAATAAAAATATTAAAAACATAAATGGAAAACCTTTAATTTCTTATTCAATTGAAGCATCATTAAAATCTAATGTTAGTGATACTTGGGTCTCTACAGAAGACTCTCGAATAAAGCAGGTTTCATTAGAGTATGGAGCGCAAGTTATTGATAGGCCTGTAGAGCTAGCTAACGATTATACTATGCCTGATGAGGCTATCTTGCATTTTGCAAAAAATATAAACTTTGATTATGTAGTATTCATTCATCCTACTTCACCAATGATAAAACCTGAATATATTAACAAGGGTATAGAAAAGGTTACAGAAGAGGGTTATGATTCATCTTTTGCTGTAGTCAGAGAGCATTGGACTCCTACGTGGACTGCTACCGAAGATCTTAAGCCTATTGATTGGGATATCGCCAATAGGCCGAGAAGGCAGGATAAATCAGACGTTTATCGAGAGATAGGTATGTTTTACGTAACAAAAAAAGAGCTTCTGCTCAAAAGCGGACTAAGATATAGCGGAAGAATCGCAACAGTCGAGATTCCACTAATACATAGCTTCCAACTAGACAGTTTGGAGGATTTACAATTAATAGAAAAAATACTATGAGTAAGATATTACTAATTAATCCAAGCAAGTGGGGCAGAGGTGTTACTCCCATATGGATACCATCTCACACAGGAGCTTTAAAGTCTCGCGGTCATGAGGTTGAGGTGTTTGACTGCACCTTTTATTCAGGTTGGAGCAACAATGAGGTTGAATACAATACGGGTAATAAGCAGTATAAACCCAGCGACTACTTTTCGTATATAGAATATAACCAAAACGACATTCTAAAAGATCTACAAGACAAAATAGACCAATTTGATCCCGATATTATATTTTGGTCCGCCTTATCATCACATATTCATGGAGAGGGAGAATACGTTAACGTACAGTATGGATATGAATTAGTAAGTAAAATTAAGTCAAGAGCGCTTAGGGTTACCGCGGGTCTTCAGGCTACGGCTGACTCAACTATGGTTTTTAATAAATTTAAGGATATAGACGTATTGATACGCGGGGAGTCCGAGTTAGTTATATCCGAGATAGCGGAAAAGTTAAACAACTCACAAACTATATTTGATACAAATGGTATATCCTTTTTATCAGAAGGCAAAGTATTAGATAATCCAAAGCAGTCTATAATTAGTAATTTAGATACTATAGGTCATTATGATTATTCTGTATTTGATACGCAAGTGTTTTATAGGCCCTACAATGGAAAAGTAGTTAAAGCTGTAGATTATGAGCTATCTAGAGGTTGCATTTATTCTTGCGCTTATTGCGTTGAGACCGTAATACAGCATTACTACGGGTTTGACGAAATCAATAACAAGGGAGTAATCAAAAACGTAAAGAAATACTTAAGAAACAAAAGTGCCAAAAGAATATATGAAGAGATGAAAGATCTACATAATAATTTTGGTATATATCTCTTTAGGTGTCAAGATACTAACTTTTTAACTATAGAAAAAAATGTTTTAAATGAGCTAGCAGAGCTTATTAGCGACTCAGGCATGGATATAAAACTATATATAGAAACCCGCCCAGAAGGAATTAATGATAAATCTGTAGAGCTACTTAAAAAACTAAACGTCGATGGCGTAGGGTCTGGCATTGAAATATCTACGCAGAGCTTTAGAGAGGATGTTTTAAATAGGTTTGCTAATCAAGATAAAATTATTAACGCATTCAAGCTATTAAAGCAAGCAGGTATAAAAAGAACAGCATATAACATAATTGGTTTACCTAATCAAGATGAAGATATGGTTATAGAAACTATTAAATTCAATCAATTACTAAATCCAGACAATATGACTGTAGCCTATTACTCTCCCTATATTGGAACAAGCGTTCAAAAAATGTCAAAGGATTTAAGTTATTTTGACGATTATGAATACAAAGTAGACCCCATGCTAAGGAGCGTGTCTAAATCAAAGTTAATCAGTACAGACTTATTAGAATTTTATAAAAAGTATTTTGTGTCCCTTGTAAGAGGTGGGCTTGACAACCTTAAAGAATACAAACTAAAAGAAAATTTATGATAACGTTCGGTACATGGTCAATAAGTGGTGAATATGGTTACGTTAACCTAAAAGAGATAGATTCCATCTTGTCTTACGCTTTAGAGTCAGGCGTTAGGGATTACGATACGGCCCCAAACTATGGTAACGGTTTTGCTGAGTTTTGCTTGGGTAATGTATTCAACAATAATAATGAAGTCTTAATTAATACCAAATTTGGATCTAGACCTTTTGATAAAAAATCTTTTGATATATCCCATTTAGAAAAGTCATTTTATGACAGTTTATATAGATTAAGAAGATCGTCAATAAATATACTATGGCTGCATAACCCAAGAAATGAACTAGATAATTATGATCAAGTAATTAACCTTTCTGAGCAACTTAAATCTCAAGGTCTAATTAATAAAATAGGGATCAGTCTAGCCAAGGGTTATCAATACGATTTTTCAAAGATAAAAGAGTTTGACGAAATACAGGTAGATTGTAGCTTATTAGATATGGATGTAATTTTTAATCATAACTTTAAGGGTAAAAACTTTCATGCTCGATCACCGTTGTATAGTGGCGTGCTATCTGGCGCACTAAAAGATGTAAAGACCCTAGAGGAAGGCGATCATCGAGTAGGCTGGCTTACTCAGGAAAGATTAGATAATTACAATAATCATATCAAAAACTATACCGACTTAGGTCAGATGCCCATTGTTAACTTATCTAGAAGGTTTTTATTTAGCGTGGGCATGGGCATAGATAAGATTATATTTGGAATCAAAGATAAATCTCACATTGATGATATATTAAAAGATTATCATGCTTCTAAATTAGAACAGAGTATAACGTCTGATATAATTAAATACTACAAAGAAAAAGTAATATGATCGTTTGTGAAGTTGGACTAAATCATTTAGGTAATGAAGACTACTCTTTAACGTATGTAGACTTTTTGTCTAAGACTAAGTGCGACGCTATCACTTACCAAATTAGAGAAGATGAGTTTTACCAAAGAGATAAATATAAAAATTACAATTTGTCGTTTGATCATTACGCTGAACTAACGAAAGCTACAAATAAAAAATTTGGGTTATCTTTAGCAGAACCTAAATTGCTAACTTCATGCGAGTCAGTCGACCCAGATTTCTATAAAGTTTTAAGTTGGCACCTGTCTAATTATAGTTATATAGACAGATTACTAAGTGAAACAGAAAAATCAATATACGTTTCAACAGGTACAAGTTCAATCGATCAGTTAGATGATTTTTATAAAAGGTATGGCGAGAATAGAAGAATAAACTTTATACATACTCAATTGACAAAAGACCCAAAAGACGCTAACTTAAAATCAATAAAGTTTTTAAAAGATAGGTATCCATACGAAATTGGTTTTGGAAATCACTCTGAAAACTCTAGTGTAATTTTGGGCTCTGTAGTATTTGAACCCAGTAGTCTATGGTTTTATGTGAGAGGCGCAACTTATAATTGGAGATTTCACCCAGACGAGTTTTGGGCAATTCCCTTAGATGATGTAGACTCTTTAATAGATGATATTCAAATCGTTAAAAGCTCACTGGGTAACGAAACTAAAACATCAACGAATACAAAAGGTTATTAATGAAAGCGATAGTATTAGCAGGATCAAAGGGTATAGGCAAGGCAATTAGCGACAATTTAGGCACTATCTGTAGAGAGGTAGTGTCTACTTCGTCGTCAGAGTTAGATACCTCAAATATGCAACAAGTAAAAGACTTTGTTAGTGAACAAAAACAAACTGACATTTTAGTTTTAAATACTGGTGGTCCTCCAGCTAAGGACTTTTATGATATAACAGAAGAAGAGTGGCTTAAATACTTTAATCAATTATTCTATAGTTTTGTATACATCTTACAGAATTTAAAGATCAATAAAAATGGCTACATCTTTTTAATCTCGTCTCATCAGATTAAAGAACCTAGTGAAAAAATGAGCTTATCTGTTTCATATAGAATAGCTATTTCCAGTATACTAAAGCTACTAACTAAAAGGTACGCGAAGAACAACATAAGTTATATCAATATAGCGCCGGGACCCATCGGCACAGAAAGGCTAAAAACCTTAACGGGAGATATAAGTAAGCTTGAAGAAAGGCTACCGATGGGGCGAGTGGGAACTACAGAAGAATTAGCCCTTTTCGTTAAATCAATAGTGGAAAATAACATTAAATATTTAACTGGAGTAACAATTAATTTCGATGGAGGTCATTCAAGCTATGTCATATAGTCAACAAGCAAAACAATTAAGGGAAGAGGGGTACACTGTTGTTAAGCAAGCTATATCTCCCGAAAATGTTCTTAAGTACAAAAATTTAATAATCGATTATTTTAAGGACGGCCGAAACTTATGTCATAACACTACGGCCTCAACACCCCAAACAATTAAATCAGACGCAATAAACGATCCTCATTTTAAAGAATTAGTAGAAGTATACGGTAATGAAAAAATGCTACCGATCTTAAAAGAAGTAAGTCAGGACAAATTAATGTGGGTTCATCATTCTGATATACATATGAATTATGGAGACGCAAAGGGTTACCATTCTGACAATCAATTAAGGCATATTGCTGACGGTAATTATTCTGGTAATTTTTTGCATCAAGAATATAGAGTTTATAGGATAGCTACTTATTTTCAAGATCATTATGATAATAATGGAGGATTTTATGTTATACCCGGCTCGCATTTAAATTCTTCACTTGGTGGAGAACGGTACCTTAAAACTAAAGCTGGAGATCTAATTGTATTTGATTGTACCTTGCAGCACAAAGGAGGAAGCTATAAAGATGATAGGTTTGCGTTTTTTACGGCTTTAGGTTTAGATAATCAATATTCAGAGCTTCACGCTAAGGGAGTTTTAGATAGATATGCGAGACAAAATGAATCACCATACGTGCTTCAAGATTATGTAAAACAAAAAATGAAGCAGCTAAATATAAAATGGTAAGGATTCCGCATACAGAATTAAAAAATATTCACTCTGGCGAAGACATGTGGGTGTTGGCTTCTGGCCCCTCAATGAATCACATTGATGGTAGTTTTTTTAATAACAAATTAAGTATGGGCGTTAATGGGTTGCCTAATTTTTTTAATTGTAATTATACTGTATCTAAGGAAGCTGGCGGCTTTGACAAGCTAGACCACAATGACAGCAAAATTATTCTTTCAGAGTGGGCTTGCGGTAACCCTAATGGCGAAAGAAACGATGCTAGTTTTCCTCATTATTTTTTTAGTCACCCAGATAAACCACTAGAGCGTCCCAAGTTAGAAGTTGTTGGCAGTGACGATATCGTGGTTAGTTTTTCTACAATTACTAGCGCCATGCATTTGGCCGCTTATATGGGTTGTAAGAATATAATTTTAGCAGGTCATGATTGCGGAGTTTTAGATGGACAGGTTACTATTAAAGATTATCATACCAAAGTTCGACCTTCTTCCGGTTTAAGTGATTTAAATCAATACGCAGCATGGGTTAGGGGATCTATACAAGATCATACGATTCAAGTAAAACAAAAACTAAAAGATGTTTACGGAGTTAATATATATTCTTTAAATCCCTTTATTAATTTTGGTTTAGAGGGTCATAAATATCAAGGTGCAACATGAAAGTAGATATTATAGCCGTCACCTATCATCAGGATGAACCGCTTAAGTGCTTAATTAATTCACTTAAGTGTCAAACTAATCCGAACTGGAATTTATACATCATTCACGATGGAGAAGATGATTTTTATCACAATCTAAAAAAAGACTTACAAGATAATGGTTACCTAACAGATCAAATTATTTTAGATCATACTCCGGAAAAAGCTAAAGAGCCTTGGGGTCACGCCTCTAGAAAATTTGGTATTAAGAAGTATATCAAAGAAGACTCTAACGTAACAGTTTTAACTAACGGTGATAATTACCACGTGCCCATATTTGTTGATGAAGTTATACAGTCTTTCAAAAGTAATCCAGATTTAAAATTTTTATTTTGGAACGGTATACATTCTCACGAGAACAAGGGGAATCATCCAGCGAAATATCCTCGCAATGCTGAGAATTATTGCTTACTGGAAGCTAGCCTTGCGTATACCTGCATAGATATGGCTAGCGCAGCAATCAAAAACAACATAGTAAAAGACGTAGGATTTAATCACGTGATACACGATGCAGATTGGCACTTTTTTGTAGATATTTTACAATCAAATCATTTTTATAAAAATACCGGTAAAAACCTTATAATAAAAACAAACAAAGTTTTATTTGTACACAATTAATGAATATATTAATCACAGGTGGAGCAGGGTTTATAGGCGCAAATTTTCTTAAGTATATGCGTAAGAAAAGGTGTGGTTCTAAATTAATGGTGGTTATGGACAGCTTAACTTACGCGTCTAAATATAGTAATATTGCCGATGCCGTATTCGACCATCCAAAAATAAAATTTGCTAACGTAGATATAAGAGACGCTAGATACGTAGACGCCACCTTTCTTAAATATGGAATTACTCACGTTATGCATTTTGCCGCAGAGTCTCATGTCGATAATTCTATAACCGGACCGAGAACTTTTGTGGAAACTAATGTCTTAGGGACGCTTAATCTTTTAGAGGCTGCCAGAAAGCATAATATCCAAAAGTTTCATCACATTTCAACTGACGAAGTATACGGTCATTTAGAAAAGGGAGACAAGAAGTTTACAGAAGATACTCCATATGCCCCTAGGAACCCATATTCGGCTTCTAAGGCGTCTTCTGATCATTTGGTACGTTCATACTACCACACCTATCAAATGCCCGTCACGATATCAAATTGCTCCAATAACTACGGTCCCTATCAGAACGAAGAGAAGTTTATTCCAAAAATCATTAATTCCATTTTAAACAGAAAGAAAATCCCTGTATATGGAAATGGACAAAACATAAGAGATTGGATTCATGTTGACGACCATTGTGAAGCATTACTAAAAATACTACAAAAAGGCAAGGCTGGCGAAACTTACAATATAGGTTCAAATTGCGAAAAGAAAAATCTTGAAGTTGTTTATGCTATATGCGATCTTTTAAAAGTAGAGCCCGATCTCTGTATAGAGTTTATCGAAGACAGACTTGGGCATGATTTTAGGTATGCTATAGATAATACCAAAATTAGAAAAGAGTTAAAATGGAAACCGAAAATTACATTTGAGAAAGGAATAGCAAGAACGGTTTCTCACTATAAATATAAATATGATACTGAATTTGAAGATTTATAGTGTGTAATTATAAGTAATGCCTGCTAAGAAAACTAATTCTACTGGTAAGGTTAAAATAAGAGGCGATAGGGAATTCGCTGATAACCTAAATGAAACTGACCACAGATTTGTCCCAGAAAATCCCATTAAGAGACAAATAAAAATTAATCAATTACCTTGGACCGATAAACAAAAAGAGTTTTTTAGGGTAGCTTTAGACTATAATACTAAGGTAATTTTTGTTAATGGACCAGCGGGTACATCAAAAACATTATTGTCAGTATATTGTGGACTGCAGCTTTTAAATATGAAAGCTATTTCGGATATTATGTATCTGAGGTCCGCAGTTGAAAGCTCTGAGTCCAAACTGGGTTTTCTCCCGGGGTCTGCAGATGACAAGCTCAAATTTTATAATTTGCCATTTTTGGATAAATTAGACGAGCTACTAACATCTACTAAACCAGAAAAACTATTAGAAGAAAATAGAGTTTCTATGTTTCCAGTGAATTTCGCAAGAGGAATGAACTGGAAAGGTAAATGCATCATCTTAGATGAAGCTCAAAACTCTACTATAAAGGAGATAACTACCGTTCTTACTAGAATGGGTGAAGGAAGCCGATGTTTTGTATTGGCCGATCCAATGCAGACTGACTTAAGGGGAGAAATAAACCAAGGAGCTTTTGGTAAGCTCGGTAAGATATTCTCCGATGAAGAAAGCGTAAACATGGGTATTTACAATTTTAACTTTACTGAAGAAGATATTATGAGATCTGAGCTAGTTAAGTTTATAGTTAAAAAAGTTAGAGAGGGGGAAGAAAAATGAGTGAAGAATACAAAAGAACAAAAAAAGAAGTAGAACTCGATTTAAAAATAAAACAAGCCGAGCTAGATCAAAAACTAGCTGAAATTGAAAAGACTAAAGCTGAAACCGAAAAGATGCAAAGCGAGTCTGGCAAGGCTTACCTTGAATATGAAAAAGCTTTAGGTTCTAGAAATAAAGACGTTTATACAGACGAAGAAAATAGCGTGTATAGATTTTCTAAAGACGTTTCTCATCATTCTGTCCAAAGTTGCATGTCTAAACTCACAGAGTGGCATCGGGCTGATCCTAAATGCGATATTGAAATCATCTTTTCCTCTCCGGGCGGTTCTATCATTGATGGGTTTGAGTTATTCGACTTTATTCAAGACCTTAGACAAAAAGGCCACAAGGTTACAACGGGCTCTTTAGGTATGGCCGCTTCAATGGCTGGCATTTTACTTCAAGCTGGAGACGTTAGGTGGATTGGTCATCAAGCATGGATGATGATTCATAGAGCAGCATTTGGCGCAATAGGTAAAACTTATGAGGTGGAAGACGAAGTTAGACTCGTTAAAAGAATTGAAGAAAGATGCCTTGATATTTTCGTATCTCGTTCTGGACTAACTAAACAAAAAATACAAAGAAACTGGGATAGAAAAGACTGGTGGATTGATGCGGACGAGTGCCTTAATTTAGGCTTAGTCGACGAAGTTAGAGCAATGATGCCAGAGCACTTAGCAAACAAGAAAAAACCTGCAGCAAAAAAAGCTGCCCCTAAAAAGAAAGCGAAAAACAATGTACGGAAAGCTAAAAGATCCTGAAAAATACGGAGCATGGACCAGAGCTATTAAAGCTTGGTCAAAAAAAGTTAAAGACTGGATAGTTACCAACGCCAAGGCTTTTTGGAAAGCTTCAGCTATTTGCTGTAAAAAAAGAAATTGTAAATGCAAAAATGATAAATGATCATAAGCGCTAAACATAAGTTTCTGTTTGTATCTAATCCAAAGTGCGGGTCAACAAGTATGAGGATAGCCCTGCACCCGTATGCGGATTTAGTAACACTGTTGCAGAGAACAGACCAACAAGATAAAGTTAATCATCATACTCCTCTTTATCTAATAAAAAAGTCTTTTGATAAAGCTTTTGCAGAAGAGGCTATTGAGAGTGGAGAGCAACCGAAGGGTTTACCATTTGAGCAATATTATCGTTTTGGCACAATTAGAAACCCTTTTAAAAGATTCGTGTCATGGTATTTTTTTGCTAGACCAGACAAAGACTTTAACTTCTTTAGTCAAGAAGGTTATGATGCCGACTCAGCTTTTAAGCATCACTTTAATGATTTTATAGATCATTTAACTAATAATGTACAAAAGTCTTTACCTCACTATGAGTATATGTATGTTGATTGGGAGACTGGAGAAGATCTTGCTAATGACGTTTTTAAGCTAGAAGAGTTAGGCGAAACGTTTTCGGACAAATTTAAAGAGCAAACCAATATAGACATACCTAAAGTGCATAATCTAAGGCTAAAAAATGAAAACGGTAGGTTGGGCGTACAGTTTAACGAGGATGCTCCTGATAATGTAAAATTTACTGGTAATCCTTACGACTTATATAACGATAACTCAATAAATTATGTAGAGCAAAATTTTGCCACAGACCTCTCTAAGTTTAATTATGAGTTTGGTCAGTAAGGTGTCTTTCAATTAGTTTCTGTAATTTGCGAGCTTCAGAGTTAATTCTTATTGAGTAAGCTGATATTTCATCGTCCTCATCTTTACAATAATATAGGGACAATTTCATAATTTCCTCGGTCCTCTCCAAGGCTTCTTTCTTAGCAGAGTTGTCCATATCTATTTTAGCCAGAAGCTAAGAAAAATTAACATAATAATTAAAATCGTGGTATAATATAAAGTGATATGTTAAAGATTTATTGTTCAAAATGTGGAGGTTTAAATACCTACGTTTCTGAGAAGCCTAATTTTTGTCAGAAATGCGGCTCACCTATGAATGCGTCCACGTCCAAGGCACAGGTTCAATCTAAGCAACAATTACAAGTGGAGGATGATGACGAGGATGAAACTCAGAATTTGTTTGATTTGGACGGCTTGGACTTTGAGTTCGAAGCTGGCAGATCAAATACAGAAACATTAGGTAACATAGCTGGCTCTATCTCAGAGGAGCAAGCGCAAAACTCTTCAGAAAATATCCCAGTACCCGAAAATCAAAAAAAATACACAGCGGAAGATTTTAGGGCTGAAGCGGGTAATATAAGAGGAGATGGGGGAGGCAATGAAGCGGGGTCGACCTAAAAAAAAATCTAGCAAGCAGGACAAGAGGTATGAGGATTATGTTGATGTAATAAACGAAGAAATAGATAAAAAAAGGTATAAATGGAATTTAACTGCTTTAGCTTGGATGGATTATGACGATGTATCTCAGATATTGAGGTTTCATATCTTTAAGAAGTGGCACTTGTTTGATCAAGACAAAAATATAAAGCCATGGATTAGAACTATCATAGCTAATCAGATAAAAAACTTAGTTAGAAATAACTACACTAACTTTATAAAACCATGCAACAAATGCGAGGCGGCTAAAGAAGAGGTCGGTTGCGAAATATACGGCAAGCAATGCTCAGACTGCCCGTTGTACAAAAATTGGGAAAAAAATAAAAAGGCTGGCGTAGCGGTTAAAATGGCCATGCCATTAGAAACGCATAAGCAAGAAGCTTTTCATGTACAAAATAATCCAACAGTTGATATAGAAAGGTCTGCTAAGATATTACATAATAAAATGGAAACATTGTTAAAGCCGCACGAATGGAAAATATATACTTATTTATATATTAAAAATTTAGACGAAATGATCACGGCTAAGAAAATGGGCTACAAAGTATCCGAAAAAAATAAATCACCGGGTTATAAACAAATTAAATTAGTTAAAAAGAAAATAATAAATTTAGCAAAGCAGCTTCTCGAAAGTGGTGAAATAGATATTTGGTAATGAACAAAATAGAATTAACAGAAGAGCAAAAGCAAAAGGTTCTACAAGAATGGGACAGTAGACAAGATAATCCTCCGTCTTTACTAGAATCCATAAGGATAGCGTATCCAGACAAACCGCACCTAGATGGTCGAAGTAAAGAAGGTAAGGCTGTTAAAGCTTTTCTAGCCACTAAAGAAATTAACCCAATCGCTTCTCATCAATATCAACCAAAGAAAACTGAACTAACAGAAGAGCACAAAGAATTTATTAACAACAATTTCGGAATGATGTCATCCGTTGAAATGGCGCGGATTGTTTTTGGTAACAACGAGTTAACTAATTTAAACCAAGAGTCTAGAGCGGTAGACGAATACGTTAAGACTTTAAATCCCGCAGCAGCATTTCAGGCGCAAAGTGAAGTTCCACAAGAGGATTACAAGCCGCCTAAAACCATGCATGCAGCTATTGTAAAAATTAATAACTACGTTTTAGATGGTATAGATAAAAATAAGCTTACCCCCAGAAATAAAAAAGACATTAATAGTTTAATCGGCTATGTTCATACTTATAGATTTCTTCACCAAATGAACACTTACGAAAATCAAACTGATAGAGAGTTATTCGAGAGTAGTTTTGTTAGGTACACGCACGATAAAAGCGATCTCACTCAAGAAGAGGTCGACCAATACATAGTCATGTCTGGAGAAGTGGTAATTGCTTCTAATATCCAAAGAAGAGTAGAACGACTTCAGCAGCACTTAGATGCTTCGGCAGAAGATACCGAAGGGAGACGTATCGCTATGGCTTTGGTAGAATCAATTAGCACTGCTCAAACAGAATATAACCAATGTGTTAATAGGCAGCAGAAGTTACTAGAGAGCCTAAAAGAAAAGCGTAGTGACCGCCTAAAGAAACAAATAGCAGACAATGCTAGTATACTTAACCTAGTAGAGATGTGGAAAGAGGAAGAGTCTAGAAAGAAAATGATTAAGTTGGCCGAGATGCGCAAAGAAGCAGTGGCAGACGAAATTAAAAACTTGGGCACAATGGATGAGTTGAAGGCTAGAATTTTAGGAATATCAGACGAAGAGGTGTTAAATGGTTAGATGTAGAATATGCGGAAAAAAGTTCGAAGATGATAAGGCTCTTCATAGACATCTTAGAACTCATAAAACTTTAGTAGTAGATTATTACCACGCTTACTATCCAAGGAAAGATAAGCTTACGGGTGATTTAATTAAATTTAAAAATAAAAATCAATATTTTACTGACGATTTTAATTCTAGAGTAAATATGAAAAAGTGGTTCAAATCTGCCCCAGCAGAAGAAACCAAAAAATACTGTCACGAGTATATAGCTAGCCGCGTATCAAAAAAGGGAATTAAGTATACTCCTTGTGAGGTTGAGGTTAGGTCTTTAATGTGCCCGCCCATACCATTTTTAGAAACAACTTTTAATGGTTATTATGGTTATTGCTCTGAAAATTTTGGCCTAATCAACAAGTATACTAAATATCCTGAGCATTTAGATTTACCAAAGGAGGTAAACGCGAATGATCTCACTGTTAAAATTAACAAAATCTATATAGACACAAGAGAGCAAAAGCCTCTTAAATTTGATTTTCTTACCCAAGTTGAGACATTAAAGTATGGAGACTATGCCTACAGTGATTCTAAGGTTAGCATGAACACTTATATTGAAAGAAAGTCCATAACAGACTTTATCGGCACTATGTCTGGAGGCTTTGAAAGATTTAAAAGAGAGATAGAGAGAGCTAGGGAAGACGATGCAAAACTAATTGTTTTGGTAGAAGAAGATATGAACAACTGCTTGTCTTTTAAGTATTTACCCTATGTATCCAAAAAGATAAAAGCTAGTCCAGAGTTTATATTTCATAATGTAAGAGAGCTACTGCAGTCTTATGATAATTTGCACTTTTTATTTGTTAAGGGTAGATTAGAAGCTACACGAGTCATACAAAAGATATTTACAAATGCAAGTAAGTATCATAAAATAGATTTACAATTAGCCTATGACTTAAAAAAACTTTAATATATGTGGTACTGTCCGGATAAATATAAAAAAGATATTCCTAATGTCAATCAGGAACTTCTGAATTTAAAAGGAGATCTTTTGGATAAGGAAGCTAAAATCTCTTTAGCTAAATTTTTAAGAGCAAATTTGGGTATTACTACTGAGTTGGTATCAGGAATTAAGCTTGCGCCCTTTCAAGAAATAACACTGAAGGGAATGATGAATAGAAACTTTTCGATGTGCGTCTGGGGTCGTGGTTGCGGTAAGACATTTATCGCCTCTGTCTTTTGCTTCTTACAATGTATATTTGAACCCGGAACAAAGATCTTAATTGCTGGGCCTACTTTTCGTACCGCACGATTTATTTTTGAAAACTTAGAAAAGATTGTCGACTCCAAAGGTGCACAGTTACTGATGCAAGCTTTTGGCGCTAAGTCTAAGAGAAATGATCAATTTAAATGGGACATAAATGGGGGCACAATTACAGCTATACCATTAAGCGGCGAAAAGATTCGTGGTTTCCGCGCTAATATACTAGTTTTAGACGAGTATCTGCTATTGCCAGAAGATTTAATTAAAACAGTTTTAATGCCGTTCTTGGTTGCCCCGCAAGACATGAAGGAACGTATTGAAGTTAGAGAAATTGAAGACAAGCTAATATCGGAAGGTAAAATGAAAGAGAGCGAAAGAATGGTCTTTGAAAACGATTCTAAAATGATCGCGCTTTCCTCCGCTTCTTATACGTTTGAAAATTTGTACAAACAATACAAAGAGTGGACAGAAAAAATTTACAATAAAGAGATGGGTGATGCGGACTATTTTATTTCACAAATGGGGTATGAAGCTTTACCTGACCACATGATTGACACCACTGTAATTGAAGAGGCTCAGCAGGGAGGGCAAAGTCATTCAAGCTTTTTGCGTGAGTACTGCGCTCAATTTACAGACGGTTCTGACAGTTACTTTAGTGCTAAAAAAATGCACGAATGTACTATACCAGACGGGGAGTCTCCTACTACTAAAATAGTAGGTGATAAAGATAAAAAGTATATATTAGGGATTGACCCTAGTTTTTCTAACAGTCCGACCTCTGACTTTTTTGCCATGTCCGTTTTAGAGTTAGATGAAGAAACCAGACAAAGTACGCTAGTCCATAGCTATGCTGTAGCGGGTGGAGATTTAAAAGACCATATACGATACATGTACCACATAGTTAAAAACTTTAATTTAGAGATGATATGTATTGATAATGCAGGTTACCAGTTTATAGATAGCTGTAATGAAAATGGTTTATTTAAAAATGACAAAATTGAATTAAAGTTCTTTGAGTTTAGAAGTGACTTAGAAGGCGCAGACTACGATAAGGAATTGATTAAGGTTAGAAGGGCTTACAATAAAGAAAATAAAGTTTTTTGCTTCAAGCAGGTGTTTTCCTCAGACTGGCTCAGAAAGGCTAACGAGCATTTACAGGCGGCTATAGATCATAAAAAGATATGGTTTGCTTCTAAAACGGTAGCTAACCCAGAGGCTTTTAACAGATACTCTAGTCAAAGGGTCACCTTAAAAAATATACCGGAGCCTACGATACTTGAATTTATCGAATCTCAAGACGCTTTAATATATCAAACTAAAAAACAATGCACGCTAGTTGAGGTTAAAACGACCGCAAGGGGCACGCAGACGTTTGACCTTCCCCAACATTTAAAACGCTCCACAAGCTCAAATAGAGCCAGAAAAGATAATTATACAACCCTAATGCTAGCTAATTGGGCTAGTAAGTGCTATTTTGATTTAATGTCTAAACCTATTGAAGATAATACTGGAACTTTTACTCCAAGAATGATATAATTTAAGTGTAAGTATTAAAGAGATGAAAAAAGGTCAAAATAGCCCAAAAAAGACAACCCCTTCTACCACTCGCAAAAAAAGGGTAACTAAGGCGGAAGAAGAGCAGCAAGAAATCGCTGCGTCTGCAATGCCTTTAATGAGCGAAACTAGCGCTTCTACTACGACTACTCGTACGAGATCGAATAAAAGCTCAAGAATCAATCAACTTCACAGGTTTGAGAATATTGATAAGGGCGTAGTTCCATTTAACTACAGTACAACAGGCTACGGTAACAAAACATCTCATATCGATATTAGAGATACTGTAATGTTATGTCAAAAGGCTTATTACAATTTTGCCGTATTTAGAAATGCGATAGATATGATGTCTGAATTCTCTTGTAGTGACATTTATTTGACCGGAGGTAGTAAAAAGTCTAGAGATTTTTTTAGAGCGCTTTTTGATAAAATTAACGTTTGGAATTTACAAGATAAATTTTTTAGAGAATACTATCGCAGTGGAAATGTTTTTGTGTATAGATTTGACTCAAAAATAAGAAAGTCGGATTTAAATAAAATGACCCAAACATTTGGTTTGGCCGCAGCGAACGATAAGTATGTCATACCCGCTAAGTATACGATTTTAAACCCTGCAGATATTCAAACCGGTGGTAACATATCTTTCAATGCTAGCGTTTACTACAAGGTCATGAATGGTTACGAACTTTCTAGATTAAGAAACCCACAGACAGATGAAGATAAAGAGGTTCTTAAAGGTTTACCGCCGGAGACTAGAGAGCAAATTGCTAAAAAAGGAAATGCTAGCGTAGTAATGCCACTAAACAAAGAAAAAATCTGCGCAGTCTTTTACAAGAAACAAGATTACGAACCGCTAGCTGTGCCAATGGGTTATCCGGTTTTAGACGATATTAATTATAAAGCCGAAATGAAAAAAATGGATATGGCTGTTTCAAGAACTATGCAGCAAACCATTTTGCTAGTAACGATGGGTACAGATCCAGACAAAGGCGGAGTAAACCAAAATAACCTTTCGGCTATGCAAAATCTTTTCACAAACGAGTCTGTTGGAAGAGTCTTGATTGCTGACTATACAACTAAAGCTCAATTTGTTATCCCAGAGATCGGCAACATTCTAGATCCTAAAAAATATCAAGTCGTTGATAGGGATATCGCTATGGGGCTAACCGCTATGGTAACAGGCAGCGACGAAAAATTTGCTAATCAATCAATTAAGGTAGAAATGTTTATTTCAAGATTGAAGCAGGCCAGACAAGCTTTTATAAATCAATTCTTGATGCCAGAAATTAAAAGGATATCTAAAAGTCTTGGTTTTAAAAATTATCCCAAGGTTAACTTTCATAAATTGTCACTAAGAGACGATCCAACTTTATCTAGAATTTACGCTAGGTTTGTTGAGATGGGAATCTTAACTCCGGAAGAGGGTATACAAGCGATTGAAAATGGCAGGCTACCCTTACCAGAAGACTCCATAGAATCTCAAGAAGATCTAAAAAGCTTAAAAGAAAAAGGGTTATACGAACCATTAGTTGGGGGTCCACATACACAAAAAGAAATGCAGGGGGAACAGATGGACATGCAAGTAAAAATGCAAGAGAAGTCTTTGGAGCAAAAAGAAAATGAAGCACCGAAGCAAGCTCCTCCCGCCGCCAAACCCTCGAATGAAACAGGACGCCCTGCTGGAACAGACGCTCCGCAAACAACTAAAAAGGTTACTCCCATTGGAGCGAAATATACAAAAGAGGGTAAAAAATATAAGGAGTATAACTTCTTATTATCTAAAGTAAAAGATTCGTTTATCGAAGCAGATAAGTTGAACAAAAAAGTAGAAACCTCTTTAAAAAGAAAGCATAAAATTAAACAGCTAGACGAACAACAAAAAGCAATCGCTTTTGATATTACCAAAGTTATCGTCGCTAATGAAGAGCCTGAAAATTGGACCAAGAAGGTTAAAGAATATGTAGCTAACCCTGTGGATACTAATCCGGACAGGATAGAGCAAATTCAATCTCTCGCGGCCGAGCATCAGGTTGACGATTATCTCGCTAGTATTTTATACTTAAGTAAAAAATGACATGTCTAGGAATAGAGTTATTCATAATGTCCAAGACGTATTCGTAGGATCTACGCCTAACGAAACTGATAGCGTTGTTACGTCGATAGCTAGTCATCAAATTTTAAAAAGATTAAATCGAATACAGAATTTTAATTATTCTATTACCTTCAATCAAGAAGACTCTTCTACCCTTGGCAAAAGTAAACCATTTTCTAGGGATGTTAGCCAACCTCCGGAAGTTAGTCTATCTTTTAGTTATTACGTAAATGGCGCGGACAATGAGAAGAAGATAGGGTTAACCACGGGGGTCGCTAATTGTCTTACTCAAGACATGGTGTCTTCTAGCTCGAATGATAAAAGAAATGTTTATTTAGTTATAAACGATCGAGAAGAAGATATAAGACAGACGGAAAACTGGGACAGTACCCAAATAGAGCTCGAAGGAGATAGTTTAACTGAGGGGTATATAGGTGATCCCAAAGCCAAAAATTACGGTGTAGTTTCTTTTCAAAATTGTTACTTATCAAGTTACGCTGTTAATATATCTGCTGGTGCATTACCAACTGTTGATGTAAATTATGTTGGAGACAATATGATTGCTTATTCGTCGGGTAGTGGTATTGGTATTCCAGTATTAAACACGCAAAACGGCACAGTATCAAATAGCGGGGTAGAATTTATCGTACCCAAAAAATTTAAAGATGACGCAAACTACACGGGAGATTTCACATCAACGTACTCTCATTCTAATCTAACGATTACAAGCACAACTCAAAGTGGAGTAACTGGTTTTTTGGATGACCACATAAACTCTTTATCTATTTCCACAGATATACGAAGAGAAGCTATTTCTTATGTCGGTCATAAATTAATTTCAGACAGAAAGCCGAACGTCGTTATGAACAACTCTCTATCCTTAGAGGCTGTGGTAAAAGAAAGTATTACTGGCAGCTTTTTGGATAACGCTAATGAGAATGACAGGTTTAACATCGAAGTTGAATTAAGAAGTAAAAGTAGTGAAGTTCTGTCTAAGTATATTTTTTCTGGAGCTAAATTATCGACAGTGTCTTATTCAAACTCTATAAACTCTAATAAGACTGTCTCTATGGAGTTTAATAATTACATGGATTTAGAAAATAAAACAGAAGGAGTTTTTGTGACTGGAAAAATTCCCACTGTTCAGTCAGGAACTTCATTTATGTATCCGCCTTTTTAAAAGTATAATATATTATGAATGTAGAGGCAGCATTTAATTTACTGGTAAAATTAGCAAGAGCGAACAAGCTAACTTGGGACGAACATCAAAAGGTTCAACAAGCTATTGAAATAGTTTTAGAACAACTCAATGCCGATCCTAACATTCACGAAGTCAGAGAGTTAGATACCAAAAAGAAGAGTTAGCAGTATTTTTTGCCAATAAGGTGTAATTATATATGTGCTAACCTACCCAGAAATACGTGGGGTCTTGGCTGAGATGGAACAAGAGTACATTGATGCCGCCAAAAAAGACCCCGTGCAGAATAGCTTTTCTAAAAAGGCTAGATTTGTATTAGCAATGGTCGATAAAAGGCTAGCTAATAAAATTAGGAATAAGCATGAAAAGGCTAAAAACAAATTCTTTTTCTAATTATGAAAAAACTCCTACTAAGCATTAAGGGTCACTCTGTATCTTTGTGGCATCACCTAAAAGAAAACTTCATATCTACTATTGTTGTTTTATTAATTTTAATTGGCGCTTTCAGTTACAACATTAAAACCGCAGCCGACTATCAAAAAATCATAAAGGACATGGAAAAAGATCATATCGAAGCTTATGGTTTAGTACAGGATCAAAGAGATACAATTTTAGCTTATGAAGATGCAATGGAAAAACAAAGTGCTGGACTAACCGAACAAGGACAAATTATAAATAGATTGGTCACGATATTAAATCAGCAAAAAATGCAAATAGATTATCAGAACAAGATTATTCAAGAGCTAATGAAGCGTTTGAGAGACGGCGGCCTTTTGCCAGACGAATTACCTAACGACGGAAAAAATCGCAGCGAAGCGAACTGGACTACAGATGAGTCTATTTAAATTAAATAAAGACACTTGGAAGAAAGCCCATTGGTGGCATAAGAAAAAAAAGGATTGGGCGATCCAAGATAAGCATGGGGATTGGTGGATAATTCCCGGGTCAGAGATGGCAGAAAAGAAAGTGACCGACTTGAGAATTCCTAAGAAAAAAATTGGGCAGTCTTCTATGAAGGTCACGCTGGAAAGAATGATTATAATAGTTCTTGCGTGTATTTTAGGTGTTAGCCTAGCTTTTAATTTAGTGTATTATATAATCAACCCTTAACAAAGGAATAAATATGAGTAGAAGAGGAAATTGGAGAGCAGCACAACATGTAGCGCCTCAACCAGTAGAAAAGGTTGTTGAAGAGGTTGTCGTTGAAGAAGAGGTCGTGGATAACGATCACTTATTAGATGAAGATACTTTAGATGAAGAAAATGATCACAATCATGAAGCGTCTGATGATTCTGATTCTGGTGACGATGACAACCCTTGGGTGTCATATATCGAGTCCCAATCTTAAAAAAGATTCAGACGGCTATTTTGTAAAGCATTATAATGCTTGCGGTCCTATCGCTTTAGAAAAGGCGATTAATGAGTATTACGCTCGTAAAGAGGCCGAACCTGCGAAAAAGCCTGCGACTAGAAAACAAATTAGTCAAACAATACAAGACAGTGGCTTCGCCTCTAGGCAGCTACTGTCTTTTTTTAGTCCAACGGCTGTTAATATAACTTGGCCGTCTGAGATTGTAGATGTATTAAACAAGCATGGGCTTGAAATAGTAAAATTAAAAAAAATAGATGAATTAGACGCAAAAAAAGATATTGCAATTGTCTTGATTCATGGTAAATTTTTTACACAGCAGTATCATTGGGTTGTATATCCTATAGACAAGGTTAAGACTTTTTGGGGTAAAGATACCGTAATAGACTTAATATATTTAATTAAAAAGAAAGACACATCATGAAAAAATTATTAGCATTATTTGTGGGGCTATTTGCCATCGGTTGTAATTTAAGCTCTAACGATTGCTCGTGTGAAGCCGGCTGCTGTGAAAGTGGTAGCTGCGCCGTTGAAGACTGCAATTGCTCCTGTAAGTGAATATTTAGATAAAAACTCGGCGTGACCGAGAAATTTTACTTGCTTTTTCAATAGATTTCTGTTATCATTTAAACAGTCCCTATTAGGGGACTTTTTAATATATAAGATGAAAACTATTAAAATTATCTGTATCGGGGCACTTCTCACAGCTAGTTCTGTGGGTTGTGCCGTAACTCAAAACTTGCCTTCGGTTACTTTAGGGCCCAAGGCTAACACTGACAATAAACTACTTGGAGCAAGCGCTGGTAAGGAAGGCGTTTCCCTTGTCGCCCCTCTGGTGGAGGTGTCCGTTCCGGCCCCTTCATTGGACGTAGGAGATGGCAAGAAGAAGAAGTAGAATTCTCCCTAGAGAATTAGCAGACCTCCCATTTAACGTGGGGGGTTATTTTTTTTTAGTTTTAAGGATAATTAGGCTAAAATAGGTGTATAAATTATTAGCTCTTATTGCAATAAAATTTTTAGATATATATCTTATATGGACAAACTTGAGTTTGAGAACTTTGAAGTAAACTTAGCTTCTGATCAAAATGATCAGGGTAAGGTTGATGATGCGCGCACTTCTGAAGAGGAAGCTATCCAGTTCTCTTCTAATGTCGTTATTGCGTTAGAGCAAAAAGCAAAAGAGCACAATCAAGAACACGAGTCAAAAGTTACGATCCAACAACTTAAAAAAGTATACAGAACAGGAGCTTTAACTCAAGCGGAAGAAAAAGGGCTGCACGCGCTGGCCCGGGTTAATATGTTTTTACGAATGAAAAGAGAAGGTAAAGTTGTTTATCAACAAGCCTCAGCGATGAACGAACAAATCGAAATAAAAGAGCTAACATTTCAAAACAGAGTAAAAGTAGATTCTTTCGTAGATTTAACCCAAGGCTTAGTGCCGATTGATGATGATTTTATTAAAGCTACAGAAGAGATTGAATCTTTTGGCTTAACTTATAAATTTCAAGATGTAAATGAGTTATATCTTGATGACTACGAAAAACTAGATATTATTTGGGGATAAAAAAATGGAAGTCGATTTTACTGATAAAATTAAACAATGTAAGGCTTATCATCAAGACGATGATCATAAGCCGTTACAACAACACGACATGAATTGTCCGAGTTGCGGGTGCTCTTTGGGTAAAATGTACGTTAAGTATGGTACGGTTACAGCCACCAACTTAATCCTACCAAACAGAATGCCTTATGCTTCCAATATGTTTGCTAACGAAGAAGAAGCCGAAGCTTATCATAAAGACGAGGATAAAAAGAAGAAGAAGAAAAAAAAGAAAGATCCAAAGATAATGGTTACTGGTCCCAGCGCTCCACCAATGGCTAAAGCAGAAGACGGTGAGATTGTTCCCCCTCAACCCAAAACAAAAGGCTTGGAGAATCCTAGAAATCAGCATGAATATGACGTCGATAGAGATGTTGATGGAGGAGAACAGGTAGACTTGTCACAGTACATGCCTAAAACCAAAGGCTTAGAAAATCCCAGAAACATGAACGAGTACTACAAGAATCTATATAGAAAAGTGAAGGGACTTGATTAATGAAGAAATTTAAATACATTACTAGCTTTAGTTCTACATTGAAGCCTTTAGTATCCGAAGAAAAAGATCAGTATTTGGCTATGGCCAGCTTGATGGAAGTGGCTGATTTTATTCCAGACGTGGATACAAAGAAAGACGTAGATTTATTACCCATTGCTTTTAATGCTTGTGTGGCAAATAGGGTTAACAAAAATGGTGATGTTATTGACAGCGCCACGGCTTCAAAAGTATATAAAAATTTTATTAACAAACCTATCAATATTGAACATAATAGAGATAGAATTGTAGGAACGATTCTTACGGCTGGCTTTAGTGAGTTCGGAACAGATAGGCCGCTTACTGAAGAGCAGGTTAGTGAGATGAAAGAACCTTTCAATATTACCTTGGGTGGTGTTATTTGGAAGGTTGCTAGTTCTGAGTTGGCAGATCTTATTGAAGACTCTGCTGATCCTACTAGTGAAAATTATTTAAAGATTTCAGCAAGTTGGGAGTTAGGATTTACTGACTACAACTTGGTAATTTTGCCTGAAGATGAAAAAAATATTGAGAATGGTCAATTTGTTACGGAAGCGGAAGAAATTGATAAACTCAGTAGTCATCTTAGGGCTATGGGCGGTGACGGAAAGCTGGGTGACGGCAAGAACGTTTATCGTCAGGTAGTGGCCGAAGTTGTTCCTCTGGGCATCGGACTCACTGAAAACCCCGCGGCGGAAGTCAAAGGGGTTGCAACTGAGGAAGATAAGAAGGAGGGATCTCCGGACAATCATCAAAAGAGCGATAGCTCTAAACTAGAAACAAATAAAGCAAGTGAACAAAAAACTATGAAAAAGACAATAGAAAACGTAAAAGATATCAACGACGAGTCGTTGAATGAATTGTCTGCTTCTACCATCACTGACTTCATTAAAAGCGAGCTTGAAAAGGCTGCTGATCAGTACCAAGAAGAGATGACTGAGAAGGAAGAGGCACTTAAAGCCGCTACCGAAAAATCCGAAACTCTTCAGACGGAACACGATCAGCTTACTGACGAGCTTTCTAAAGTGAAGGATGCGTTAGGTGAGCTTGAAAAAGCTAACGCCGAAAGAGAAGCGGAAGAGAAGTTTAACCAACGCATGTCCAGTTTGGATGAAGAATATGCGCTTAACGATGAAGATCGTGAAGTCATTGCTTCTGACATTAAGGACATGGACGAAGAGGCTTTCACTGCATATCAGAGCAAGCTTTCTGTTCTTCTTAGCTCAAAAAGCAAGGCTGCTATTGCCGAGGCGGAAGCCAAAGCTGAAGAAGCCAAAGCTGAAGAAGCTAAAGAAGTTCAAGAAGCCGTAGCTTCCGAGCTTCCCGAGGAAACTCAAGCTGCAGTTCAAGAAGTAGTGGAAGAAGTTTTAGAAAACGCAGAAACCGAACAAGATGAAGTTCCTGTGAGTTCCGAGGCTGCTGAGCCAACCATTTACGATAAGTATGCGAAGGCTTTCGGTCTTGATCAATTCGAAATCAATACTAACAAAAGATAAATAATTAAGGAGAATATATAAAATGGCATCAACATTATTACCATTCAGACAAGTGCATGAAAACGACGTTGTCAATCTCTTCGCCTATGACGGTAGCGCCGCTACTCGCGGTTTAGTTGTAAAACTAGACACCGGCAAAGGTTGGAAGTTGAGTGACGATTTAGGTCTTTCTGCAGTATCATCCCAAAGTTACACGAATACCGTGTCTGACCGTTACGACGTGAAGGCCCGTGTAGATACCTGTACTTCTGGGGACGCGGCTTTCGGCATGCTTATGTATGACGTAGCTGAAACCGATGAGAACGGGGAGAAGTTAATCTTCCATCCTCGTAAAGCTCATGAAATGCAAACCTGTGTTAGCGGCCAAGCAGTTCCTGTTTTGACCAAGGGCGTTGTCCTTCTCAACATGGATTCTGCTGACGCAAACGGTGTTACTATTAACGCTGGAACTGAAGCTTATGCTGGCGACGCTGGCGCTGTTATCGCTAATGCGAGCGCTCCTTCGTCTCTGCTTCGTATCGGTACCTTCTTGGGACCGCGCGACACTAATGGCGAAGTTCTCGTGAAACTTGACTTCAACGGAGTTAACGACCACGGATAAGCCGTATAACATAAATAATTAACATAGGAGAATATAGAAAATGAAATTAAAATTAAAGAATACTCCAGAACAGGTTGAGCTTATTAAGGCTCTCGGTTCTAAGGATCATACAGTAGCTGCTGAAGCGGGCTCCGCTTTTGCTGCTTTTATCGGTCCTGTCATCTCCAAGGTGATTGCTACTGCTGGTACTGCAAGCCTAGTTTTCTCTGATGTAGAATATGATGAAGATGATAGCCCTAGCTATCCGCTTGATCTCTACTACAATGAGAACGAAGGTTATGTAACTACTTGGTCTCAAAACCTTGCTGGCGGCATGCCCACCTCGCAAGTCGAGGGCGTAAAAGAAATGAAGATTGCCACCTATCGTCTCGATAGTGCGGTTAGCTTCATGAAAAAGTACGCTCGTAAGAGTCGTCTTGACGTAATCAGCAAAGCTCTCGAGCGTATGGCTCAAGAGGTTTTGATTAAGCAAGAAAGAAACGCTTGGTCTGTTGTGCTTAAGGCACTAGCCGAGTCCAGCACCTCTGTTGGTGGTGGACGCAACGACAGTCACATCTTGCGTTCTACTAACACTGGCGAATTCAAGGTGCATGACCTTAACAGAATGTTAACCATGATGCGCAGACTCAGCACCTCTTGGTCTGGTCACACCCCTGCTGGTGGTGACGCCTACGGTCTTACCGACTTGTTCGTAAGCCCTGAGATCAAGCAGCACATTCGCGCATTCGCTTACCAGCCCATGCACGAAAGCACTGGTTCTAAAGGTGGTACTACCGCTTTGCCGGATAACGTTCGTGAAGACATCTATCGTGCCGCTGGCACCAATGAGATCTATGGTGTGAGAATCACCGATCTTCTTGAGCTTGGCGACGGTAAGAAGTACAACCAGTTGTTGACCGGATTCTTGAACGATACCCTTAAGGGTTCTTCCGCTAATGGTGTTGGTCACTCCGCAGGCAGCGATGCTACTTGGGCTGACTCCACAATGCAGATCCTTGTTGGTCTCGATGCTAGCCGCGAAGCGTTTATTCGCCCGGTTGCTCGTCAGCATGATAGTGGTGGCACGTTTACTGCCTTACCGGACGATCAGTTCGCTGCTCGCGCCGACAAGACAGGCTTCTACGGCTTCTTGGAAGAGGGTCGTGTTTGCATCGATGCGAAAGCTATCATCGGTATGACTGTCTAATCTGGCTTTTAGCCTAAAATCAACTCGGGGGGGAAACTCCCCGAGTTTTTTTTGTTTTTATGTGCCTATTGTGATATAATATCAATAGAAATATTATGTCTAGCGAAAACAGATATAACTCCTCGAGTAAGACTACTTCTGAGTACCCAGAGGGCACGCTTAATCTTGTAAATATAGCGTCAAAAGATAAGGATCACTTAAACCCGAAAATTAGCCCCTCAGGTAGTCTCTATGTGGAAAATATCATAGAAAAGGGGTCTGATGGATTTGGGTACGAGATCGATACTAAAAACGATAAATATTATTTTTCTAAAGAATTAGACGCTAACACTGAGGTTAGGTATGTACCTAGAGATATAGATAAAGTTTACAGCACAACTGTGCAGTATAAGTCAGAAATTAAAAACGCATTTGCAGTCTTTCGTAGTGAGGTTAAAAGATTTGCAATTAAAAATATGGACAGATACAAAACTAGTCCTAAGCCGTTAAAGAAGAAAATAGATGACGTACTAAAAAATAAAAATCAATACATTTTTACAGAAAATAGAAATGGTTCAAGGTGGAATCAGATCTTTATAGATAGCACGACCTTAGGCCCATACAATTATGATTGTAGCTTGCATATCACTAAGGATATAGATTTTATAAATGATTTACTTGTTATTAGAACAGGAACAAATGTAAATACCAACCATTCTCAATCCGGAAACACTTATGTATCCCAAACAGCTTCTGGGGCTAATGTGGTTTGGATTTCTCCACATCAAACAGTTACGTATACGGGTGACTCGATTTACACTTTAACTGGTGAAGAGTATGCGCAGAAAAGATTATACTCAGGAACCTCTGGGGACTTAGCTGAATATCTAAGTGGAGCGCTGACTTTAGAAAGAAATTATTATGTTAGTAATGCGGGTCAATGCTACGCTTTGTCTTCCAGTAACTATAGAATCAATAAGGGGCAAACCATAAGCAGTGGAACTACTTATGAACAATTCGGCACGGACTACTATGATACATCTAGTGATCAAATAGTGGGCCATCCTCACCTGCAGGATTTTTATTACATTTACAACGAATACCAAAACTCAACAAATTATTCAGGGTGGAATGGAGTTGTCCCGTCGGGGGCTTGGGTCAGAATAGAAAGTTGGTCTACTAATCCTAGATACATAGGCTTCAATGGAGAAATCACAATCAAACCGACTGGAGCAAGCGACCCCACTTTAGATGTTAGTTATACTTGTGAAGGTACAGCTTCAGACTTAGATTACCAACAGTCCGTAAGAAAAGCTATAAAACAAGCAACCAAAAAGTTTAATAGCAAAGTCAGAAAAGCTTTAATAAATGCGGGCATTAAGAATAAAACTAAAAGAATAGAAAGATACGAGTCTATGCTGAAAAAGGTGGCTCAAAATGCTTACGACGGACTTTCATTAGTTAGAAATGAAACCATAGCCAAAGTTCAAGGCCTAGAAGCGAATCCATTGGGCAGTCCAGCGTTTTATGATGGAACTACATCTGAATATGGAGGAACTAAAATGACAGCTTTATATAATAATGAGCAGGCCTACCTTGAGAGAATAAGCGTCAGCGGTAACAAGGGCGGCACGGGCTCTTCAGTAAGTTCTGGAGGTAGCTCTGGTGGCAGTTCCGGCGGCGGAGGCAGCAGTTATTAAGGATATGTAATATGAGTTTTAAGACTAATAAAATTAATAGAAGCTTTAGTATTAAGGTTCATCTTTATTTTAATAAAGACTCCTTTAATAGAACCACTGATAGTACTCCCAGATTTTATTTAAAGCCTGTTCAGTTATTGGCTATAGACAAAGTTGCTTTCACTAGGGCAGGTGGCGTAAATAACTCTTTCGATAGATACGGAAATAGATTTTGGAAATACAAAGACGATAGCACCTTAACCAAAGCTCAAGCCGATGCAATTTACGAAGAAATTAAAAAAAGCTATCCTTATGGATACGTAGAGAATGATCAAGCTAGCATCAAAAAATATCGTTATGACGTAACAGAAAACGAAGCTTTTCAATCATTTTATAAAAAGTATTGGGACGATCATTCGAGTGACGTAAAGCAGCCCGGTCTTAATCCCAATGGAACAAAGCAACAGCCTCATCCTTATATCGAGTTTACAGTAAATGAAATCGTTACATACAAGCATGTATCTGGAACTGTTGAAGCTTTACCGGAGGCTAGTGAATATGACGTATATTACGCAACAAGGACTGGTGAGTATTATTCTCAGCCAATTGATTACTCTTGTCATGATGAGACTATTGATGTAAGTTTAGATGCCCGATCGCCTAACAACTTTATGATTGATGGTTTTGATCAATTTCCTATTAGACTTAGTACCTCGGGAAGATATTTAATTAATTTAAAAAGTGGAAACCAAGTTACAACAGACTGGCCCACGGGCGCAGGCGCTACGTTTAGTGGTTATAGATTTAGGCTAAGTACTGGAGTGGATGGATCTCATAATGGTTTCTCAGATTATACCAGTGGTGTTTCTTATGTTGTATCTCCAGAGACTGCATATTATGACGTGTCTGTGCAAACAAAGACTGCGGTTTCTAGCCCGGGAGACGATGGACACCCATATATGTACAGTGGCTCTCCGAACGGATATGGCTTAAGCGGTATTTCTGGTTCTGCTACCGGCATAAACGTTAGTGGATTTGGATATGATGAAGGAGCAGAAATTTCTTTGAGAAGAGACTCTACTTACTATTTCTATCAGACTGGAACTAGTAATGATGGACATCCTTTAAGAATTGCTACCGATCCTTCCGGCGGTGGAGATTCAGGAAATCTTTACGAAAGTGGAGTGGCTGTTGGAACTAACTATATCGCCTTTACCGTTCCGGGTAGGGCTCCTGATACTTTGTATTATGTATGTAATAATCATGCTTACATGGGTGGTAAAATTAATATCATTGATGCGCCAACCGCAACTAATACAGGCGCTATTCCCGGAGAGTCTATCGTAATTAACAATAATCAAACTGGTGATATCAACTTATATTATTACAGTCCTGATTTAAGCGGCGCTGGTGGGTTATTAAGCCTAAAAACTAATTGTGATTCATCAGAGACCTTTGAAGGGTATTTATAATAATAATTTGACTAACACCAAAATATAGTATATAATATATAAATAAATTGGCCTTATTGGGTGAATTCGGTAGACATCTCCAGAAGACAATACCGAGCCAAGTCGGAAGTGGGCTTAGTGCTTCCGGAAGGTGTAGAGACTAGAGGGTGAGTCCCAACAATAACCCCTCCACGAGCGCCCAACGCTGTAAAAAGCGAAGATATAGTCCGAACTGCATGGCGACATGTAGAAGTCGTAATTAAAAAAGCGGCGATAACAACATTGGACAACATGATTAGTGCAGCGTACTAACAGTGTGGTATGCACCGCATTGCCAAGTAAACTAAATTGTGTGTCGGCTGAGTCTAATAATTATGCCTAGAAAAAAAAGTAGCAGTAAGAAAAAAGTTACATTAAAGGATATGTCTGAAACAGACGGCATGGCCATTGATGAAACCTCAGAAACTCAGCCGTCTACACTAGATCAAGTGTGGGGCGATGATGGTACGTCCTTATATAAAACTATGGACATCAACGTGTACGAACAAGTTTTAGGCAATATGTCCAAATCTGATTTAAAAAACGAAGCGGTGAGAGTCGGTCTTTTACCGATTGATAATATGCAGCAATTAACCGCTCGACTTATCAGAGAGTTTAAAGTGCATGTATCTTCTTATAAAAGGCCCTCTTCAGCCGGAGAACCTCAAAATCCTTTAGATGTTCCGGACAAAATTAGAAAAATTCTAGAAGAAGGCAGGTAATTTTTCTGCCTAACGAGTGTAATATCTATATGGTATTATGGCACTCGTTAATCACAATCTAGATATTGTTCAAGGATCTACCTTTTCTGCACAGCTTTTTGCAAAAGACGCAAACGGTACGGCTATTGACTTAACAAGTTACTCCGTAAGGGGAGTAATAAAATATAATTACGGTACAGGCGTATCTTTAGTTAGCCTGAATGCTACTGTAAATACAGACCCGTATACTGCCGCTAGCGGAGTAATTGATGTATCTATAACCGCGGCAAACACCGCCTCGCTTCCAATAACTATTGGTGTATATGATGTAGAAATGTATAATCCTGCTGAAACTGAGGTTAAAAAGCTTTTGGACGGACGAGTCAAAATATATCCAGAAGTAACAAATATCTAATAAAGTGAATGGCAGATCCAGAACAGATTAATGTATATGTTTCCGGCGGTTCTAGCACGCAGGTAGTTACTCCGCAGACTGTTAATACTATCAATGTTAGCCCGCAGTCTAGTACCGTTACGGTACAGGGCGCTTCGTCTACGTCAAGTATAAATACTACCGCCGGTGCATCTGTAGCCAACATAGGATTTTTAGGCGTACAGGGCGTTGCAGGAAACGTAACAGGATTTCAGTCTCCACTCGGCACACCGGATAATTCAATATTTTTTAATAATGATGGTGAGCTTTCTGGAATAAGAGGGTTCTTCTATTACCCTAGTACTGAGAACCTAGAAATAAGCGGAAAAAATTTAATTAAAAGCTCTGGCTCTTTTGTTTTTTCTGGTATGGAAACAGAAGAAAACGCTTTTCTGTTGAGAGACGCTAATGATAAAAATTTACTAAAAATAGATACTCAAAACAAAAAAATTCTTATGTCTCAAGATGTGGGATCTAATGAGTATTACTTTGGAATAGGAGAGAATAATCCTCAAGAAAGAGTTCACATCTCAAATGGAAATTTAAGACTCGATGGAAATATGCTGATAAGCGGTAATATTTTACCCTTACAAAGCGGTCAGTACGATTTAGGATCGCCTAGTTTACCGTTTAAAGATTTATACTTACAGGGCAACAGTATCGTATTTGTCGACAAAGAAGCAAAAATTACAGCTTCAAATACCGGCTTTAGTTTTCAGGTAACAAACGATCAAGGCGTAACAACTACTCTGGCAGAAATTAAAACTGAAAACTCTGGAGTTTTTGCTGGAGACGGCGCAGCACTAACTGGCGTAAAATATGAGACAATGCAAAACGCTGGGGCCTATATAGAGCAAGCTGTAACAAACGGTTCTGAATCTGCTACTGTGAGTTATGGTAAAACCTTAGATTACGACCCAGTTGTTATATGCGCGCTTTCATCCCCAGAGAGTAATGATAATACGTATTTCACAACAGTTGATAATATTACTAGAAGTAGCTGTAGAGCTCTTTTTAGTGAAAATGTAAGTGGAAATGGATTTGTGCTAAATTGTCACATTTCCCCAAAAAATCCCACACTTTAATTTATTCAAATACGCTTATTTATGTGTATTAATAACTAGGAGTTTATAGACTATGGCTAAAGTATTTAATGTAGAACAACTAAGACTTAATAATAAGTTACTTACGGGTAACTCAGGAGGCGAGCTCTTTTATGACGGCGTAAAGCTGGCCGCAGGTTCAACCGCCGTTCCTCTTACGAGAACTATCACGTTTGGTGATGGTATTAGATTTTTAGACGGTGCCACGAATTTTGCCACTCGTGATCTGTCGACCAATCGTACGATCAACCTGCAGGTTGACGATACAACTATTGGATTTAACAGTGAGACTCATCCGCAACTCATCGTTAAAGACAATTCTATAAATTTCAATAAAATTACTACGAGTGTCGCCGGTGCAGGTTTGACCGGTGGTAATGGTAGTGCTCTCGCTGTAGTGGGCGGTTCCGGTATTACGGTCGCTAGTGATGAAGTTAATATTGGTCCTTTGGGTGTCGTTAGCAGCATGATTGCCATCGATGCGGTTGGTAACGATCAATTAAATACTATTACTGAGGATAACAAGATTCAAGGTAATGCAGTTACTCGCGCCGACTCCTCTTTGACAACGGGTGCTGCTGGTGGTTTGAAAATCGCCGCTCAAGGTGTTAACATTACACAACTTCACGCTAACGTCGCTGGTGCTGGTCTTGCTGGTGGTAATGGATTTGCTTTAGATGTCGGCGCGGGCTCTGGTATTACGGTAGACGCTACTAACGTTAACATAAGCGTTGGTGGAGTTACTAATGATATGCTTGCGGGAAGTATTGATGATAGCAAGCTTTCAACTCTTTCGACTACTGATAAAGTTTATGGTGACGCCATTAAACTAGACGGTTCTACACTTAGTGTCACTAACAATGGTTTACACGTTGCCGACGGCGGAATTACTGCCACACAAATTGCTACTAGTGCCGCTGGAGCGGGTCTTGGTGGTGGTGGGGGAGCCGCGCTGTTTGTTAATGGCGGCTCTGGAATTACCGTCGCAGGCGATAATGTAAATATTGCTGAGACAGGCGTCGTTAACTCGATGATTGCCAACGGTACAATTACCGAAGGTAAACTCGCTGGTAGTATTGGCGCCGATAAATTGGGATTAACTTATGGCAGCGGTCTTGCTGCAGACGGAAATGTTATTAACGTCGATCTGGCTTCTCCCGCTGGAGGGCCCGGTCTTGAATTTTCTTCAAATCAACTACAGGTTGACAATACTGTAGTTAGAACTCTTTCGAGTGCTACACAAACTCTCGCTGGCAACTACACGTTCAGCAATGATGTTATTTTAAGCTCTGGGTTAACGATTAATGGTAACCTTGAAATTAGAGGCGATACCACAATAACGCAAAGTAACGAAGTACAGATTGGTGACACCGTTATCGTTCTTAACTCTGAGTACGCTGGAGATGCTCCGCCAGACGCGGGTATTGAGATTGAGCGTGGTACACAAACCAATGCTAGCATCTTGTTTGATGATGACGGCGATAATCAATGGGTAGCGGGAATAAATGGTAGTTTACACCGCGTAGAAACTAAAGAGTTCTCTCGCTCATACTCATTAGAGTTAGATAACAACATTGGAGGAACTGGCGTACTATTTGGTCATACTTTTGCATCCACGCCTAGCGTCGTTGTTTCCGTGCAGCACACTGGTAAGTATGGCGTATCCGATCCGGATTTCTTGGGAGCCATGGTGACGGGTATTTCAACGAGTGGAGTAGACGTTGGATTTACCTCAAATACACCAAACTCTGGATATTTCTTGAATATACACGCAACAGTAGCTTAATACTTAGGGCTAAACCAGACTCCAAATCCCCGCCTTCGGGCGGGGTTTTTTATTTATATTTTCTTTCCATTTAAATTTATAATAAATGGTATATTATAGACAAATGAAAAAGTTAGACAAAAAGAAGGTTGAACAAATAGCTAACTTTATAGTAAATAATATTACAATGGCTGAAGTTACAGCTATGATAATTGAGAGAGCTACAGAAACTGCTGAGTTTATCGTGGAAAACGAAATAGCTCCAGATAACTTTAATTCACCAGTGTCTAGAAAAAAACTACATACTAAAATAGCAGACTTTAAAAAAGAAGCCGCAAAGAAGACGGAGGAAAGTTGGTACCACAATATAATCAATAAAATTGCGCCATCTAAAAACGAAGAAGACTTAAAAGATCACAAAGGCTTTACAACCAAAAAGTAAATGGGTACAAATTTATACATAGGCAACATACTTGGAGCTACCGGACCGTCCGGACCCTCTGGTGTCGCTGGGCCTAGCGGAGCTTCAGGTTTGATGGGTCCAACCGGTCCAGCCGGAGGACCGACTGGAGCCACGGGCCCTATGGGACCTTCTGGTCCATCTGGCATTGCTGGAGCAACTGGACCTACAACTGTTCTAACTGGCTTGGGCACGGGCTCGATTGATTTGACTCAGGTTCAAGCTGGGCAAGAACTTACTCTTACTGTTCCTTCGGGAATGGCGTTGAATGTTGGCTCGTATGTTAAAGCTTGCGCTACAGGAAATATAGAAGATTATTTTAATGGGACTATATCTTATTATCAAGATACGACAATGAGAATCGACCCTGAGTATTATGATGGCACTGATACTCACACAGATTGGAAAGTTTCAATAGCTGGTTCACAAGGAGCCACTGGACCCGTAGGGGCTACTGGTCCCGTTGGGGGCTTTGGAGTGGTTACAGAGAATTATTATTATAGAGCTTTAGACGGCGCCCCGATGTCGGGAAGCGTATATCATGGATCGCAAGATTTTGTTGGAATAAAAAATTCTGACCCATTAGCAGAACTCGATGTTAGCGGAAGTTTAAGAATCGGAACAACGGTCTCTTCCACGTCTTTAACTTCTGGCCATTTAGTAATTAATCCAGCTTCAGGTTTTGTTCATGTCGCAACGCCGCGCTCAGAATATCAGACTTTAGATGGAGACGGAACTATAGCTAGTTTTGTTTTAAATTCTTCATGTAGAGGTAAGGAGTGGTTGTTCCTGTGGGACAAAGTAGATAAGACACTAATTTATCCTGACAGATATTCTGTTAATAATACTATTTTAACTTTTAACGCGGGCCAAATACCCGCAGGCGACATAGAAGTTCGTCATATTATACTTTGGTAAAATGTCAAATAAAACGTTCACAGCAGATAAGATTAAAACCAATGAAATATGTGGTATTGATGGTGGTTCTGTAACTATTTGTGGAATAGACAATAATAACTTTCCAACAATAAGCGGTGGAATTATTAGTGGCGAAAATCTACTCGTTAGTGGCGACGGGAATAGCCTAGCAACTTTTAACTCTGGAGTCTTTAATGAATTAGTAGTTAATGGAGTTAGATATGTACCTAGAAATCAAATAGCTTATGGTTTTTATTTTGGTGGTCCACCGGTCGGTGTTCCGAATAATTTACCGGGACTCACTGGTGCACTTGCGTCTAGTGGAGAAGCATTTTCAAGCGATTCTAACACTGCATTTTTATTAAATTCCCCGTCGGGAACTTCACACGGAAGCACGACATTTACGGATAGTTCCAGCCATGCTCATTCAATAACCGCTTATGGAGATGTAATTCATTCAACTGGAGCTTCTAAATATAGTGACAGTTCTATATACTTTGACGGTAGTGGGGATTACCTTTCTATATCTGGTAGTAGTAATATAGATTTTAATACTGGAGATTTTACAATTGAAGCTTGGGTAAGGCCTGAAGAAAATAGTACGATGTCTATTTTTGGCTCTCTACTTGGGGATAGTTCATGGTCTGGGTGGGGATTAGTGACCCGAGGTGCTGATGGTAATGGGCCATCTGATAGTGATGATGCAAATTGTAGACTTTATTGGGTAGAGAGTCCTAATACTACAGCTAATAGTCTTACCCCTCACCCAATAAATACTGGACCGATTCTTTCTTTAAATACGTGGAGTCATGCGGCAGTTTCGAGGTCCAGCGGTACGCTTAGACTTTTTCTAAATGGAGACCTTAAGCATACTGCAACTAGCACCTACGATATTGAGAATACTAGTCATGGGGGGGCTACTATAGGTAAGTTCTATACCAATACTCCATATCACGGTCATAGTTATTATTTTAAAGGATATATGGAAGGCGTAAGGGTCTCGAATGTAGCTCGTTATACTTCTAATTTTACCCCCGATGAAACAATTGTCGGATTCACGGGTATTTCTGGTCTTGACCCCGGCACTAAGGTTATTTATGTTGAAGATGGATCTTCCTTTAATACTGGGGACCATGTTATAATCGGGGGTCTTTATGACGAAAGTGAAAACCAAGAAAATCATACTATAAGTGGCATTGTAAACTACTACCCAACAAATTGTTGCAACTCTAAAGTTCATACGGATAGATCTATAGGCCAAGGTAGAATTTACTACCATGAAGAAAGAGAAGTTATTGGTGTGGGAGACAATATTAGAGTTAATGAAGACGCAACAGTTTATACTGTAACAAATTCTTATAGCGCTGGTAGTGACGTTAAGTACGTAGACGTTACGCCGAATTTAACTTCGGGTTATAAATCTGGAGAATGCATTTGTATTACGCCTCCAAGTTTATTAATTGAGTCTGGCTTGTCTAACACTTATACGACTGGAACTAAGATGACTAATAAATATGCGTCAGGAACTCCCTGTTTTGATACCACACATATATATTTAGAAAAAGGAATGTACAAAGATCAAGACTTTGATTGGTATATGACGGGATACAGGCAATCATTCGTTGACTTTTCTGGCGTACAGGTTCATATAACTGGACAAAGCACCAGCGGACTTTTAACTTTACAATATCCAGATGTCTAATAATTTATATATAGGAAACATATTGGGAGCAACAGGTCCGACGGGGCCTTCTGGCCCTAGTGGTGTTGTTGGACCCAGTGGAAGTCCCGGCGGCGCTACCGGTCCCACTGGACCCTCGGGAGTTTCGGGCGCAACAGGTCCAGCGCCTAATTGCAATGGTACAAGTAGCGATACTATCAATCTAGCATCCGTAACTATAGGTAACACTATAACCATTAATGCTAGTGCTGGTCGGTGTTGGGGAACGGGTCAAGTATTGTTGATCGCGGCCGCTATTGATGCGGGAGATTTTATTGTTCTAAATGTAACGAGTTACGATTCTACTACTGGAATTATTATTGGTACAATTTCGTTTAAAGACGGTATCACTAGCTATAGCTCTTGGAATGTTAGTTTAACTGGAGAAGTCGGCGCTACAGGCCCAAGGGGTCCAGCAGGTATAGGCGGAATTGACGTTGAAACTGTTACTACCAGCTTAACTATTACTGGATCGAATACTTTAGGTGGTGCAGCAAGTAATGTCTTTGACGGAAATACTGGTACCCATTGGGAGGCTCAAACTACAGGTGTTGGAGGAGTGTATCAAACTGTCGATTTAAAAGTGGACTACGGCGTTGGGAAAAGTAAAACTGTAACGAAATACTACATTGATGTTTATTCAACGGGTGACGCTCCTGTTAGTTGGCACCTAATGGGATCAGATAACGATTCAACTTATTCAACTTTAGACACTAGAGTTAATCAATCTTACATCGTTGGTAAATTTAATTATTCTTTAAGTAATACTGAGACCTTTAGATATTATAAGTTAAGCTTTCCTTCTGGCAATCCTACGCCGTCAATCAAAATTAATAAAATGAACTTCATAGGCTTTTAATGAATAATACTCTTTATTTAGGTAATATCGTCGGAGCTACAGGGCCGTCTGGCAATTTGGGAGCGACGGGTCCGGCTGGAGCTACGGGTCCCGCCGGTCCAGTCGGCAGCGCTGGGGGAGCCACGGGTCCTACGGGGGCGCAGGGGCCCACGGGGCCCTCGGGCGATGCTGGAGCCACGGGACCAGCTGCTAGTTACCAAGGAACTTCAAATACATCAATAAATTTTGGTGACACTACGAATGTTAAGGTAAACGCAACAATAACTTTCGCTACAGATACTTTGAAGAATTGGACCGCTGGCCAAACTGTGATAGCTACAACCAACTCTTCGGGCTTTACAGACCACAAAATTATATTTGAGGTAACCTCTTACAATGGTAGCGCATTGGTTGGTAAAATTTTATCTTTAACTGGCGCCGCTACAATAAACAATTGGATTCTTAATCTGGCTGGACCAGTTGGAAGCAGCGGACCAAGCGGGCCGACAGGGCCATCTGGCAGTCAGGGCAGCACCGGTCCGACTGGACCAAGTGGCAGTACCTCTTTTAGGGGTGGAACTAATGCCGCAGTAGCAATGTCTGGAGACATAACGCTTGACTGTTCGACTACAGACGTTTTTCATATTGAAATGTCTGCCTCTGGGGCGATAAGTCTTTCTAACATATCTAAGGGTCAGAAGATTTTTGTTTTGGTTGAGATGACAACTGCTGGAGCAACAGCGGGAGCTTCGTTAACTTGGAACTCTGTACTTTTCCAAAATGGAACCTTTGCTCAGGTGGGCACTGCGCAGCATGGAACTTTATATGAGTTTATTAAAGTGTCAGACCATGTACTAGGTAAATATGAATATGATTATGACTTGACTTAAGGATAGTATCTATTAAGCCAATTTAAATTATTTTTATTATTTAATTCATAAAATCCATCCCTATTTAAATCATCTATACCTTCAAGGTATTCTTTGTACATCTCTCTTACTCTTTCTAGAGAAAAATTGTCTTTAGCCCATCTTCTGCAATTGGCTGGAGTAATTGACTTTATGTTATTTAATGCCCATACAAAATGGTTCATGTTGCGGCAGCGATAGCCGGTGATTCCGTGTAGATTGTTCTCTGCGAAGCAGCCCCAATCACTGGTGATGATCGGTGTTCCACTGAATAACGCCTCGATTGTCACACCTCCAAATGGCTCAATATAGTGCGTTGGGAGAATAAGGGCTTCAGCATCTCTCAGAAGGGCCTTTCTTGCCTCGAGGTTCGCGTATCCGGCGACTTCTACGTGACTGGGTATCTCGTCATACCCCAGATCTTTAAGGCTTCCTTGGCCCGCTAGAACGAGTTTTTTGCCCGCTCTACGAGTTGCGTCAATTGCTATATGCAGACCCTTAATCTCAGTAATTCTGCCGAGATAAAGAATGTAATTATCTTTAATGCAGCTAAACTCAAAATCTTCTGGATCAAAGTAATTTGGAATAACCGCGTCGTACCAAGCTGGATGTTTTACTCCTAGCTCTCCATAGATTGAGTGCATAACAGCATAAGATTCAAAAACTTTGTGGGGCGCAAAAGTGCTACCTGCATCATAACCTATTCCGGGCTCTATCACAAAACATTTGTCTTGAAATTTTTCTGCGACCTGCTTGTGTCCATTACCCCAGAAGCAAAGTATAGCGTCTCCCTGCTCTGCTCTTTTGTTTAGTTCGATTTCTGTTTTATGATAAAAAGTCTGGTGGGCGTGATCTGCGGTATTGTGTTTAAAGAACTCTTTCTTCCAGTCGTAATCACCGTAAGCTTTTTTTAGATCTTCATTGGTGGTCACAGTGACCTGCTCCGAGCACTCCACTTCAGAATCTTCGTGGCCATAATGAATTATTTCATAATCATTTTTCATCATCTGGCAGAACTTTAACACTTTCTGCGTAAAAGCACAGGCTAAGTAGTCTTTTGAGGTAATTGTGTGTGGTATAGCTAGTGTATGAAGCTTCATTTTCTATAAAAATATATTATGTTTTTGGTGTTTTTGCAAGATAATATTACGGAGAAGTAGCACTATGTCACATGTAGAACCAGATGGAGAAAACTGTAAAAATTACTTTAAGTACGGAAAATCTTTTCCGGATAATGTAAAAGACGCACTAGAGAATATACCTTTCGGTGCCACTGGACCAGCGGGCCCCACCGGACCTGCTGGATCAGGCGTGTATGCAATAGCTCAAGTGCCAGATATTCTTGATGGAGTTAACGGAGATCCAGTAGCGTATGTTAACGCATCAGGCTGGTTTAATGCTTCAAACCAATATGCTCCATTAGTTAGGTCAAACATCTCGATCAGTAATTCTAACTATACTCCTGACGCCGCAGACTATAACTTTTTTGATATTACAATTAATGGAGCTTGCACTTTAAGCGCTCCTGATAATATGAAAAATGGAAGAACAATTACTATCGTAATTAGGCAAGGGGATAATGGAAATCATACTCTAGATTTTGATTCGACGTATCATTTTGATGGCGGTTATGCGGCTCTAAGTCCTGAAGAAGGTGACAAGGATGTGCTGGTCGCAACTAAAATTAATGACTTCATCTTTTCTACAATAGCCTCTGACGTCAGGCAAGCTACTACTCTTTAGTTTATAAATGAGATGCTCCGTACAGCCCGGAAGGAGAAATAGTTATCCTAGGAAAGAGAGGGATGACTTAATACTCCATTTGAAGTTAGACAATAATTTCATTGACTCAACTGAGTGGGAGCAGCAAGTGGTAAGCGGTTCTAATTTGCCTACCTTTGATACGGATAATTATTATAATGGAGGATTTTCTACAAACTTCGGGTCATTATCTAGTAACCCTTTAGCGAATCAAAAAGTTGAAATAGACCAAAACCTAAGTGGAGTGATAATTGGAACTAATGGTAAAAACTACCTTGGTGAAACAGTATCAAAAGAGGAGGGTGACCCTAATTTTGACAAAGTTGTTTTGTTGCTGCAAAAAACTGCTTTTTATGGTGAGCAAGATATCAACAGTCACATCTATAGTAATTTAGCTGATGAAAACAATAGTGACTTACCTAAATTAAAGAAGGTATCTTTAAGTAAATCTGTTCCCGCGATGGGCTTCAGCACCATCACAAAGGGCAAGTTTGATGGGCATAGTTTTTCATTCGGAATGTCTTCAAATTTGATAGACAAACAAGGTTTAATTTACGAAGGTGCCGAAGGCCCGTTCGATTTTTCTCAAACTAACTTTACTGTTGAGTTTTGGGCTAAGCCAGCACTTCTTGAAAACTTTAGTTATTTGGAGACAGCGCTTGGTAGCTCTGATAACGTATATGCTAGAACTAATTCTGCTACAACTAGAGCGGAACAAAGAACAAAGGTTGATTCTGTTATTTTGTCTAGCCGATGCTTTAACGTGGGTTATAGTTTGTCTAAGGGGTTTGTAGCTTCCGTTCCAAATGGTGACGCTGACACTTCTGGTGCTAATGCAGATTTTGTGTTATACTCTAACACAACAACAGACGGCGTTAATGCGTTAAGTGATCATGACTGGCATCATGTAGCGTTTGTTAAAGACTCTACGCAGCTTCTACTTTATGTAAATGGCATCCTTGCGGATTCTTTAACTACTTCTTATGGCAGTAGTACGGGTTGGGATGGATCGATATCTAAAGACGATTCATTAAGGGGTTCAATTGATCACATTTCTATTGGTTTTGATAATTATGGTATCGTAACCGGACCGAACGATGAAGGTAGTCATGACTACATTGGCTTGTTGGATAATATAAGAATAAGCAAAGGCGTAGCTAGGTATACTGAATCTTCTAGTAATTCTCTGCTGCCTCCTCCGTATATATTCCCCACCTCCGAGTCACTAATCCGTGGCGATCTATATGTTGATTTATCTTACAATCTTAACGCGGGAGGAACTACTGATTATACTGCCTCAAAATTTTCCGTGGTCGAAGATAATTCGGATAAAAGAGGAGCATACAAGCATTTAACAAACACTTCTGACTTTGCGTTAAAAAGCGTACGTTTTGATTCAAATGGCGCTCCAGCGGATCCTGAATTTAGTCTCTACAACGGTATCTTTACTGTTAATATACCAGCGGGAGAACCACTGAGACAAAACCCTATAAAAACTTCGAGGCAGGGTTTAGTATTCGAACACGATTGGTTAAATTTAATTCACGGAACTGCTCCGGGCAAACTTTTCGTAACAGATGATTTTATTGCGATTGCGTGCTTTGACGGCTCTAGGTCTCCGACTTATTATCAAAAGCGTGGCTTGCCTAGAATTAAATTAATTTCTTTAAATAAAAAAGATAGCGGAGCTAGGGATGACGGAATGGGAGATTATAAAGTAGGGGTTCAGGCCGATGTGACTACTCACAATGATGTGTTTTTAGGATTAGGAGCTATTGATTTGAGGCAAAATTCTTTATATGAGAACGTAGCTCATGATGGTAAATCTTTTTATGTATTTGAAGGAAATGAGGTGTTCGCGGGAACTAGAGATTGGACAATAAAATCTTATAAAGTAGGCATCGATACAACGCTACCGCGATATGACTCTCTCGGGAATATACTTGGCGAAGAGAGAAATCCGACCGTGCCCAAAGGAATTGACCGTGTTAAAATATACGGTGAGGATGGGGGATCAAGGGGTCTCGCAGCGGAGCATTTCTCAACCGCGTCTAGAGGGATAACTAAGTCTTCAGTTTCTGGACCCGTTTATGCCTCGAGTTCAGATACTATACCCGCAAACACGAGTGAAACAGATTGGATAAAAATTAGTGGAAACGAATATCCATGGGCAATGTTAAATGGAACACCGACTGTCAAGAACGGCATGTTTGCTTTAACAAAAAATGGCAAGTCTCATGTTTACATGTTTGCTAAACACAAAGCTGGATCAAGTAGCCCTTGGAATTCTAATTTTTATGATCAAGAGTTAGTTTTGGAACATTGGACAAGTGAGAAGGGTACCGCTCACGATCTGTATATGGATGTAAATGAAAATCCAGCTGATCCCGCAAACGGCTCCAAGGGATTATATAAAATACGCTATACTGACAGTGAAAGATCAGAAAATGGTGTTAACGCTAACAATTGGTCTTACCCCAATATAATTATCGGCGATGAAGATTATATATTTATTATTGATGATTACTCAGTAACCCCTGTGCAATCGCCGAGCGACGCAAACACCGGTACTCTACTTCTAAGCAATAGAAATACAACAAAAGTGGGTGCTATAGCTAATGTCAGAAAAATTAATACATTAAAAATTAATGATGATGGTTCTTTGACGCTATTAAAGGATATAGACATTAGCACTGACTCAGTTACCTCTAGCACTTTAGATCCCTACTTTTCTCCAAACGGAGCGTTTAGTTTTTATCACAGGGGGTACCTGTATCTTTCAAGGGCTGCCGCTACTGGCCAAGGCTTGTACAGTGATACAATCTCCAAACTATATACCGACGTGTTTAAGGTGACCGGCGATGTCGATGAACCCCTGTACATAATAGAAAGGGGAGAGAACACTAACTTCCTAGCTTCGCATGCTGCTGGAGATTATATATTTGGAGAATTTGGTGTTGAAAGCAGCCCTGCCGATGCCTTTTTCGGCTTGGGCTTCGAGAAGGAGGATCGACACCGCGGCCATTTTTACGTGGGCAAGGACAATGTGCGGCTGGGCACTAGCCACCTCAAATCACTCGGCTTAATTTTTCACAATAAAAAGTTAGTTAACGGTACAATCAATAACTCTGATCCGTATACTATTTTTACAGACTCCAGATTAGCTCACGGCGCGTCAAATTTAATTTATTCTCCAACCGCACAAGGAAACTCTATATTGGTTAGTGGAACTGGAGTTTATCCATTTAGGGACAGGGATGATCAGGACTCTGCGGAGCAATTTAACTTAGCTAATGACTTTACAATTGAAGGTTGGATCAAGTTTAAAGAGATACCAAAGGGTGATGATGAAAATCCGGGAATGACTATTTTTGATTTTGGTAACTTAAAGCTTACCAATACTAGTGGATTTTTCTCTGTGCATGGTCCGGATGGAGATGTAACAGATTATTTTGAACCAGAAAGAATAGATCCGCGTCACACTAATTATTTATTAAATAATAAGTTTTTGCACTTTGCTGTACAGAGAAGAGATAGTGATTTAGAACTTTGGTTAGATGATATTGAAGTAGTTCAAGGCTCGACAGTCAATAGATTCGGTTTGCAAGCTGAAGATAATGATGCCCAAGGTACAATAACAGGAATAAGAAATACGGATAGTACCCTAAAAGCTCCTTGGAGCGGCTCCAGAGCTATAGGTTCCACAATTAGCGGTACTCATAACTTTACTGGTTGGATAGACAATTTTAAAGTTTGGAGAGAGGCTATATACGGTCCAGAAGATGTTGTTTTAGGCGGACCTTATGCAGATGGAATACACACTTCTGTTGATACATTAAATGTAGGCTTTTACTATTATTACTATAAATATTTAAGGAGCTCTAGGGGCAGCAGGGTCAGGGCATATGGTCATACTAAATATGTTTACATGTACGAGGGTGAAAGTATAAGAATGTGGTGTACTGCACAATCGTTCTACGATCCGAGATGGAGCGTTTTAAGGCCAATGCCCGCGGAGGTTACTTGGTATTTTCAGCCTTACGGCTATGGAAACGGCCGGCTAACTATAGGGTCAAGCACTCAAGGTCGTCGTTCTTTTTCTACAACAAGTCGGCCCAATATAATGCTGAACGAAACTAGTTTGGGTGAGATAAGTGTCCGTAATATAGATTACGATAATTATGGAATATATACTGCTTATGTTAAAATAGGGCCCAGAAATCGACCTAAATATTTTTATCAATTTCCTTATCTTACCAGAATATATTTAGTAGTAATGTCGTATCCTAATCCGCCGCCCCCACCAATAGCTCGGTTAAAAATAACAAGTTGCGGCGGTAAGGTAGATTTGGGAGACGATGCAATAATTACCGCTTCTTTCAATCCAGTCGGGTCGGGTAAAGGGGAGCCTTGGGCAGGTATTTATAGAAAAGCTGAAGTTATGCCGCCGGGGCCATACACTTACGTTTGGAAAAACAAGGGTCGAGCAGCACAAGACGACACATATACAGAAAGTTATTTAGGTGAAGATTGGGAAGGCTCAAAGCTAACTTGGACAAATGTTAGAAAAGGTATAAAAGGCCCAATTTCCGTAGAAGCTTTTGACGCTAATGGTAACCTTGTTGGAGAAGGTAGCTGTCCGGGTATAACCATAAAACTTCCTAAGTTACAAAAAATTGCTTTAAGAGTACCAGCTAACCCTTGGCGAAGTAATCAGGATTGGATTTTAGAAGACTGGGCCGATCCAAGAACGACAACGGGAAGGTACAATGCATATTATTCATACTATTACAATTCAAATTATTATAGCCTAACTTCGCAACCCGGCTTTTTAGAAAACTCATTAACGCTTGAAGCTTTAGCTACTGACCCAAACATTCCAGAATTGGAAACTGGAGGCATAGAATACACTTGGACAATTAACGTACGTGATGGAGATACTGGACAGTATGAAAGCACCACCATTCCCTACGCTTTAAATAACTCTACTTACACTAGAACTTGGAGTGAAAATCAAAGCGGTACTATTACCTGCAACATGCGATATAAAAATTACCCCAATGGTAATGGGTACGATCCAGAAGGCGGGTACCAATCTATATGGCCAAGAACCTGTAGTATTACTTGGACAATAAACGCGAAAGAATGCGGCGACCCGTACTTGCGACCTGATTACGTTACAGTAACTGACCCATCCGTAATCTCACCTCCTTATTATGGAAATTACATAGCTTCGATAGCGGGTGGTGGACTAACCCAATTGGGCGGAGGAAGAGAGAGTAGGGTTTACAATGTTACGGTTCCTTTTAATCCGTGTGATAAAATATGGATACCCTTGAATAGTTTAAATGAAGCTGGAATAAAATACTACGCTCGATACAGGCAGTACTATGGTTTAGTTAAAAATTATATTTATGACAGTAGTTTTTGGGATGGGCTTAGCACCGGGAGTCAAGGTTATTATTGGTATTACCGTAACCATTACACTTACAAGTCTTTATTTAAAAAAATGACCGCCGCTGATGATGGAGCCACTCAAAAAATAATCGTTAGTAATGACTGCGGGCAAAGCGAAATTAATGTTAATTTTGTAATGAACCGTCAACCTACGCCTTACGTATATGGTTATTCTCAAAATCAGACTATATACTCTAGAAAGTATCTTACCTACACTTGGTGGAATCGCAGGGATGATTACATTAATGTACAAGAAAGGGTGACTTATTATCCCTCTCGCGCTCGAAGAGCCTATGGATACATCTACAATCAAACTGGACGATGCGGAGCTTACAAAATAACAGTCAATGGTTCTAGCTCTGGATGGCAAACACAGAACACGTTGATGACCAGTCACTCAAGTGGTATACATTTTTTGCAAATTTATGATTACTCTTTTCATTATTACACTTGGTACAGAGGGGGAGCAAAACGAGTATACCTAGATTGGAAAGGTACACCAGCAGCAAACGAAACTTGGACAATTAAGGTTGAGTTCGCTTCTAATCCAAAAGACGATAATTTCAATTGGGACGATGCGCTTACTAAGTCAGAGCTAACTTTTACATTGAATCATAAAGTGTTACCTCAAATAGTTAGTCATAATTACGGTTGGGGTTGGTGGTATTGGGGTTGGTATTGGTGGGGTGGTTGGAGAGTTAGTAGGACCGGACAGTGGCAGCGAAATGCTTGGTTTAGACCATATTATTACTATTATAATCCTTATTATTATAGCAGTTGGCGTAGGGCATATTATGTTTATAGGAGACCTTACTCCTATAGCTACTCGCCAAGAATGAATTTAGGAAGGAGCATACGCGGCGGAGCGGGTGTTAGGAGATACTAATGGCTATAGAAAAAATATATGACTTTGAGTTTTCTGAAGTTGAATATCCAGTTCAATTGGATATTAATTTATCTTCTGCTCCCGGGTTTGAATTGAGAGATACTGGTGGCACTTTATTAGAAAAGAATGAAAGTGGTAATTACACACTTAATGATGTTCCATCAATTTACATAAATGAAAATGTAGAGGGCAGGGATGAACCTTACTTTTTTGACGCAGCTTTAGTTATTGCGTATGGAGATAATACCGTGTTCCGAAGTGATGGGGACTCAAGCAAGGGACACACATTTGGAAATGACAATGGGCTGTTAGTGCCAATGATAGTTGGTCCATTTAAAATAGTAAACGATTCTTTTGATATGGTTGCTACTTTAGTGGGAGATTTAGAGATTTCATTTATAGGTATAGATTTATGTGTGGGCGACTGTAATAAGGCGAACAATTTTGTTATGTATGATAAAGACGGCTTCAATTACATACAAAACGCCCTTAAAATGTCTAGGATTACGCCACAAGGCGTAGGTTTAGATGAAGTCATTTGGAGATACACAGGGTTTACTGAAACCTTTGGAGACGCAGATGCTACCCCGCATGTAGACCATCGTTTGGGTTTTTCTACGGGCACAAGTGGTATTCCCCCTCATACTGGTTCAGGATTGCACGAAGCGATTGTTTATAGTAGGGATTATTCTGTGCCAAATGCTGGCGTAGCGGATGTGGATGCTACCTGTGAATGTGACGATAATAGCAACGCGGGTTATGCTTACGCTGAAATAAAATTAGAGAGGGATGGATGTTGCTATCTTGAAGACGGTACGGTGGCTGAAGCGGGATCTTCTGATTGTGAGGCCGCGCAGCAAGCTGGCCATATGGCCGATCTTTTAACAGTTAGTTATTATACCAAGGGTAATGCGCATGAGGGTACTCCAGCTAGTGGAAACATCTTTTTTACTCAGTATTGTCATACAGATTTTTATAATTCTATTAACGGTTTAAGCTTTCCTAATGATAATACAAGTTGCACCTTAACTGGCGATTTCCCCAACGTAGGTAAAAATGGAGAGTGCTTTATAGAAATTGAAGACTGCGGTGAGATAGTGGGGGCTGTAAATGCTACGCCGACGCAGGGGCCAACTTGTACGGTTACGACCACGCAAACACCGACCGCGACCAAATCAGAAACTCCAACTCAGACAGCTTCCCCAACCGAAACTAGTATAGACTCACCTACAGCTACTGAATATGCAGAAAGAAGAGTGGTTATTGGCCTGATGCCTTGTAGTTTTACTGGAACTTTAAAAGACTACAGAGATGCTGGTATGCCGGGGTTGATAGCAATTTTCTTAGATGAAAATCACGCTGGGGGTAACTTTTTAAATTCTTCTCAGGCTTACAAAACTGGCGGCGGATGTTTTACTGGTGGAGTTTTGTATGGAGATAGAAGGGCATCTTTCGTAGCCTTGATAGAACTAAATTCTAGTGGCGTACCAACTTATTCTAACGATAGTAGGAATCCAGCAAGATATAGAGGCAGGGCTGTAGGCGGAACAACTCGGGATATTTATAATAGGGCTAGTGGTCCAACTCACGCTACTTTGCAAGATGCTTTTCCGGACCTGCAGATCTTTGTTGACTGTCCGGCTTGTGAATTTACAGAAACTCCCACCGCATCTGAAACACCCACAATTTCTGCAACTGCAACTGATACTGGTAGTGCTACTCCCTCCAGTACGTTGAGTGCAACGGAGAGCGCTAGCGCTAGTGCAACCGCTAGCGTTAGCGCTACTCCAACTCAGACTGATACGGCAACTCAGACTGATACGGCAACTAATACACCGACCGAGAGCGCTACGGATACGCCGACCGAGAGCGCTACGGATACGCCGACCCAAACAGATACGCCGACTCAAACAGATACGCCTACCTCCACAGCAACTGCTACTCAGCTTACACCTACATCTACCGCCACGGCTACAGTTACAGATATTTGCCCTCAATGTATAGAAGTAAAGAGTACTGGTAGTTATGGAAATAGCGGGGATGGCCTGTATGAAAAAGAGGGTTACCATAATGGTAGGCCATATTGGAAAAGTAAACATAGTTGGGCATCTGATCCAAATGGTCATATTTACTGGTGTAGCTCTGCGAGGCGCTGGAGATTAACAGGCACACTTGGTACTTCTAGTTATTGCGGGGGCAGTACGGGCTTGGGAGTAATTCTTGAGTCGGTAGATGGAGAAGATGATTGCCCCAGTGATGCCACTTGGAAAGCTTTTGATATGAGCTTGGGGTGGGTATATCTTCACCTGACCGCCTTGGGACATGGGAAAATACTTACGGCTCGCCCAGATTGTACGACTTCCACGGCTACAGTCACGCCGACCGAAACTGCCACAGATACACCGACCGAGAGCGCCACAGACACGCCGACAATTACGCACACAGTGACAGCCACGCAACCTTATGGGGGGACGTCAACAGTAACTTCGACAGACAGCCCAGCAGATTGTGATTATGATATAACCTTTAAATTAGATTGGCCAGCGGGCGATCCTTATCCAGACCTAGACCTTTATGTAAAATATGATAAAGCTAGCGATGCTGTTTACTATGGCCAATCAAGTCAATCAGCTACGGGATCTGAACTTTGTGAAACTTGGGAATTACAGTTTGTAGATGACATATATGCTGGATGCTCCAGCAGCACTTCAGACCCGCCAGAACAAATTAACGGTTTCATGCAGAGCGATGGCGGCTTTAAGGTTTGGTATAATCAACATAGTGATTGCGCTGCCGCTCCGTCTTGGGTTAGTGGTTCTATAGTAATTGATAATAAGGGGCAAGATGATATAGAAATTAACGGAACGGGAATTAGCGCAGGTAGCTCTCTTACTATAGACGGTTTAACTTGGGATTACGGTGGATATAATGCAGGATCGCAACCGGATTATACTGGCGGTACCTTATATCAAATCGCTGGGTGTAACTGCCCAACTCAAAGTGCTAGCGCAACGCCGACTAATACCTATACGCCTACCCCATCATCAACGCCAACGTCAACGACCGAAGGTGAAAAATGTTTAACTATAGAAAGTGCAGGAACTAGTTTAAATTCAAGTTTAAGTTTGTCTCCATTAGAAGACATAATATATTCTGATGATGGTTATATGACACATAACGGTGTACAGAGATATCGAATTAAAGAATGGCCGCATAGAATCTATGAATGGTCTTCACTGCATAGCACTAGTGTTAATATATTTTATAGCGGAGATTATTGGCGAGTCTGGAAGCATCAGGGCGGATATGGTTTTCCGGGCGACGAAGAACTTTCTGTGGCGAGTAGTACGGGCGGAGATCTTCCGTCCGACGTAAGTTATCCTAACCTTACAATAGCGTGGAATGACTGCGGGACAACTCCCACTTCCACTGTGACAGAAACCCCTAGCGCTACCCCAACTGTTACAGCAGTCGAGACAGCGACAGCAACTCACACCCCGACGCCGACAGCGACAGAGGCAACCGGTGATGAAGGCGGCGGCGGTGACAGCGATTGTTGCGACTGCGACAGCGCAATTTACGCAATGCAAGCATGTGGTTCAAGCGATACAATACTTGTTTTTGGTAATGAAAATCAAAGTCAAGAAGACAACAGCTATAGTGCGTCTTCTCCGTATATAATAATCGGTTCGCTTGACGAAAGTATACTGTGTGAACCATTCTGTGCTAGATTTGTATCTTATACCGTCGACGGGTATACATATAATCCCGGTGAAGATATTTACGGGTCGAATCCCGACCCAGCGACGGTGGTGGCCACCGTCCTGTCAGATTCAGTTGTTGAGGGGGTTACTAACGGTGGCACTGCAACTACTTACGCAGATTGCACTGCATGCCAAAATGATTGTGATAATTGTTAATGAAATATTATGGCAGAAATTAAACAACCAACTGTAAATAACTGCGGCGAACCGGAACTTCCGGAAGGTCCGTACATTACTTATTGTGCTTATGAGTTTGTAGCGTTTTACGAGTGTAGAGGTAGCGGTGCGCAACAAAACAATAACGCGACTATATCCCCAATAGGACAGATAGGAACTTACACCGAGGGGGGAAATGGAGAATGGAACGGCAGCGTTGGATTTAGGGATATGTCTTTTACTTATGCTGGCAACCCAATAGCTATAGCTTATGTCGGTAAATTATCCGCTGGTTGGATGGATTATTTTACTGACGCAGACGCAATGAATCAAGGGTTTGTCGGACAATGGTTTGCTGCTCCACAGCATAACTACTTAACAAACCGAGGGCATGTTAAAATAGCAAAGTACATTCATGTAGAAATGCACACAATTAGTAAGGAAGATTTGTATGGAGAAAACGAGCCTGAAGATGGTAATGAAATATGGGAATGCCCCAAAGACCCCCAGTGGAATAGGGTTATAAAACCAAACAATGAAAATGGCGTTGTTATAGACGATGAAAATGGAGCAGGTCAAATTCCCACGCCTGAAGTAATCGACTTCGGGCAAGATGTATGCCCAAAATATTTTCAGTTAGATCCCTGCATAGATTGTAATGGAGAAACAGATCCAGAGCTATCGAGTTTCATATTTGAAATACAAGGCGGCAACAAACATATAGTTACTAACAATGCCTCTATTATTGAGTACCCAGATAAATCAAATGATTGTTACGCTTGGACACAAATTCAACCGCAAAATCAACAAGGCATTCTTCCTAGAAATCAAAATCAAGGATATGATACATTTTTTAATTGTGATGAGTGTAAAAAAGACTACTGGATAGTTATTATATCTCCAGTCTCTGCTGTAGATGCTGCTCTACCCGCATCTTTAACTTGGGCTCCTGAGTTTGCGCTAAAAATACCAAGATTGGCTGAAGGCCAAGACCCGCCCAATAACGTTTTATTGCAGCAACTAAACATAGCTGGCGCTCTTAGTACTGGTAATATGGCTTTTTATCGAATGGCGAAGGGAGCGCCAGAATTTCCGGGTGGGCCGGTTAGTGATCCGGTCGCCGCAGCTAATAGAGCTTTCGTTGGACAGCTTAGAAATAGAAAGAATCCCAACGAATTTGTTTACAAGGGGCAAGATGGTATTTGTCGTAGAGCTTATATAGCGAATCCAGCTGATTGTACATCCAGCAAGCTGGACGAATGGACTCACTGGAAATATAACGCATCAACTAATCAGGCGGTTCGCAGCGATGACCCTCATTATATTACTTCGAACCAAATTGTATTTGGCGCTCAGGGCGTGTTTTACAATGATGACCAAATATGCGAATGTTTTGATCAAAACGGAACAGTGGGACCTACTAATGAGAAAAATTGTAACCCCCCACCAACCATAACTAAACACCCAGAGCCGGTAGAAATAGAACTTTCCAGCAAAGATGAGCGAAGCGGTAAGCAGTTCTCATTAACTTTTACGGTTCAAGCTACACCCGCTAATCCCGGTGATAATCTTCAGTATAAATGGTTTAGGTCTCATCAAAATGGGGTGACACAATTAAACTCTAACACCGACACTGTTACTTTTAGTAAAAACTACTTACTATCAGAAGGTCATGGGGCACCTAATGGCGCGAGACTAAATGTTAATCATTTTGTATACTGTGAGGTAAGTAATGGCGGCGGAACACCCGTCAGGTCTAAAGCTGCCCCAATTAGAATAGTCAGAATTCCGCATAAGTTATATGACGACGACGAACCTACTAGACTGGTGTATGTTCGTATATGGTGTTTAGACCAAACAGAAGCTAACAGCATGGTGAAGAGGAACCCGTCTCGCATTCTGACTCCAGAACAGGCAAATCTTCAACCAAATGGAAACGCTTCTAAATATATAGATCCAATCGCATTTGATCCTAATGAGACTTATGTTGGAAAATATTATGTCCAAGAAAATGGAGAATCACGCTGTAATGGCAAGCTATATACAATATATAAAGTATACCAAATTAGAACAATTCCGTGGAAAAATATTGGCAACAGCATGAAAGGCGTTCAAAATCCAGCAACAGACGACGAACAATTCGTAGGAGAATTTGTTTTAGGTTCGCCTTTGCCAAGCGCAGCAGATTGGAAGAATAGTGCTGGAGACCACGTTACCTCTTTAAATTTGACCTTATAAATTAACTAAAAAAAATGATAAAAATCACCAGTAAATCAACTCTTAGTGTAATATATTAGTATGAAGATAGTCGACATAGCAAATGAAGTATATATGGAATTAGGCGAGTTATCGAGCCTTTCTATTCCTGCCATTGCCTTTTGGCTTAGGACCAACATAGGCACCTTAAATACAAGAATAAATGGCACTTATTCTATAGATACTGACTTTGAAGTGACTCCGGCTCTTGGGCTAAAAGAAAAAGATATTCTTAAAAAGATGTATATGGTCCACTATTACGACACCCAACTTCGCTCTTCTCTGGGTGCAGCTTCAACTGATACGTGGGTTGAAATTTCGTCTGATGGGACCTCAGTCCGAAGAGTTAATAAAATACAACAAAGTCAAACCTATCAGACAGCCAAAAAAATTGAGCTAGAAGAACTAGAAAAATTAGTACACGCTTATAAAGTTGACGCTTCTTCCCCAATACAGGTAGCAGGTACAGACACAACCGAGGGTCTCTATTCAAGATCATCTAACCACGCAAGAGAACAGGAGTAATAAATGGCTAGCTTACTTACAGACGCAGATAAGTTATCTTTTAGGAATTCTATTATAGATTTGTTTGACACTTTTTCGCGCGACATCGTTGTTCATAAAGAACCGCAGCAAAAAATTTCTTCAGTAAATCCATCTACACCTTTACTGCCGGGATATGGGCACGAGTCCTCTCCGACAAACGTAGAGTTCGTGGCTAAGTCTAAGAGCTTTAAAGCTATGGTGCGTTACTCTGGCAAACAAGAAGTAGAGACAGACAGCTTTGCGGGAACAAAGATTCCCAAGGGTATGGTTGCTATCAAAGTTCAGTCTGAAGCTAGAGATTATATAAACGACGGCACAACCGAAAAGATTGTACTTGATGGCAAGAACTTTAAGCTAGCTAGTAGTGATGCAGTGAAAGATCACTTTGGTTACGCTTTGTATGTATATATGGTAGAAGAAATTAAATAATGGCCAAGTATACAAAAATTTTAAGAACTAAGGCTATGAATAAATTAGCCTCTGATAAAAAAATACATCAGCAGGTATATAGAAAAAGCAAAGAGATATTTGATCAATCAAAGAAACGCATGTTGGATGACTTTATCAGTCACCCTGTTTCTCAGGAGATCAACACCGGCCCAAGCGCTAGTAATATAAGCGGAACTATAATTGGAGGTGGAAATTTATTTAGTTTTATAGGTTTTCACGAAGGGGATAGGCCCGTTAGGGATGTTTATAATTTATTAAAGATGGGTACTTACCTTAGTGGTAGAACCCCAAGGGTTGTTAGAAGAACTAAAGATAGAGTATATTTAGGATTTAGAGTAGTAATGCCGACTGTAAATCAATTAGCTAGTCAGACCCGAATGCCTTGGGAACCGGGTAGCTGGCTATTTAAGATAGAGCAAGGTATATCAGGACTGGGCTACTATATATATCAAAAAGGTATTCAAGGTAGTAGGTCTGGTACCGGTGTACAGGCCGATGGAAAAGTTAGGCAGGGCGTATTTAAGAAAACGTCGTACATGTCTGCAATTTTAAACACGTTTAAAAGGAATTTTACTAAATGAAAACTCAGTACGAAAATAGAGTATTATCAAGCTTTATGCTTTGGTTTGACCATACCCTGCTAGACAAGGGAGAGGCTTTTACGAATCATAGTTCAAAGTATTACCCAGTAGATGGAACTTATTTTGGTTACACGACTTACGGAGCGCCGTTTAAGCAGTTTGTAACAGATTCTTCAATAAACAGCGCTACGGTAGCAAGCGGAGCTTACGTAAGCGGCACATCCGCAAGTGATTTAAAATTAACTGGTCAGCACCCAGTTGTTGACATTAATTATGATCAAGGGCAAATTTACTTAAGTGGCTCTGTCGCTAGTAATACTGTAGTTAGCGGTAATTATGCCATTAAAGACTTTAACGTTTATCTTACTAGCAAAGCAGAACAGGAGCTTTTGTTCGAGGACGCTATAAAACTAAGGCCATCTACCACTCAGACTGAGACGGGTTTGGCCTCGAACGTTTCTACTTATCCAGCCATTTTTATTAAAAATAATGGTGGAGAAAATGAACCTTGGGCCTTTGGCGGTCAAGACGTTACCAAAACCAACGTTAGGGCAATTGTTCTAGCGGACTCTCAATTTAACTTAGACGCGGTTTGCTCAATATTTAAGGATACTCAAAAGGAAATCGTTAAAATTCTACCGGACAATAAATATCCATTTAATGCTCTAGGTGGACTGAAATCAGGTGTATATAATTACACGGGACTAGTGAACGGGATATCAGATGAGGTCTATTTAGACAAAATCGAAGTATCGCGGTTTAGTTTAGGGTATATGGAAAATCTTAATAACAGCAATCCTGATGTTTTTAAGGCAATAATTGATTTCGAATTACAAGGGTACCGCTTTCCTCGCGCGAGTTAAGCTAGACTAAATAACAGTCCGTAAACTAACAACTAACAAAAAAATATTAATATAAGGAAATAACTAGTTATGGCACGAAATAGAGTAATTTATCAAAGTAAGGCCGTGTACGCTGGACCAGACAAAGGCACTGATGATGCCTATGGTAATGAGTCCGGAGCAACGCAGCCTACTCAACTTAAACGAGTACAGAGCGCAAACTATGGGTTTGACGTCGCTCGTACTGATGTAAACCAATTCGGTGAATTGGCAGCTATCGACAGAATCATTCTGGAGAGTCCAACCGTTAACTTCGACAGTTCGTGGTACGCATGTAACTGGTACAATGAAGACGTTATTGGTCTTACTGTTACTAGTGGCATTGCTCACAGTAGCGCTAACTTCTCTGGAATTTTGTCTGACATTTTAACCAATGGCGCTGACGAGAGAAACTATTATGTTCGCGTTGGTAAAGACGGTGACGATATGAAAGACGTTGTTACTGGTACTGCCGCTGCTACGGGCGATAATGCTGTTATCGGTATCGGTAACGCCTTCTTGTCCAACTGGACTTGCGAAGCAGCCGTGGGTGGATTCCCAACTGCGAGCATGACTGCAGAAGCCTTGAACATCAAGTTCGACAGAAACAATGATGGTGCAGCCACTGGTAAAATCCCCGCAATTGACGCTGCAGCTGGCACAGCTAAGACCGAGGTGTATCGCTTGAGCGGTTACAACTCGTCTGGTGAGTCCTTAGACGGAACAAGCGTTGTTAAGCCGGGTGACGTTACCCTTACGCTTCCAGCTACTCAGGGCGGAGCGAACTACACCAATATGCACATTCAAAGCTTCAACTGCTCGGTTGATCTCGCTAGAGAGCCGATCAATAAGCTTGGAAGTAGATTTGCATTTGCTCGTGTTATCTCGTTCCCGATTACTACTACGCTGAGCGTAGATGCAATCATGAGTGAGATGAGCGCTGGTAACTTGGTTGATATTGTTGATACCAACGCTGACCAAGAGATTATCGTCAACATGAAAAATGGTGCCGGCGGCGCCCACATGGCTATCGTAATGAAGAAGGCCAAGCTTGACAGCCAAAGCTTCTCACAAGGTATCGGTGACAACGAAACTGTGACTCTTAACTGGAGTGCTCAGATTGGTTCGTCCGGTGCTACCGACGTTGGCTTATTCTTGAGCGGTAACTCTCAATAACATTAACCGACATTAACTTAAACCAAACCCCCCAGAAATGGGGGGTTTTTTATTTTATATACCCTTGGCTTTTTTCTATAATAATTAGGAAAAAGGAAAATGGAAGCATCTCCGGATAAAGGCAGGGAATTCATAGAATTTCATCATAAACGCAAGACTATTAACTTGTGTAAGTCTTTTTTATTTTTATTAGAAGACTTAAAGGGCGCTCCCATAACTGAAGAAAAGTACCAAAAAATTAGAAAAAGAGTTCTAGATATAGGCAATGATTCTATAAGAGAATTTGACGAACACCTAGACAATTTTAATATAAGAATAAAAGGCTAAAGGAAATGAAAAAATTATTTGAATTTGTTATCCCAAAAGAGGAGATGGTCAAAGAGACCGAGACCGCCAAGAATGATAAAGGCGAAGAGGTCACAACCACCAAAGAAGTTAAAAAAGTCGTTGATAAAAACTTTTTTCTTCGCAAACCAACGAGAAAACTGTTTGACGAAGCAGATCTTTTTTACGGGGTAGAACTTTCCAAGGGGATAAAAGCAGGACTGCTAACTAGAGCCTTACTACAAAAAAGATTTAGTAACGATGGCGGTACACTAGGAGAGAAAGAAAAAGATGAATGGAATACTCTGTATAATGAAATTTTTGACAAACAGGTTGAGTTGCAAAAGCTAGCGCTAAAGACCAAGGCCGAAAGAACTCCCGACGAGCAAGCTAGATTTTTAAATTGCCAAGATTTTATTAGAGAATCTCGAGACAGAATCCAAGAATTTGAAATGCAACAGTCTTCTTTGTACGATCAAACGGCAGAAAATAGAGCTCGTAATAGAACTATCTTGTGGTGGGTTCTACATCTAGGCCACCAGATTAATGAAGATCAAGAGACTCCATTTTTCGGAGAAGGAAGCTATGAAGAAAGGCTTGCGGTTTATGATAGAATGGAAGAGCAAGAGGAAGATTGGGTAACTGAGTGTATTAATAAATTCTTCTATTACGTGAGTTTTTGGTATGTGAGTAAAACTAGTGACCCCGAACAGTTCAAGGAGTTAATCAAGTTTGCTGAACAACAAGACGAGCAAGGCACTGATGTCTTGTTTGAAGACGCAGAAGCTCCAACTGAAGAAGCTCCCAAAGAAGAAGCTGTTAAGGAAGAAGGCGAAGAAAAACCTTCTGAAGATTAATTTAAAATTACTCATTTAATCCTTATAGGGGGCCTACAAGGTAGGTCCCTTTTTTACTTATGTCAGAAGAGCCTATAAAAAAAGCTACAGAAACCGATCTAAAAGTCGTCTTCAATGATGTACTCAACGGGTACACTGAAATTACAAGCGATATTCTTGATGAGGGCGTACACTACGTAAAGCACCTTAGTCTCTATGATAATGTAAGAACTGACAAGCTGTATGACAGCTGCTTTAAGAAAGCTAAATCTCTGGGGCTGCCTACCGAAAAAGACCAAATAGAATATTTAAATGAAGAAAAGCTTTGGACAAGCGAAGAAGACAAGGAGTTACAAACAAAAATTCAATTTGCCGATAACTTAAAAGCCACAAAAAGCAAAATGTATTTAAAATCTCAAATACAAGCACTAGCAAAACAAATAGAAGAGGCAGAGACTGAAGTTGAGGGTTTAAAAATAAAAAAGATGGAGATGATGGGCTTTACCGCAGAGGCTTATGCCCACAAGCGCGCCAATGAACTTTATATACAAAAAGCTATATATAAAGATACCACTCTTAAAGAATTATCTATATCTGATGAAGTTTTTAATCATGTTACAGACAAGCAGCTAGGACAATTAACAAGAGACTATAATGATAGTACAATGTTTTTAACAATAGAAGAAATTAAAAAAATATCATTAATGCCGTTTTTTTGTAATTACTTTTACTTGTGTGATGACAACCCGCTAACTTTCTATGGTAAGCCTGTAATTGACTTGTCCTTTTTTCAGGCAGAATTATTTGCTTTTGGTAGATACTTCAAGAATTTAGCGCAAGAGTCTAAAGCTCAACCGCCCGATGAGATAAGAAATGATCCAGATAAAATGATTGAGTTTTACGAAATGCGCAAAAACGCTGATGAACTTATGGAAAAAGTCGAGGCTAGGGCTGGAGATAAATCTGGCGCATCTACTTTGGTCGGCGCGACGTCGGAAGACTTAGAGGCTATAGGCTACAAAAAAGGTGGTGCAAATACGATAGATTTAATGGATGTGGCATCTCAAAAGGGCGGTAAGCTTTCTATGGACGATTTCATAGATTTACACGACTAAAACACTCAAAAATGGTGTAATTATATACAGGAAAAAGGTATATGGCTAGAGATGACCAAATGGTAATGGATTTGAGGCTTAGGCTTGATAAAGCCGAAAAAGACCTCGCGCGCTTTGTAAAAAAAGCAGAACGAACACAACTTAATCTTAAGGGTATAGATCACAGGAAATTTACTCAGCCCTTGGGTAAGATTACCGGTTCTGTCACAGAGTTTCAAAAATCGTTAGACGCTTCTAACGCACGTGTTATTGCGTTTACTGCTTCCGCTGGAATTTTAATGGGTGTAACTCGCGCTTTCCAAGAGATGGCTAGAGCTACCGTCGAAGTAGAAAAGACTCTTACTGATATTAATGTCATTATGGGTGCTTCTACCCGTAATTTACAAAAGTTCGGAGCCGAACTTTTTAATGTAGCATCCCAGACTGGCCAAAGCTTTTTTGAGGTGGGTAAGGCTGCGACTGAGTTTGCCCGTCAAGGTCTTTCCATGGAGAAGACTTTGTTGCGCACAAGAGATGCTTTGATATTAACTAGGCTTTCTGGTATGGACGCGGCTGATTCCGTGAACGCTTTGACCGCGGCGATTAACTCTTTTAGCTCTTCAGCTTTAACTTCAACGCAGATTATTAATAGATTAGCGAACGTCGACGCAGCGTTTGCTGTTAGCACGAATGACTTGGCCGAGGCTATTCGAAGAGTGGGCTCTAGTGCGGATAGTGTTAATGTTACGTTTAATGAGATGGTGGCTATTGTCACCTCGGTGCAGCAGACTACCGCTCGTGGTGGTAACGTTATTGGTAACTCACTTAAAACTATTTTCACTAGAATTCAGCGTACTGAAGTAATTAACCAAATGAAGCGCTTGGGCGTCGAGGTTAAAGACCTGCAGGGTAACATGAAGCCCGCTATGCAAGTACTGCAGGAGTTCGCTAAAACTTATGACACTTTAAATCCCCAGCTTAAAGCTTCAACCGCTGAGTTAATTGGTGGTGTGTACCAGATGAACATCTTAAAGGCTATCCTTAAAGATTTAAAGAGTGATTACTCCGTCTACTCGAATGCCTTAGATGTCGCTAATAAATCTACCGATGAAGCTATCAAGAGAAATGCAGAATTAAATAAAACTTTATCTGCGTTAATAAATGAATCAATACAGAACCTAACGCAAGTCGGCGCTGAGATCGGCAAGTTAAGTTTCGAGCCACTGTTTAGAAGAATACTCGAAGGCTTTAACGCTCTTAAGAAAGACTTTACTTTATTCGGTGACGTTAGTGAGCTACTTGGATTTAGTAAGGAGGATGGTCAGAAGTTTGGCGGAGAGCTAGCTCAAAATATATTAAAGTCTTTTGGTAATATTTTATCCGGACCGGGTTTTATCGCCTTGGGTACAATTATTGGTAAATTGTTTTTAGATTTTGTGAAGTTCTTGGGGCAGTCAGTTAAAGACTTTGCAAACTTAAATAGGAACGCTCAAAAGCAACAGGTTTTACAGGAGCAAATTAAAAATACTTTAGCGGCAAATCCCGCCTTGGTGGATTCCATTATAAGGAAAGAGCAGACGCGAGAGCAGGTAGAAAAAAGAATATTAGACGCGCTTAAACAGGAAATTTTATTAAGGCAGCAAATAGACAAGTTAGCTCAAGGCTCCGGCTTTAGAGCTCAAGCTCAAGGCTTTAGTGCAAAAATAGATAAGTCTAGTGGAGAAAGCGAAATTACTTATGGTGGTAAAAGAAAGTTTTTAGGTCACATTCCCAACTTTGCAAACATGAGCGAATACATGGGTGCTTTGGCTGGAGGCTACAAACCCGGTGACATAAAGAAAACCTTTATACCTAATTACGGAACTGTAACTTATAATACCGCTGAACAAGTTAAGCAATTTCCGGGCATGTCTCAGCAGGCAATCATTCCGCCTGAAGATAGTAAAGCTGGCAAAAATTACAAAAAAGATTTTATAGGTCAACACGGATTTGATCCATACGCGAGCAGGGGTTTTGTGCCCAATTTATTAAACGTTCTTACCTCGATGCGAACTATCTTTGATAGGAAAGGCAAGGGGTCTACGGGAAGTATGACGAATATACTTTCTGCTTCTAGAGAAGACTTAATGAAAAGTCAGGGGGTTCCAACTTGGCTTCAGCCTATTTTGGGTTCTGCTTTGAGACCGGGAGAAAAAGTCCGAATTAGAACAATGGGTCAGCTTTCGGGAATTACTGGTGCGGAAAGAGCTCCGTTCCTCGAAGGAAGAGGAGAGAACGCTCATATAAAGGGAGCGCAAATGGAAGAAGCCCTTGCGAAAAGGCCGGGAAACTTCTCTTGGAAGCAAAGGTTCGCTGCTCCCAGTGGTAGGGGAGAGCTCGCCAAGATGCCTGTTGATTTAGGGACGAAGTCTAAGACCGGAAGAAATTATCCAATCGAATCTAAGCCCGAGCTTAAAACAAAACAAATCGGTAGTTTATTTTTAAAGACTTTATACGAGAATAATAGCAGTTCCCTTAGGCAACTTAGAAGTAGGTTAAAAGCAAAAGCTGACGCGGGAGATGCTGTAGCGGGTGCGCACTTAGACAAGCTTCAGTCAGTTATAACCGAGCAGACACGTCGAAGAGGTGGAGAGATATCAGAATATAGCGCTAAGAGAGTTAATACTTTAAGTGACTTTAATAGTGAAGTTGGTTTTGATTCGAGAAACGCCGCTCAAGCTTTAAGGGAGAGGCAGCGCGGGCTAGACGTATTCTCTAGAGGTTTTATTCCAAATTTTGACAAAGCTAAACTTAAGGATGAAACAGCTAGGGTTGGATTACTTTTACCACCGGGGAAAAGAGGTAAAAAACAGTACGATGCTCCAGTAAAAGGTAGCCGCAGTCAAAAGGGCGGTATGAGAAAGTATCGCATAAATGCTTTTGAACCAAATATACCTGATCAAGTCATAGACAGTCTTGAGGATAAAGTCAGGGAAGAAATGGAAAGGGTAGCGACTGAATACGCTAATCAATTTAGAAACAACCCACTAAATACAGATCCAGATGTAAGTAAATATTTTAACGCTGGAGCTATGGGTGCTGCTACAGGCGCAGTATTTGAAGCGGCGATGGATGCAGCTTTTCAAAAAAGTGTTGATAAACAAACTGCTACTTGGGATGTTAATACCACAACTGGTAATGTAAAAAATGCAATAGCAGTTATGAATCAATTTGGCGCTGAGGGCCTAATTGTTGGTGATTATAAAAATAGTGATTCTAGAGCTAATCTAGAAAGCATGGCTCACAAGATAGAAACTGAGTTTTATCCTCAATATGCTAATTTAGATAAAAAGACTAAAAAAACTGCTAGAGGAGCTAGTGCAGGATTCATACCCAACTTCTCGCCATTGACAGACGCATTAAAAACTGAAGCCGCAATGGGTGGAGAACCCGTTTTAGATTACAATTCTAAAGTTGGTTTGTACGTAAGAGATGGCAAAACACAAAAAGACTTTGGCGATGTAATGAGGGATCATCCCGAAGGTTTAAATGCGGCAATTAAAAACTCTAAATCAATGCAAGATAAAGTGGCCGCCGACGGTCACATTCCAAATTTTCAAGGAACAGGATTCGATGCAACGGTTATTACTGGATCCTTAGGACTTCTCGCTTTTGCGGCAAATGATCTTAGAAGCAATTTTAAAGAATTAAAAGAAGAGGGCGCAACCTTAGAGAAGGAACTGAACGAAAGAGTAGAAGCAGAAAAGAGAGCTATCGACGCCGCTAAAAAAGCCGAACAAGAGGCGCAAAAAGCTTCACAACAAAAAACCGCCAGCAAAGGAGATATTCAAAGTAAACAATCTGAACTACAAGCAAAACGTCAGCAGAACGAAGCGAACGCAAAAGCAAAAGCTGACGAAGCCTTTAGGGCAAAGTACGGTGATAAAACTAAAGGCGGTAAGGATCGAGCGCTAGATGCTCAGGGTAATCTTAGTCGTGGTGCCATGGGTAAAGAGCAAAGAGCAGAGTATGATAAAGTTTTAAAAAATCAAAGAAAAAGTAGAGAAAGAAACACAAAAGCCTTACAGCAGGAAATAGCTGACATGCAAAAAGGCAGGCGGGCCAAAGCCGAAAATATCACAGCAACCCGAAACGCATCTAAAGCAGCTAAAGCTACCGCCCAAACTGAAAAGTCATTAGCTAACGCACAAAGAGATTTAGCTAGAAAATATAATAAAGAGCAAGCCGGAGCAAGAGGGCAAATAGGCGGCGCAGACGTAAGAAGTAAAGGTGGAGCGGGCGGCAGACTAGGCAGAACCATGCAAAGAATGGGTCCGGGGATGCTCATGGCCGCACCAATGATAGGTGGCATAGGTAGACAATTAGCTGGAGATAACCAAACCGCGCAAGCTGCAGTAGGCGGACTGGAAACTGCAGCCAGTATGGCCTCTATGGGCGCTATGTTTGGACCAATAGGAGCAGGGGTTGGTGCAGTAGCTGGTGGAGTAATGGGTATAGCGCAAGCTGCACTAGGAGCTAAAGATCCCACCAAACAATTAGAAGCTAATTTACAAAGTGCTACAGAAAAATTAACTAACTTTAATAATAGCAGTCAGTCATATCTTACGGCACTAGACGCTTTTGAGGCATCTTTAACTGACCCAAATATGAAGGCTGAAGATAGAGTGAAAAGACAAGAGGCTGTCGAAGAGGCGTTCATGACTTTGCCTTCAGATATAAGAGCTAAATTTAAAGACGCCGCGGGGAGCGTCGAAGAAATTAAAGAGTCTTTCGCAGATATGCAAAAGGACTTGCAGCAACAGCAAAGGATAGCAGAAAGACAAAAAGCTTTTGAAGGCGAAATGGATGAAGAGCGCGGTTGGTTCGTCAACTTATCTAGAGACGTAGGAAATGCAATTACAGGAATAGGAAGAGAATCTGGAAGATTTCAGTCAGCGGACGATGTTTTTGACGATAGTAAAGAAGGTAAAAGAAGACTTAAAAGCTTTACTGGGTCAATTATGAGAGAGGTCGATACGAAAGGACTCAAGGGAGAAGAGGGAATACAAAAACTGAACGCAATTAGTCGGTTAGTAAATAACATGGGTGATAAGGCTAACAGTGCTGACATACTTGTGCTTAGTCAACATTTAGAAGACTTAGGCGTACCGCCCGAATATATAGACCAGTTAGAAAGAGTTAACAAAAATCAATTTGACGGAGCCAAAGCTTCGAAAGACTTAGCGGATGAGTTATTGAATGCGAGAGAGAGCATTGATAAATTTAACAAAATGGCTAAGCATACGGCAAACTTGCAGGCAATTAATAACAGGTTTTCCCAAACGATGCAAAAAATGGCGGCTCAGACAAAAATTACAAATGTAATTCTGAAGCAGAACCTAGCGATTGAAAAGCAAAGAATTTCAACACTAACTAAATCCAAATCTTTTAGAAAAGAAAGTAGGGTGAATTATGCGATGTCCTCAATGGAAGCATTCAGACCTAACGTTGACCCCTTCTTGGGCGGAGTAGAAAAAAGCAGGTTAGATTTTGATATAAAATCTAGAAAGCAAGAAGCCGACCGGTTGAAAAAAATGCGTGAAGTTATGACCAAGGCTACGGCAGACGCATTTGAAATAACACAAAAAGAACTTATTGACGCGACTAATAAGCTCGGAACAATTTTATCCGGATCAGTAGATACCGAGCAAAAAAATCAAAAGCTTTTAGACGATATAGCTAAAAATCAGCAGCTTCAAACGATGCTTACTCCAATTATGGAGCGTCACTTAAAAGAGCTAAAAGATAATCCGGAAGAGTTTAGAAATGACCCGCAAAGAACAAGAGATATAGTAAACGCTTTAAAAGATGCACAAGTAGATAACGCTGATTTAATCGGCGCTAGAATAGCATCTGAACTTGAGGGCTTAAACTCTCAAACGGCCGGTAAGCTTCAAGAAATTATAGAGCAGGGTCAAATGGAAAGACTTCTGCTTGAGCAACAACGTCAATTTGCTGAACAAGGAATAAGATTACAAGAAAGAATAGCTTCCTTCGGCGGACCTCAAGGAGGAATGGGTGATAGAGGAATCAGTGGGCTTTCTTCTAACATAGAAAAACTTCAAAAATCCTTTGATAAATTTGCATTGTCGCAATACGGAACAGACCGCAATACTGCCATGATTGACCAAGGTAGTGCCGCATTTTCTACTCTAGATTTTCTAATTAATAATATGAACCTAAGAGAGGGCGGTGTGGGAGGAGGCAAGCGCTTGGGACCGGGAGCATTTCAGCCTTTAGTAAGTAGGGCTTATGCTGGTAGAACCCTAGATATTCAACAGCAACTAACAGAAGCGGAAGATATAACCAGAATACAAATGGGCGGGCAGTTACCCCAAGACTTAAAAGACTCTTTCGAGGCCGCTAGGGGACAAGCGGACGATATAGCTTTAGAACAAATTGCTTCGCAATTAAAAATGCAAGACCTACCCGAAAACGTTCGGGTTATGAGACAACAGCAAGCGGTTGCGGTGGAAATTTTAAGATCACAAAGCAGCAGTCTGGTTGACAAAAACGCAAGAGCTTTTTCAGAAGCCTTAAAGGGTGCAGGCTTAAATATAAGTAACATCTCTCACGCCATAAAAGGTAGCGCAGAAGTTGGGGCAGAGGTTACCAAGGATTTAATCGATAGCACTCAAATCGACAGCATAAAGGAAAGAGACGCAGTCGCAAACGCTGCGATGGAAAATGCAAGGATAAATGCACAACTGCAACAAGGAGTGCAGAAAAAAGTCTCTGATGCAAATAGAGATAATATTAGAATATCTGACATCAGGCAAATAAACAGCAGAGAAAGACTTCAGCACATTGTAGATACTCTTGGTCAAACTCAAAATCTAAATACACATGGAATAAATGAAACCAATAAAACTGGTTTTGGCTTGGTCGCTGGTAATTTAGATGCCCTTCTGTCTTATCAAAAAAGTATTAGGATCGCAGCCAAAGACAAAGATATTGCCACCCAAGTTGCTAAAAGTGTAAATGAAGGCCGAGGGGGCGGTTTGGGCATCGCTCCAGACGGTACGATATCGGGACTAAGTAATTTTAAAATTGGAAATATTCCTATAACGAGCCTTATAAAAGATAACAAGTTAGTTGCCGGCGCTGAAAAAATCATAGAAAAAGAGCTTGCTAGACAAGCGGGGATTGGTGAGTTCCTTGATCCGCGGAACGCCGATAACGATAGAGTAGACATAGGGACGGGAAAACCAATGAGACCCTTGGGCGAAATCACTTCGATGCTTAATGCGAACGAGCGAGGTGCCACCGCGAACCGCTATACCCAAAGGATGAATGACATGGGTAAAGATATGCTCAGAAGGGCGGGGGCCGGTGGTCTTCCTCTGAGGGTCCAGACTTCTACCGGCGCTTACGCCGACCAACTAAATCAAAAAGATATGATGAGTTTCTTTGGTAAGCAAAGTATCGACGAAGTTGAAAAAATGTTGATGGACCCAAAACAAGAGGGTCAAGTGATTAAGCTTTTAAGAGCAGAAGCGGAAAATTTAATGGCTAATCAAGCTGCTTTTGATCGAGGGGACAAGGGCGAAAGTGAAACACTCAAGGGGCGGGGACATGATATTAGCCGCCAGAGAAATAGACTAGAAAGATTTGTAGGAGTAGCAAGACTACTTAGCACAAGGACCGTAGAGGGTCCCAGAGGCGATTATCAAAAGCAGATAGATCTTAGTCATGACCCACAGTTTAGGCATGCCGGTCCAGCAATGGACTTTCTTGAGATGCTGCGCGGTCGAAGTGAATTTAGCGCAAAAACGCCGCCCTCACAACGCACGACAACGTACGGTAGTTCTGTTCGGACCACCGCTTTCCCGCGCGGAGGTAGTGGCGCCTTTAATCCTTTTGCAGCTGCGTATGGCTACCAAAGCATAAGCGATGCTGCCTTGGCGGTAAACGATCCCGACAGCGTATTGGAACAGATTCTGGGAGAAAATTATGACAAATTAAAGGATAGAGAAAAAACAGACCTAAGACTTCAAATTAAAGACAAGCTAGAAAATCTAGCAATGGGAGCTAGCCCATATGAAACTAACATGCAAGAGCTCTTGTCTACAAGATACGAGCAAAACATTAGTAAGTTACTTGGTGATCCTCAAAGCAGAGCAAACGCTCAATTGTTTATGGGCGATAAAGAAAAATACGTGATGGGCGCAAATGACTTTGGCTTCAATACCAGAATATTTAATCAAGATGGTCAAGTTGTTCCGGAAGTTTTGAAAGAAAATAGAGACTTGGCCAAAATGATGCTATCCGCTGATGACTTAGCTCTACAAACTATGGGCGTCGAACCTCAAAAAATTGAGCAATTAAAAGCGGAGTTATCTACCTTCCTCAAAACTATAGATTTTATAGATAAAAACTCCAAGATGAGTCAAGAGATGGTCAAAGCGAAGGTGGAGTTAGAAAAAGCAGTAAAAGATAATAAGGTATTGGCTGCATTGTTCCAAAATAAAGAAGTTACTGCAAGGGAGGCAAATGACAAGGCAAGCTCGGATCACAAGGAAAACATTGATAGGCTTACTAGGCAAATTCAGTTTCTTAAAGACAGACAAAAGTTAGAAAAACTATCTATTACAGAAGAAAAGAATTTAACAGACCTTCAAAGGAAAAAGACTGTTGCGAAGTATAACCGTGGAGACGGAAGTCTTGATGACAGCTTAACTGATTTAGCAAATTCATTTAAATATAGCGCAGATCAAATGGCTGCGGATGGTGATATAGCTCTACAGGGATTGGGTCAAACATTTAGAAGCGAGGCAACTAGCGCGTTTAAGGCTTTGATCGATGGAACTAAGAGCTCTAAAGAAGCTTTCGGAGACTTGTTTAATTCCATTGGGAACATGGCTCAAGAAAAGATCATTGAGATGGCCGTCAATAGATATGTATTTAATCCCATAGGAAATATGTTTGGCGGTAAAAGCGGCGGAGTCGTTGGCAATGACGGCATAAAACGATTCTCTATTGGTGGAGCGGTGATTGGGGGGAAGTGGAGTTAAAGATGACGTTCCTGCCCTATTGTCTAAGGGCGAATATGTAATCAAGAAAAGCTCAGTAAATAAATACGGAATGAGCTTCTTAAACAGCCTTAATTCTGGTGAGGTGCCTGCCTCTGATTCTCCTGATCCTCAAGCTAATCTCAACTCTTTAGTTTCAAGTGTCGAGAGTAACAGGGGTGCTTACGCTAAATTCAACTTAAGAAACGCTTTTGTATATGACAGCGACAAGCCCGGCGCGGGTAGTCGTTATGCTATTGACTCAAGGCTTTCTAGGCAGGCCCTTACTGATCCAGATAATCCACGAAATCAATTCCGCATGGATAAAGTTGCTAACTTGTATGACTATTGGGCGCAAAGAAGGCAAGAAATAACTGATTGGAAAGAAGCCGTGGATACATGGAGAACTCAAAAGAGAAAGAAAATGCAGAACTCTTTGTGGATGTTTGGAGGTATGGCTCTCGCTGGTTCACTGTTTGGTGGCGGCTACGGCAGTACTTTTGATGGCAAAAGCGAAAATAACCTGTGGAGTAAAGGTAAGAATAAGTTTAATAACTGGAGGCAAGAGCGACGTTTCGCAAACGATCCGATGAACGCTTGGGACAGCGATGCTCAGGGCGGCTACAAAAAAGATACCGTTCCCTCCATGCTGATGGGCGGTGAATATGTTATTAATTCTGATTCAGTCAGGAAGTATGGCGTGGACTTCTTCCATCACCTAAACTCTGGTAGACTTCGTAAGATGGCAAATGGTGGTTACGTTGGATCAGAATCAGTTAACGCTGCCGTTGGAGAGACTGGATCAGCAGCAATGAACAACAATATCACAATCAACGTGAGCATTGATCAGAATGGCGATGTAACCAGCGATAACTCAATGAGTCCAGAAAGAGCGCAACAACTCGCAGCGCTGATAGAAAATCAAATCACCACAACTCTAGTAAAAGAGAAACGTCAAGGCGGAATACTTCACAATTAAGATTCTAAATCTTTCAAGCGTTGATCGATGATTGCCATCGCCTCGTTGAACACTACGTGACTGCTAGCGAGATCGCCGTGAATTAATGGAATGTCATTGTGAGGCGTAAAGTCTTTTACGATATTGTAATTAGCACTATACTTAGATTGACCCACGTAATTTCCGTCAATGGTTAATTCCCACTTCTCAACTCTTATGCTGCCCTCTTGTATTCGGGGCGGAAGGTTATGATTGAGGTGCAATACTGTCGAGTCGCTAGTGTAATCAATCGAGCTAACAGTTCTTTCTTCGATCGAGCTTACATCAGAAACGCTTGAAGCCAAAGAAAGAGTTACGCCAGTCCCTAGATTTGAATTACCATTGCAAGAGTCTGCTGGTGGAGTACTGTACAGCCCGCCATTGATTAACTCTACCGCAACAACCGCACCGTCACTATCCACCTCAGTTACTTGGATTTGCGCGGGCACATCGATTTGATCAATTGAATTGTACTTACACACTCCTCCCTCTGGTGTTATAATGTCTCCGACCTGATATCCTTCACCTCCGCTAGCGACGGAAACTGAAGTTACGCTGTGTTCGGAATACATAAAAGCTACATCATCATCAACCGAAACCATTGTGCCTAAATTTTCCGCAATTTTAAGTTGGGATGTGTTTAAGACTGTTACATTCTTTTGGTAGATAAATTTTCTTTTATCAATAACTCTATAAAAGGTATCGTCTTTATCAAGTAAAATGAAGCTGCCCGTTCTGACCGGTTCCCAGTTAGCTTTGGAGCAAGCGATTACTTTATTGGAGCCTTCATTTACAGAAGCTGTAAATCCATACTTTTTGTTAACTTTAATTGGCATAATTTTATTTTACTGTATTAAATATATCATTTTCTGGCTTAGATGCAATAGCTATCGCAGTGTTTCCAGCTTGAGATTTAGCTACGCTCACAGAGGGTGTTTTGGCGTATCCGCTACCCACCTGCGTAACCTTTATTTCACTTATGGTGCCGTCTACCAATACAGCCTCAGCTTTCATCTCAAAGCCTCTTACAGAGCGATCTGGGGCGCTTATGAGCACTTCTGGAGCCTCTGTATATCCGCTTCCGCCATTAACTACATTAATATTATATACATTATTAAAGCAATCGAATGTAGGAATTTCTGCTATATTGTATTTTTTTAGTTCTTCACCTAGGAGATCGGGCATATTTCTTAGGTGATTCTTGATTTCTACTATATGTTTAGTACATTCTTCGCAGTCACTTTCCATGGATTTCATGAATTCTGCGTCTAGGCTATATAGTAAAGTATTTCTTTGTTTTCTGAATTCGTCTATTTTAAAGTCTATAGACAAAGACTTTTCATCAAAAATGTCTAACTCTTCATCATAGTAATATTGAATTTGTTCTATGTTGTATGGGGAGTTCTTAAAGAATTTGATGTGCGCCACATCTTGATGCAGGAACTCTCTGTTTTTTGCTGAGTAGTTATATATCTCAGTGTAGCTTTTGCCGTCAGGTACAGAATAAGTAACTCGAGTTTTATCCTTAAAAATAATTAATAATAAATTTTGAGTTGCATTTTTCATTTTATACAAAGTCCTTCCACTCTCCGGATCCGTCACCCCCATCCGCTACAGTTTTAGTAACATACGGTTGGTTGTAGAATACCGCTTTATCTATGTTTACGATACTCGGGTGTGATGGCAGGTATGCGTTCTGACTAGAGATGCCATAATTGTTTGTCGTTACTACACCAAAGAATCCTTCATTTAAATAGCTATCGTCAATCATTCTACCTAAATGGATATCAAAGTACTTTTGAGTTTTTACTAGCCCGCCAAAGCCCTGACCAAATCCTGCCGGATGATGATTCCAAACTCCGGGTATGTTTTCAAACAGATCTCCTGAATCCAAGTATGATAAAACAGAAGACGGAAATATTCCGTAACCATCTTTAGCGAACAGTAAGCTCTCTGAGAAGTGACTAGCGGCAGGTCTGTAGTCTGTAATCGTACCTCCGCCGTCAGTTTGGAAAGAATCTGCGGCTCTGGGAGCGGGCCAGCTTTCGTACTCTCCATTCCAGCAGTTCACACCCATAACCGCATAGGAAGCTAATCCTGATTCATCGTTTGGTTGGGGCAAGTTGTTTTCGTCAAAATAAACTCTAAATCTTCTAAATCCTCTTAGAGGTCTTGTCTTGCCCGCTATAGCTTGACCCCTTTCATTGTATGACTGTTTTCCATCATAATCGTCTCCGTCAGCGCTACCCAGATCCATTAGCTGTGTGTAGTCTTTTGCGATACCCGCTTTTCTTAACTCTGAGTCTAAAACAACGGCCCCACCACCGGCATCCATCAGACCAAGCCCTGTTAAATCATTATGCAGCGTGGCTCCCTGCACTTCAAATAGAGGATATGAAGCACCCGTTGTGACACCGCCAAAAAACTTTTGAGTTGCCACGCTTGAACCAGACCTGTTGAAAATGGTATCGTAGTCTATAATAATATCGTTTATATTGCTGCCATCGTAGTCTATCATGTCGGCCTGCGCGGTTCTAAATTTACACTGCGCGAAACTCTCTGGGTGATTTGGGTAAGCTGTGTATTGAGGATCGGTTGGGTTATATAAATACTGCTGATCATCCGTACTGGCTACTTGCATCAACGCGTAATCTTTAATTTTGCATGCATATTCATAAAAACCTCTATAATCATATAGAGTCATAACGTCTTTTTGAGTAAGCACTTTTACGTGAGAAATGCCTTGACCTTCCCATTGTCCATTGACGTTAATTCTTAGCCAGTATTTAAACCCGCCTTGGTTCGCACCGTAATATTTTGTTGGGTAGATGGGTGTGGAGAAAGTACCAGAAGTGTTGCATTTGGGTGATCCTTGATCTGGGTCTCCCAAGTATTGACCACTAGTCCCTACGCTTAGTTGGTAAAATGAATTATGTATCGTACCCGCAGAACCCGTTGTATCTCTAGCAAAACCTAGCCACAGCCCGCTCGAAACTTTGTTAGCTTCACTTTCTATGTTTAGTAACCCACTGTTCCAGCTAGCGTTTAGGTTGTTATCTTTTATTTCTTTATCAAATGAGTCGTACAGCTTGAGCGCCATATAATACGGAGGAGAAAATTCTCCAGTTAATGACGGTTTAAATGTAATTTTTGAGTCAGATGAATTTAAAAGGCCTCCTGCGTCTACTTCAAAATTAGTTTCTGATATTTCGTACTCGCCGCTCTTAAATAATTCTCCAGAGCTTATAGTTAATCTTCCATCCCCAGTGCGTTGGCTAAAAGATTTTGCGGTGCCGTCATTGTTAAAGTCTGCACCAGAGAATGGCTGTTTAGATATATAAGCGTATCCACCCGCTATATCTGGTAAGGTGTTACCGATAAAATCTAAATTTACAAAACCATCGCTGTCTAGGTACTGATCAGTAAATATCGCATCGCAAGCTTGTTGCGGTCCGACAGTACTATAATTGTTTACTCTTGGCGTCAAATAATATCCGGTAGGTTTAGGATTTAAAACTTCCATTATGTCCCAGCCAAAATATGTTCCAGCGTTTACTCCCGAAGAGCTAACACCGTTAGAATCTACAGCTTGCACCACTACGTCATATCTTCTTTTAACTCCACCGGGCATAGCTCTGTTTTTGGCAAAGGTAAAGTTAAATATTTTATCGTTGACGCTGTACGATGCAAGTTGTGTACCCGGCAATGCGGAAGTATTACTGGGTTCATGTATACTTACTTTGTAGGTTATGGGCAATGTAAAGGTCGCTTCGTTCAAGAACTCTACGCTCCACTGAAACTCTCCATCTTTGCTATTGTTGAAAGAGAAAATTTCTTTATTTGAACTCGTAACGCTGGTGGATTCCCTAGTCTGGTTAAATACATAATTTGAAGCTAGCCTAAGGGAGTGAACTTGTACGTCTTTAATTGGAAAGTGGTTAGACACGGTTATAGTTCCGCTATCCGCATAATTGGAAGATAGCGTTCCTACTGAGTTTATTGCGAAAACTCTAACTATATAATCTCCGTTATCTGCAGGTATATAAAATGTGTATGGATCGCCGCTCTCGTTTACGTCTGTCAAATATACCGTGTCAAATAGGTGTTCATTTTTAGGTATGCTAGTTGCACCGATCAAACTGCTAGTCCAAGATGTGCCTGACTTAACAAAAATTTTGTAGCCTATCGTGGTGCCCAAGGTGCTAGGCGTGTCTACTTTGATTTTAATTCTTTTAGTGTCACCGAATGGGCTGTCGGGATGATCTAAAACGCTAGTAACTACGGCGGACGGCGCTGGTGGGGCGGCAGTTATATTCTGCGGGCTTTTAACGTAAGAGTAAATTATTCCGGATTCTAGATATCCATACTTATCTTCATTGTGAAGCATGGCTTCTACGTTAAAGACTAAGTTATTAGAATTTTCTTTGGTGGATACTACTGAGTATAAGTTATTACTTTTCTGATCTAGTTTAACTATGCTCCATGTTGATTCGTTTACGATGTCTTTTCCAACAGACGAAAACATATCGCTCGTATAAGATATCTTGGTGCCGCTAACTTCAGAAGATCCACTAATAGCCACGTTTGAAACTGTTATGCCCGCGGTAGACGGAGAGAAGTCAAAAGTTTGTACGTGAGAGTTTCTAAATGAGCTTTGTTCGCTCTGTGCAGAAATGTCAACTATTGACTCGTCATAAAAGTAAGTTGGAGTAGTTAGAGTCAGAGAGTAGTTTGAAGAAGAGTCTAGACTAACTGATCTGTCTAAAATTATAGATTGACTAGCTCCAGAAACAGTTCTGCCCGCTAAATTTTCTTCAGATCTATTTTGGTCTGTTACCCTAATAATATCTCCGGGTCTTAACAGCATAGCTTCGGGCCCTGTTGCAAAAGATACCGTTTCGGTTTGTTCTATCTCTGTGGACAGGATCCATCTTCCCATTCTGATTGCTTGAGACCTACTTGTACAAGCAAAGGCGGTAACTTCTTTTTCTACAACCCCATACTTTCTTATGCCCTCGGTGTTTTCAACGTACTCCACTGCTGGTTTGTACATGTTATCTCTATCGTTGTACCTAACGTAACAAACTGTTGGAATACTCTGCTTGGTTGTGGAAGAATAAGTAAAGTTGCCATCTACGACATTAGCGTTATTATATAGAGCTATTTCATCACGAGGCTTGTCGCAAGAAATATTGACTCTACCAAATCCGTAATAAGCTATGGCTCTAAAGACGCTGGCAAAATCTTTTATTACCTTAAACGCTTCCTCTCTTGTATTAATTAAAACGTTGCAGGTAAACCTAGGTTCGTAACCTCCTTGTCCATCTGAAACTAGTTGATCGCAAAATTTAGCAATCTCATACAGGGTCCATTTGTCAACTTGTACATCGCCTAAGAATTTGCCTACGCCATATCTTTTGTTAGTAATTAAATCATAAAATATCCAAGCTGGATTATCGGTCCATTTTTTGTCATCTTGGAAAGTTCCGTCCCATATATCTCCCGCTAGTGCTCCGTCAAAATTGTACTGTCGAGAATCTGGATCGTATCCAGTTGGTACTTTTACTTTTAGTAATTTTAAATCATAACTTCTATTAGGTACTTGAGAAAAATACTCCGCATCAAACTTTAGCGAAGCTATAGCTGAGCTTGGGTAGGCTAAAGTATCGTTTGAAATCTCTGTTATATTTTCAACAAAACTTTGATTTACTATATGACTCTCTATTGAATCCAGAGTTGTTCTTACTACCTCTATTTCCCAGCCGGTTAGTTTATCATTAACTAAATCTTGATCTAAGTTGATTGTGTAGTCATGTATGTAGGGGCTTCGTATTAAGCCTCTGATTGCGGAGGTTAGTGGCTTGCCGGTCGATTGATTATTACCCGCGCCACCAACACCATACCATTGTCTGTTTACGCTAAGGTCAGAGTTGCCAAGTTTATCCTTGTAAATCGGCCTGTATCTGTATTTAAAAACTAATTGACTACCCCTTACTTGGCCTACTTCTTCGTCTGGCCAAGTACCTTGTGTTAAGTTCGGATCGCTAGCTACCTTGGTATATGTGAGCGCTGGTATTTTTATGTTTACTCTTACGGACTGTAGGTTGTCATTAAAAAATCTGTAAGTCTTGGGGTAGTAATGAAAGTCTTGCGCTTCGTTTTGTCCGGTATCCGGCCCCCTTAGCCTTTCGCTGATTGTTCTAGTTTTTTCTACTGGATCAGTTGTTCCATACCAAGCCTCCCCACTTGTTATACCCGACACTGTACCGGGTGCGATAGCTGCTTCTACCGCTTGAAAATTGTAATAGCCATTAGTGTTAACAACGGGTGTATCATTTAAATAAATTGATCTTAACCATGACTCTGGCTGGGTTGACGCATACGGTTTAAATTCGCCAGTGGTCCAGCCTATTTGTCCTTCTTGCGTATCTCCGGTCGGTATCCATTCTCCACTAACTATACCTTCAATTTCTCCTTCTGATAGTAGATCAACCGTTCTTATGGTGCTTCTACTAGTTAAATATCCAGTGGTTCCCTCGTACTCGTGACCCGGCGGGAAGACTCCCGATATAACGCCCTCGCCCGAGTTGTCAATTAAAACAATTCTGTCTTCGCCGTAGGTGCCGCTATTGTTTGCGTTTATGCCGTCTACACTAACACCAAAAAGCAGATTTGTTTTTGAAGGCCCTAGGTGTTCTAGTATGTTGTTTATTACTGACATTTTATCTAAGTTTTCCAGCCTCTCTAACTAGTAGTTTTCTAGTGCCATAGGTGCTCATGATTACCTGACTGCCCACTATCAATCTACCGTAACCTATAGGCACGGGTCCACCTTCGTTTATTACGTTGACGGGGCCGCTAAATAAGTATGAGTTGGCTAACTGTGTTGGGTCCGAACTCGGGTTTACTATTTGTCTTTGCTCTGGGTACTCGGGTGGTTCTGATAGTAGCGTGCTAATACCGTTTGATATTAAGGCTATACTGGTTAACGCTGCCATTTGATTCGTAGCTGTCGCCAACCCAACGCCACCCACAAGAATACCAAACCATCCCATGAATGAGCCTTCCAAACACGGAACAATGTCTATTTGTTCTATGTCATTTCTTTCTAATGTAAGGTCATTGTAAGCCTTGTCATCAGAAGGGGTAGTTTTTTGATCATTAATCAGTACATCATACCTAGCGTATGAATTTTCTTTTCTTATAAAGAATTTTCTTATTGCGTCGTCTGACTGCGAGTTTATAGCGTGGATAGCTTCGCTGACACTAGTGACGTCTATATTCCATTGGTCTTTACCAACTTCCTCTGCTAGCTTTCCATGTAAATTAATAATAGCCATTTAAATATATTCTAAAAATTTTTGATTCTTAACACAGTACATTATTAATGGTAATCCATGCGCTCTACTAACTTTTTTATCTGCATCAGAGAATACGCCGATCTTATCCTCTGTGTGCGAGTGATAGTATGCCGTTATTTTTCCTAAGTTAGATACTTTAACATATTCGCTTGCGGTTATTCTAAAGTTACTTTTTTTATCACCAGCGGTGTTGGCGCACCTTTTCGATTTGAATTGATTGTCTGACTTGTATATGATGCCGCAACATTCGTTAGGCAATTCCGCCTGAGCGTGCTCAGTTATATCATTTTTAATTTGTTCGGTCAGGTATCTCATTATTGGACGCTTGTTCTAGTGTTTGTTCCGGGGAAACCGCCGAAAGGTAAATACGTGTTTGCTGGCCCCTTGTCTGTTGCTGGTGGGTTGGTAAATTTTTTGCCCGCGCCCGAGGAGCCCCATCTAAGTTTACAGCCGTCCATGGATTTAGAGCATCTATCCGCTTCCCAGTATTCACTATTGGGTGGTGGATTTCCGCTCGGTACGCTTTTCTTAGCTACGTAGTAATAGTTTACGTCATCTTTCGAAAGGTAAACCACTTGACCTGCTGTAAAGGTATTATTTGGTCTACTTTGTAAATCACTGATATAATCTATTACCGAGCTAGAAGTTACGGCTGTCGGATCGTACGAGCTTGAGCCGTCTGACCCAGTTATTATTCCCGTTAAGTTTTTGTTTTCGTCATTTGCGATTGGTGGGGCAAAGTCTGGTAGGTGTTCAGTAGCTCCATGCTCAGAAACAGAACCTAGATTTTTAAATTCATAGCAGCACCCTTCTCCTCGATAGGTAAATGGACAGCGGTTAGCTAAACAAACTCTACCGGGCACTTTAAAATTCTGTATATCTAAAACAGAGGATAGTTCGAACTGTATGCCGTCTTTATCTTCGCTAATCTTTCTCTCTACGAAATAGCTTTCTTTTGGAAACTCTGGGTTATTGTTAAATCCGCTAGTAAAGTCTCCTACGCCCTCTAGGTTATTAGCGCTATCTAAAAATTTGTAAAAAGTCCTAATCCTTGAAACTTTGGCGCCGATCATATTTTCTAATTCAAGAATGGCTCTTTTTAGGGATAAAAAATAGTTACTAGACACGCTTTCTTCAAGCACTCCTTTTAATGACGTCAGGGTTAGTGTTGGTCTAGGCAAGGAACCGTTAGAGTTCACTTCGAAACCATCCGCAATTATGGGCATGGGGTAATAAGTCTCGCCTCTGAAGAGAATATTTTTTTGATTAAAAGACTCTTCGTTGTGAAATCTTAATACATCATGAGGCAATGCAGTAGAATGCAGGTTTAAGGCAGACTTAATACTGGACAAATCTATTTCGTACAAGGACACTATAGAGCTAGACTCTAAAGAAATTACCTCTTTAGATATACTTTTAAGCGTGTTCTGCGCTGTAGTGGTAGTTATTTTGCTTGCCATACCTTATATGCCTCTTATGAGACCTCCATAAATTCGCACTGTATATTATAGTTGTCAGCAAATACAAATGTGCTATTAAAGCTTTTGCACACGAATTTTTTAATCAAGGAGTATGGCTTGGGGGCTTTAAAGTAAAAATGGCCATACCCTTCTCTTGTATGTAAAAAGTGAAGGATTGCGGCAGCTTCACGCTCATTTCTACTTTCAAAACTTAATGATAAATTTAATCTATTGTTATTTATCCCCTTTTTAATTCTTTGTTCGTAGCCGTCACCAAATTGTACAGAATGAATTGAAGGTTCATGATTTACCGAGACATTGTAAGAGGGTGACCAGAAAAAGTAGGGCTCGACTGTAGAGACTGAATCAATAGTTACATTTATGTAACCGTTCCAATAAGATGAACCCACCGCGGGTGTGCTTGAGTCACTATTGTCTTGAGACGCATACCAAAATTTATCACTATTATTTACTATGTCATTCTTTTTGTAGGCCGTTCCACCTATCCAAGACGATATGTTATATATTGACGCCATATTCCTTATACCTTTCTATCTTATTTACACTATAATAGTGTAATTATTAGTGGAATGTAAGCAAAAAGATGGTTAATTACTCCCAAAATCAAGTTAGAGTGCGTATAGGTGGAAATGATTTATTCTGTGACAGCGCCGCTATATCCTACAGTGTCGATGTTACCCCAAATTATACCATAAACAGCAAAAATGCTGATGAGTATATTGCTTCTAGACCTCCGAATGGATCTTTCAAAATCACTTACTTCCTTACTGGCTCAGATCCAATCTCTAATAGGATGCATGATGAGCGGACACCTACATCAATAAATTTTAATAGTTTAACTGTGTCATCTGGGTATCTGGATAGTTACTCACTGTCTTTAGCGCCACACGGCTCAATCAAGGCTGATGTTAATTTTTCTTTTTATGAAAAAGTTGGTGGAACTTTTGCTACATCCCAACAGTCTTTGTCTGACGCTCCTCCCTTAAATGCGTCTGATTTAAGTTTGGAAAATGGTTCTATAGTATTGTCTGACAACATATTGGACTTAAGTTATAGTTATCAAACTACATTTTCACCAGCATATGTCATTGAGGAGAACTTTAGCGCGGACGGTGTTAACGTGCAGGGAGTAAGCTCTAATCAGAAAAAGGTTTCTGCTAGCTTTAGTCTATACGATTACGACTTGTCTTTGCCGGTCTCAGGCGAAAGGGAGTCCTTTAAAATTAATTTAAAAGATAAAAATAATTCTAGCGTTCAAAGTTATTACATAAACGGACAGTTATCTTCTAAGGATTTTTCAGCGCAGGTCGGTAGTACACCGAGTTCTAGTTATGAAATAGCACAGGCCACGATTGGGGGAGAGACTCCCACAGTTTCTGGTATAACTCCATCCGCTGGGGGCGTTGGTTCTACTATTATGGTTTCTGGCAATAACTTACTTGATGTAGATCATGGTTATATAGGAGAATACGAATGTGAAGTATCGGGTTCTCCATCTTACAACTCTACAACTGAGCTATATGAGGTCGACCTTATCGTGGCTAATGAAATGCTAAGCGGGTACGTAGCTCCAGTCAAAGTAATCACTAAGGCAGGTGAAGCCTTGGGCCAAAGCTCCTCGGTCTTCACCTGCAATAGCGGGACACTTAACTTCTAGCTTTGACTTTTTTAAGCCTTTCAATTAACTCAAAAGTTTTTAGCTTGGGGATATCGCTTAGGCTTTCTACCGTGTCAAATCCTTCCGAGCCCAACTTAGCTTTTAACTTTTCAAATGAAACTCCTTTTTCATTCATAACTGCCTGAAGCATGCTTCTTGGATCCATCGACGTGTCGGAGGTAGCCATTGATGTGTTTGTGGCTGTGGGTGGTGCGTCTGCTCCTCCCAGTTCTTCTTTACCAACAATGTTAATCTTTAAGAAGTTGCGTACGCAGCGAACAAAGGCTCGGTTTTCTGCGATTGGTCCGAGGAAGTTACTAGCAAAACTATTTGTGTTACGGGGTGATGCGTCACCGATTGCTGAGAACGTTACTTCTCGACCTTCTGTTTCGTAATTTGGGATCCAGCTAATGCTACACGTTGCCGCGACGTATTCGTGGTGCGGAGATACGATTTCGTATTTTACATCAGTAAAGCCTCTGATTTGTGCTAGCTCCTTAATGCCCCCAAGGAGGATAATTAGCTGATAGTCTTTTAGTTTAGTTACGTCTGTTTCGCTTGTGCGATCTTTGTTTGGTACTAGGTGCTCTGGTTTTACCATTTTGCGCCAATCAATAAGTCCGTCCTCCGTGAAGAGATAATCGACGCCATTGATAAGCCCGTCTTCGTTACGGTCGATTTTTTTCATAAGTTATATTATAAGGGACTTCCGGCTGTGAGTCAAGAAGTCTTTTTCTTTAAAATTAACAATCTATCCAAGTCACTCCATAGCTCTTGGCAGTCAAGGAACTTGAGGGGTTTAAAGCCTTCGTTGTAGTTCATTGGTGTTTTTTCTTCTGGTGAATAGGTCCCGTATATAGCCTTATTTCTAATAACTGTTACTCCGCTTTTGAAATATAGATTATTAAAATCAATATCATTATGATCCTTTAGGAATTTATCTTTGGTCATTAATGGTACATTGAGTATTGAGGCTACATCTATGTAATCAAGCTTTAGCTTGTTAAACGATTCATCATCAAGGTGCGACATCAAGAACATGTTTACCCCTGTAGCTTTAAGGGAGTGCAAGTAATCGATATGGCTAGAGTCATTTATAATGAATACCAGTTCTGATATTGATTTTTTAAAATATTTTATTAGGTCTAGCCTGATTGGTTTGTCGGTGACTAGTGAGCAGGCACATTTTTCTAGCTGAGAGGCACACACGGATTCGTTGAAGTGCTTATCCATTCTTAAAATTAATGAATCTACGCCGAAGTCTTTCCAGTTACCTATGTGATTAGTTGGAACAACTTCTATCCTTTTCTGGGCGTATTGTTTACCGGTATAAACGGTTTCGAACTCGTATGCGTATTCTATATTGAGTAAGTCGCAAACGGCCTTCGCTATTTTTTCCGGTTTAATTCTGTCGATTGTTTTTGGGTCCTCTTGTAAGGCGTAGCTAGGGCACTCATTATCTTTTAGTGAGCTAATTAGCTTTACGTCTTTTCCTTTACTCCAGTATGGACCAGAATTTTCCGGTATCATATTTGAGTAGAGGGCGACTATCTTTTTTTGGTAACCTGAAGCTACATGAACTCCGAAGCTGTCAATTCCCAAGTGCAACATGGCGTTTTTAATCAAGTAGGCGGACTGGTTTAGGGTAGTTTTCCCCATCATCCCCATTGTGCCTTTAATCTGAGGTTCTCCACTGGCACCAATTTGAACTATGTGAATATTTTCTTTGTTGAATATCGGGCGAAGTATATCAAACACCTCTTCCCAGTAGGAATATTTTCTAGACTCGAAAGCTGCCGTTCCAAATGGTTGAAAAGTTATATACCTATCCGTACTCCACTGTAATGGTACATAGGAATCGTAAATATAAGGCTTATCAATCTTAGAGCCTGAGTTAAGAGCGAAGGATTCTACTATATGCATGTTACGACTCTAGTAAGTTCGAGGTTAGCTTATACAGAATCAGTGCTGACACATTACAGATGGGAGCTAACCATAAGCTGTCCGTTAAAACAAAAGTAAAGACAGCAGACATCCATACAGAAAAACAGAGTGGGCAAGTAATTAATCTAATAAAAAATGAATTTTTATTTTCTAATAAATACCCGTGGTAATCTAAGGTTGCTGTTTTCTCTTGCTGCTTTTCGTATTCGGTTACCTCAAAAAACTTGGCTCCACCGACTAGTTTAGCGTACTCTACAAAAGCATCGCTATTAAACCAAACTAGCATAACTAATGTGATTAAACTAATTAGAAATATAGTTTCAAAAATCATTAGAAGTCAATCAATTCAAACTTATCTTTGTTTTCTACGGATACTTGGCTTGCGACATTACTTGTAGCAAAAAGCTTTATTCCGAATTCTTTGGCAATGTCCAGAGAAGACATATCTCTTATGTAGATGTCATTAAACACTACTTCTTTAATTCCGTACGCCGCCACAGTTTTCATACAGTCATTGCAGGGGATATGGGTACACGCGAGTAAGTATGATTCACCGGGCTGAGCGTACCTCAACGCATTAACTTCTGCGTGAATTACCCTAACTCTCCTATGATCTCTATTTTCCCAATTTAGGCTAATACCAGAAGGTGCGCCATTGTACCCAAGTCCCGCAATGCTGTTGTCGTACCTGAGAACACAGGCTCCGACCTTCATAAAAGTATCCTCGCTTCTTTCACTTGCTACGCAAGCAAGCTTTAAGGCGTAAGCTTTCCAACTTAGTCTTTGGGGTGTGTCACTCATACTTACCGAGTGTAAACATTTTTTGGTCTACCAAACGTTGTAGGAACAGTTCCTACTTTTTTTAGGCTGCCATTAACTAGCTCCGTACGCATCTTCTTTCGAAGGGAAGATGAAGAAAGCGCTTTGTTAGATTCCGTCAGGCTGTCAAAGGTAAACTCGGTGTTGGGCCAATTTACGTTCACTTGTGGTCTACCGCGCCTAGGGGGAGTGCAGACTGAAGGCTGAGTAACTTGAGCGTTTTCTTGTTGAGTATTTTCTTCGTTATTCATATAGGTATATGATACCACGTATCTATTTATTGGCAAGTTTTTTTTTCGACATTTATTTGATCTGCACGTATAATATAGACATGACTATCCTCGAGGCGACCGGCCACCTATATAATTGGTATATTGAACACGACACATTTTGCATTGATAAAGATTTTTTGAGTTTAATCACAATCACCGAGCACCCGAATCAGGACAAGGCTACAGTATTGTGCGGCTTAAAGAAAATGAAAGAGATGGGTCTGGTTAGTGACGAGTGGAGTCCCGACGATCACCGACAGTACTGGGTGCTCAATAAATCACTAGGTTCTTACGAGCAGTCCGTTACTGTATCTCCCGACTTAGCTGTAACTATATCTAGCATAATTAATAGCTTTTGTGATAGGATAGAAGATGATAAAGAAAAATGTGACCCAACAAATATAGAAGAAAAAGACTTAAAAAATTTAATTTATATTGCTAACCTTTTAATTTCAGAAAAAAAAGATATTGACAATAATTCGGAGACGTAGTACCTTCATTCAAAAGGTGAAATTCCTTTTAAGCTCGCTGAGAGTAAACAGTGGAGTTTTCCCGAGATGAGATTTCCCGAATCAGGGCTTTTGGCAGAAGTCTATATTCAAAGGTATGCCTAGGATTTTATACGTCCTAAAAAAACTAGTGGGTAGTTCCCGCTGCAATGCCCCGGCGTGTTGTGGTTGACCATTGTAATGAGTTTTTAAGCACAGTTTCTCACCCTATATGGGAGATGGTTCTCGAAAGAGTTGCGTATATGTCTTGAATGTCCCATCAATTAAATCACTGGGTCTAAGAAAAATGTTTCTCATATACTAACGCAAGACCCTCCTAGTGGGGGTTTTGTGTCCTATGTTCTAGAAAAATGTAATTCCCATATGAAAACGTTAACGCTTCAGTAATTCATGATATAATTCAACATCTTCTGCGTAAAGCTCCTCTATTTTCCTGATAGACTTGCTGGTCAGTTGCGTTCTATTTATCTTAGGCGTTCGATTTGTTTTTTTAAGTTCAACCTTAGGGTAGCCTATCTTGTCTAAAATAAAATTAAAATCTTTTTCTAAGTTATCAAACAGCCCTATAAAGTCCACTTTAATCTGGTTGTTTATTTTTATAAAAAATGTCTGCTTTTTAAAGTGGGGCCTACCTATTGGGTTGACTGGGTGGCTGTGCCATTCTTCTATAAAGGTATTTATATCACCGTCGTATTCACTTAAGTATTTATGAGTGTTTTCATTGGCCCCCGGCTTCTTGTGCTCATAATCCCTCAAGTAGTAAAACGCTGACACGAACCTTTCCACGGGGTCTCTAACGAAGCAAAACTTAAATAGAGACTCAACATTGTAGCCCTTGCTTACATACTTAGAGATAGGCCAATGCGGAGATATTTCTTCATTAAAAAACGGGTACGACCAGCGCGCTGGCCTCCCCCACTCTCTCATTTTAAATTTAAAATTCCTTATACCTGCTAAGGTCTGACTAATAGAGGTGCCAGCGCTTTTGGGTATGTGAATAAATAAATAATTATGATCCATATAAGATATTTACACAGCAGTAATAAAATACCTTGACTTTTTACAGGAAAGACTATAAATTATTATTGTGATGCGTAAGCCGATTGGTATTAGTGGAGTTGCAGGTGCGGGTAAGGATTTATTTTTTTCTTTACTTTGTAAGCGTATGGGTGTTAGACGATTTGCTCTAGCCGACCAACTTAAATATGACTGCAACCAGTGGTGTTACGATCAATACGACATTGAACCCATCGGCTGCAGTAGAGAAGAAAAGGAGCAAATCCGAGAGTTTCTAGTTTTTCACGGAGTGTTTAAGCGTAAACTCACTAACGGCAGGTATTGGGTGGACAAGTTAACCCCAAAGGTAAAGCAGTTTTTAATTAACGCGCAGACTAACGACATTCCAGTAGTCACAGACATTCGGTATCAAGAATATGAGAAAGATGAAGTCTACTGGTTAAAGAACGAGTTAGACGGCGTACTTGTTCACATTTCTCAGTACGTAAACAAAGATGGAAAGCGTGTCTGGAAAGCGCCAGCCAACTCTGAAGAGGAGCGCCAAGATCCGATTTTAAAGAATCACGCCGACTTTTCTATCGAGTGGGAAAAAATAAAATGTGACAATCCGGAAGAAAGCGAGTATCTTAATCAAAAGGTAAAGGAATTTGCGGATTGGTACAATGGCGAAACTGAAAAACAGCAATGAAGAAGACATAAAATTAATTAAATTAATTAAAAATAACAATTGTAGTGATAGTTTTACAAAGATTATAGACAAACACGGTAATTTATTTTATTCTATGTGCAACAAGTTCGGCTCCAAGCTGGACCTAAACGAAATATACAAGGACAGAGACTTCGTTGTTTACAAAGCTATAACAACATACGACTCAACGAAGGGCGCTAAATTTTCTACTTGGTTAGCAAACTATGCTAGATTTCACTGCTTAAATTATATAAAAAATAATTATAAATATATTATTGATGATAGCGAAAAGATAACTCACTTCTTTAATGCCAAGTCTCTTTCAGAATATGATGAAAGAAAAGAACTAAAGAATGATTTAGATCACGCGGTACTAGTCCTAAAGAAAATGGCAGACCCAAGAATATATAAAATCTTTAAGCTTAGGTATCTTGACGCTGGACCCAAGTTAACATGGAAACAGATAGCAAAAAAATTTAACCTAACACCCCAAACCATAATCAATCTTCACTCTAAAGGACGCCGAGCATTAAAAAGAAAAATGAAAAAGGATTTTTCTCTTGACAAAGGAATGGATATCTAGTATCGTTTTGGAAGTATGAGTGATACACAAAAAAATAACAACGAATGGTCTGAGCGCGAGATCGGAGCTTTCTGGAAGCGCGAAGGCAAGAACCAAAAGTACCTAACCGGCAAAATTAAAAACGGAGACGGTACAGAACAACAAGTGGTAGTGTTCTCTAACAAGAACAAAACCAAGGACAACCAACCAGATTTTCGTGTCTACAAATCTGAGCCACGTGAATCTACGGAAACCACTGCCTCTACTGCGCAAGAGCAAGAGGACCTTCTGTAAATGAAGGTATCCTTCAACACTCCGATCAATAGAGTTTCTTTTGGGCAAGTCTCAATAGCTCTATTAAGAGAGGCTCATGCCAAACAGCATGATGTAATCTCTTTACCCATTTCTCAACCAGACGTTTCTTCAATTGAGTCCCCAAACAAAGATAACGCTGAGTTCATAAAATGGGTAGATCAGGGTGTTGAGCGATTCGGTTTAGAGCACACATCATCTAGGCCGACCTTTAAACTCTGGCATCTTGAGATAGTCAACGGTTTCAACAAAATAAGCGACAACCAATCGTTAATGACATTTCATGAGTTGGATAGCCTTACCCCCCTAGAGGTAAATATAGCTAAAAACAACTCAAAACTAATAGTTACCTCGAAGTACACCCAAGAAGTTTTTGCATCGAGTGGCGTAGACGCTCATTATGTCCCGCTAGGATTCGACAAGCACTCTTTTAATGTTGTGGGTAAACAATACCACACTGATAACAGGATTGTATTTAACCTGAGTGGCAAGTTTGAGTTTAGAAAACATCACGCAAAAATACTTAAAGCTTGGGCAAAAAAATACGGCAACGACAAGCGTTACGCCTTGCAATGTGCCGTGTTTAATCCATTCTTATCAGACCAAGTCAATAACCAAACAATTTCTAACGCTCTTGATAACGAGAGGTATTTCAATATTAGTTTCCTACCCCTAATGCAAACCAATGAAACCTATAACGACTATTTGAATTCGTGTAATATAGTTATCGGAATGTCCGGAGGTGAAGGCTGGGGCTTGCCAGAGTTTCAATCTGTAGCTGTAGGTAAGCATGCCGTAATTATGGATGCTCACGGCTACAAAGGGTGGGCTAACAGAGAAAACAGTGTCCTAGTTGGCTCCACTGGTATGGTGGACTGCGTTGACGGTATCTTTTTCAAGAAGGGTGATGCTCAAAATCAAGGTAAAATTTTTGATTTCAATGAGGACGATTTTATTTCTGCATGCGAGGAGGCAATCAAGAGACATCAAGCTAACCCAATAAACGAAGCAGGGTTAAAGTTGGCTGATGATTTTTCTTACGAAAAGTGCTACGATAATATTTTAAATATTTTAAATGAGTAATGCCAATATATCTTTTTAAAAACCCAGAGAGGGAAGAGTATGTAGAGGTTCATCAAAAGATGACTGAGAAACACGTATTCATTGATGACAGAGGCGTTGAGTGGGAAAGAGTTTGGACTGCGCCTACTACCAGTATTGGACTACAAAACGATGCGGACTCGCATCAACAATTCGTTGACAAAACCAAAGGGTGGACCACAGGCGACATGTGGGACTACTCTAAAGAGATGAGTGAAAAAAGAAAAAGTAAAAGAGGGTACGATCATATTGGCGAAGCGCACGAAAAGAACAGGCAAAAAAAGATAGATTCTCGTAAGCCAAGTAACAAAAAAAATAAAAACTGATACACCTTATAATTTGGTTGCATCTTTTTTTAACTTCAGAATACATTTTTCTTTCCTTTTGTCCGGAAAGGTTGTAAAGTAATATACAGAAACGGGTTATAAAGAATGAGTGAAGTTGTCCATGTAAAAAAACGAAACGGTCGGTTAGAAAATCTAGATATCAATAAAATAAACCTTTGCGCAGCAAGGTCTTGTGAGGAAATAGATGACGTCTCAGCTAGCGAAGTTGTTCTAGATGCTCAAGTTCAGTTCTACGATAAAATTACCACTAAAGAAATAGACCAAGCTTTGATTATGTCCGCTAGGACCAAGATCGAAAAAGAGCCTAACTATACTTATGTAGCTTCTAGACTTTTACTAGGTAATATCCACAAAGAGGTTTTCGGTGAAAGCCGCGATGGAGATGGCTTTGACCACCAGTATAAACTGAGTTTTATTCGTAACACTAAGAAGCTAGTTAAAGAAGGCCTCTTAAGGAAGGATTTATTATCTTTTGATTTAAAAAAACTATCTGAAGCTATGGTCTTAGATAGGGATTATAAGTTTAAGTATCTCGGATTGCAAATCCTTTTCGATCGTTACTTCTTGCATATTGACGGAGTCAGAATGGAAGCTCCACAATCGTTCTGGATGCGCGTAGCTATGGGTCTAGCCTTACACGAAGAAGACAAAGAACAAAAAGCTATTGAATTTTATCATGCGATTTCTTCATTTAGAATCTGCCCCTCGACACCAACATTATTTAATAGCGGAAGCGTTCGTAGTCAACTTAGCTCTTGCTATCTAAACACATTTGACGATTCAATTGACGGAATCTTTGAAGGCGCATGGCAGGAAGCGAGAAAATCGAAGTTCGCGGGAGGATTAGGTTTTGACGTTACGAACTTTAGGTCGTCTGGCGCTTACATTAAGGGTACCAATGGTAACTCTAGCGGCCTAGTTCCATGGCTCAAAATTTACAACGACTTACTCGTCGCCGTAAATCAAGGAGGCAAGCGTCCCGGTGCGGGATGCGCATACCTTGAACCTTGGCACTTAGACATCGAGGATTTTCTTGAGTTAAAAAAGAACACTGGCGATGAACGTCGTCGTTGTCACGATTTAAATACAGCCAATTGGCTACCCGATTTATTTCTTCGTAGAGTTCAATCAGATGGAGACTGGTATCTGTTTAGCCCGTCAGACGTCCGTGATCTCCACGAGCTCTACGGAGAAAATTTTGATAAAGCATACACAAAGTATTGCAAAAAAGCAGACTCAGGCAAGATAAAGAACTTCAAAGTCATTAAAGCTAAAGACTTATGGAAGAAGATGCTTAGAGTTCTGTTTGAGACAGGGCACCCTTGGATGACCTTTAAGGATAACGCGAACATGCGTTACTCTAACAGTCATGAAGGCGTAATTCATAGCTCAAACCTATGCACCGAAATCTTCCTACACACTAAACCTTCTAAATATGAGGGTGGTCAAAAAAGTGAGGTAGGCGAAACAGCGGTGTGTAACCTTAGCTCCATTAACCTCAAAGAGCACCTGAAAGATAACGGAAAGCTTGACTTTAACAAGTTAGCTAAAAGTATCTGCATTCAAATGAGAATGCTTGATAACGTTATCGATCTCAATTTTTACCCGACCAAAGAGGCGGAGAACTCAAACCTCAAACATCGACCCGTAGGCGCAGGATCAATGGGTTGGGCTGACGTTTTTCATTCTTACAAGATAGATTTTTCGTCTCCGGAGGCTGTTAAATTTTCTGATGAACTTTACGAGTTTATCTCTTATAATTGTATACTAAACTCTAGCAAGATTGCTAAGGAAAAAGGTTCTTACAGCACCTATGACGGCTCGTTATGGAGTCAAGACATTCTACCGATAGACACCTACAAGAGTCTAATGAAATACTTAGACCAGAAACCAATTAATCACCGTGACAGAAAATACTCACCAAAATGCGATTGGAAGATTGTTCGTGAACATATTGCTAGCCACGGTATGCGCAACTCTAATACTATGGCTATCGCTCCTACTGCTACTATATCTTATATTCAAGGCTGTTCACCTACTATTGAGCCCGATTTTTCGACTCTTTTCGTATATGAAAATAAAAGCGGAAACCTCTTCATCACGAACGAGTGGTTCGTAAAAGAATGCAAAGAGCTTGGAGTTTGGAATCCAACACTTATCGAAATGCTTAAGACAGTAAACGGTGATGTTAATGCCCTTAACGGTGAATTACCACAGGATATCAAAGATAGATATCGCACGGCCTTTGACCATGATCAGTTCAACTTGGTTAATTGCGCAGCAGCTAAACAAAAGTGGATCGATATGGGCCAAAGTTTAAATTTATTTAATAACAAAAGCTCGCTAAAATACTTAAATGACCTTTACATGCACGCTAGAAACTGCGGACTAAAGAGCACTTATTATTTAAGGAACAAAAGCGCAAGTGAAATTGAAAAATCAACAGGATCAGCTAAAGAAGAAAGTAACGTGGATAATAGCGACACAGATAACAATAATGATAGTCTATCTGGCGTCAAAGCTTGCAGCATCTTAGACCCTGACTGTGAAAGTTGTCAATAATATGAAAGAATATAAAGTAAAGCTATCAGAAGAAAAAGTCTTGAAAGACTCTATGGATAATGAGGCAAGTGAATTTGACCTAGTGTTACAAATTTGGCAAGACTTAAATAGATTATCTGAAACATCCAATCTAGCACAAGAAGACATTTTAATAAAAAATATACTTGAACAAATACTGGAAATAGAGTACGATAAAGAAATACCAGTACCAGATTTTTATACTTACCATGAGCGGAACAAGACAAACTAAGGATGGGCTCCTTTTGGGAGAAGAAATAGCGGGTGTAAATCAAATCTTACCGCATAAGCATAAATCAGCTTGGGATCTTTTTCTCAAGGGCGTGGCTAACAATTGGTCTCCAGCAGAGATCAACATGACCGAAGACGTTAACCAGTGGAAATCAGACACACTAACTGACGACGAAAGGCTGTTGGTAAAACGCTGCTTGGGCTTTTTTGCTGGTTCTGAATCGCTGGTAGCAAACAACTTACTACTCACCGTTAATCGATTTATCACAGACCCAGAGTGTCGCCAGTATATTCTTCGACAAGCTTATGAAGAGTCTCTACATAATTGGACAGTAGTAACATGCTGCGACTCCTACGGTTTAAAAGTTAAAGACGTTTATGAAGCGTACCTGAATGTACCCACGATCAAAGCTAAGGATGATTTCTTAATGCAAATCACGACTGACGTAAACCGACAAGGATTTAGCACTAAGACTGTAGAGGGCAAAAGGGAGTTTCTTCGCAATCTAATTACTTATTATATAGTGTGCGAGGGAACATTCTTCTTTAGTGGTTTCGCTATGCTTCTAGCTCTTGGCAGACAAAATAAACTTCCGGGCCTTTCAGATCAAGTTAGATATACTCTGCGTGACGAAAGTTTACATATTCAATTTGGAACTTATTTAATTAATACAATTAAAGAGCAATACCCATCGGTGTGGACAAAGAAATTCGAGGAAGAAACCATTGAGCATATTAAAAAAGCTGTAGAGCTTGAAGTAGAATACGCTCATGACGTACTCCCAAGGGGTATATTGGGACTAAACGCTGATATGTTTGTCGATTACATGCAGTATATCGGCAACAGGCGCCTCGAAGGAATTGGCATCGACTTCCGGTTCGACAGTGACAACAACCCGTTTCCATGGTTATCTGAAGTTGTTGATACCGGAGCGATGACCAATTTCTTTGAAAGAAAGGTGAAGGATTACCAAAATTCAGGTATGCTAGAAGACGATTTTTAATATGAGAAAAATAATTATCACGGGCATCTTGGGTCAAGACGGTGCTAATATGGCCGAGTACCTTTTGCGAGACAAGTCTAATCATGTCTATGGCATGATGAGGAGAGTCGCCAACCCAAATTACGATAATATATCTAAGTTCAAGAAAAATAAGAACTTTAAACTGGTAGTGGGAGACCTAACCGATGAAGTAAGCATCAATGAATTAGTAAAAGATATCAAGCCAGATTATTTTGTTAATTTTGCCGCTAATAGCTTTGTGGGTGTCAGTTGGAACATGCCAGCGCACGTGTTTGACGTAAATGCAGTTGGTGTTATTAGATGCCTAGAAGCAATAAGAAACTACGCTCCGGAGTGTCGGTTTTATAGCGCAGGCAGCAGTGAAGAATTTGGAGACGTAGACTATTCTCCGCAGGACATGAAGCACCCAATGAAGCCTAGAAGCCCTTATGGAGCCTCTAAGTGCGCAGCGCATCATATAGTTAAAGTCTACCGTGAGTCCTACGACATGTACGCAGTACATGGACTATTATTCAACCACGAGGGCACCAAGCGAGGCGAAGAGTTTGTGACTAGAAAAATTACAATGGGTGTAGCCAAGTTATCTCATCAAATCCGCAGGCATGAGTCTTGGAGCGACAGGCATGACCAACCCAAAAAGCACACGCCCATTGAATTAGGAAATTTAGATGCTAAAAGAGATTGGAGCGATAGCGAAGATTTTGTTAAAGGTATCTGGTTAATGCTAAATCAAAACGACCCTAAAGACTACTTACTCGCCAGTGGAGAAATGCACTCAATTAGAGAGTTTGTAGAAAAAGCGTTTGAAGCCGCAGATTTAAAAGGCCAATGGGAAGGCGAGGGGTTAGATGAAAAATACGTCAAGCACGCTGGACGACACAAATATACATTAGTAAAAATTAACCCAGAGTTCTATAGGCCAGCTGAAGTAGAGCAGTTAATGGGTGACCCAACGGAAGCTCTGGAAGAATTAGGCTGGACTCCGGAGGGGAACTTTGATACTCTTGTAGAGAAGATGGTAAAATATGATGTTAAAAACAAACAAAGAGAAGAGTCCTACAGATTACCATAGATTAATCGTTAGTCAGTTTTGTGACTTCGAAAAGGGAACTTATGGAGCTAAGTGCAACGAGGCTATAAAGGCCTATAATGTTCACCCTGATCCTGAATTCTGGGACTGGATGTTTATTAATTGCAACTTTAAAGTACAATGCCCATCATACTTTACCAGTACCGAAGGCCTCGAGTTACTCCAGAGTAAAAAGAAACTGATGAAGATGAACCATAAAGATACCTTGACATCTGTAGAGATGTATGGTAAATTAGGTACAGATAAAAAAATTAATAAAAAGAAAAACCTTTTGGACTTTATAAGAGATGGCAAAAAAGAAAGCTAGTAGCGGACCAGCCATATCTCCTCAACAACAAATCCAAGCATACCTTGAACAGAACAAGGGTGATCACTATAACTTCGAAGAAGAAAGAACTTATAGCGTTTCCAGTGGAAGCTTGTTGCTTGATATTGAGATGGGTGGAGGAATCAAACCGGGAATCATACGTGCCTCAGGAGTTTCTGAGGGCGGCAAAACCTCGTGCGCGCTTGCGTTCGCTCGCAACTTCCAAGAAATGGATAACTCCATGGTTATCTATATTAAATCTGAAGGTAGACTATCAGCAGACATGATAGAAAGGTCAGGGGTAAATACAGATGAAAGTAAATGGTTTGTTTTTAAATGTAACGTCTATGAGACTGTTATTGATTTCATGCGTCAGATGGTTAAGGACAACGCCTCTGACACAAGATACATGTTTATTATTGATTCTATGGATGCTCTTGTACCTAAAGGTGATCTAGAGAAGGGCGCAAACGAAGCAATAAAAGTAGCTGGAGGATCATTACTAAGTTCAGATTTTTTAAAGCGCATGGCTCTAGGCTTAGCTACTAGAGGGCACATCTGCTATATGATTTCACAGGTCAGAACCAAGGTACAAATCAACCCGTACGAAAAGACTGACCCACGTCTGACCAATGCATCTGGTGGCAACGCAATGTTGCACTACAGTGATTGGATTCTTGAGTTTCAGCAAAGATGGAACAAGGATTTAATTACAACGCAACCAAACGGTAAAGGAGACCAACTCGGCCACTGGTGCAGAATAGTTTTTAGAAAATCTACGAATGAAAAAACTGGTGTAGAAGTTCGTTACCCAATTAGATACCGAGCACAACCCGGCAATAGCATCTGGATTGAATACGAAGTTGTTGACATGCTTATAGCTTGGGACATGGCAACAGCTAAAGGAGCATGGGTCACCATTTCTGATGAGTTAATCGAAGAGGTCGAGAAAGAAACTAAATTAGAGCTTAAAAAGCAGCACCAAGGTATGGATAATTTACGTAAGTACTTTGAAGAAAACAAAGAAATCTGTCAATACTTATTTGCAAAATTCAAGGACGTCTTGAAAAAAGCTTAAATACAGTGTATATTCTATATTAGAGGCTCTGACGTTAAATTGCGTAAAAATAGGCGGGACTCAAACACTCCCGTTTCGTCAGGGTCTTTTGATTTTTTTCCCATTTCATGGTAAGTTAAAGCCGTGAGGCTTTACAATATTAAAGGAAAACTACAGTCCAAGCTCGTTACCAAGTACCTTATCGAATGGAACAAGAAATCTCGTTCCAAAATTCAGTTTAAAGTCAAACAATTTCTTAAGTCTTATTGGGAAAACCACGTAGTCTACGAAGAGTTTCCCGTGTATGGCTCTCGAATGAAAGTGGACATATTAAATGCCACTAAGAAAATCGCCGTAGAAGTCAACGGTCGGCAGCATTCTAGCTTTAATTCCTTTTTTCACAATAACTCCAGATTAAACTATTTAGCCTCAATAAAAAGAGACGTAGAAAAGCGAGAGTGGCTTGAAAAGAATGGATATACCCTAATAGAGATAGAAGAAGATGAAGTAGATAAATTATCTGAAGAATTTATTGTAAAAAACGGAATAAAATTAATATAATTAGTGGGGAAAAAGTAGTTTTTTAAATGCCAACATACACCTTTTATGCTGCTAGCGTTACGTCTAACGGTTGTACGGATCCGTACGCCGATGAAGGCGACTATAAGAACTTGTATGTTGGTTGGGACAGTAGTTCTGCGGCTTGCTCAGGAGGGCCCGGATCTGCGCATGGGTTAAGTCTCAATGCTAACACCTTAGCAGTAAACGGAAATGTAACAACTACTGATAATGGGACAGTGGCCGTTTGTGGCAATCCCAGCGATAGCACAAGCCATAGACTAACGGGTAATAAGTGGTATTATGTAGTTCACGCTCATGGCGGGCACGCAGTTTATGTAAACAGTTCCTCGCAGATCGCGGGTACTCACGTTCATTGCTGGACCACTACTGCTAGCGCTACCCCAACGGTCACCGGCACTTCAACAGTCAGTGCCACCGCAACAGCCAGTGCCACCGCAACTGCCACGACAACAGTTAGCGCCACGCCCAGTATTACCGCTAGCCCGACAGCAACATGTACGTTTATAGTTGGTTGCGCCAGTAAACTTATAAGCTTTTGTAATGCGGAGACTCTTCCTAGTACAAGTGGTGGATCAGATGCAGATACATCTAGCTGGACCGATGACACGTGGTATCCACAAGACGAAGTATCCCTACCAGCAGAAGAAAGTAAAATCTGGAAATTTACAGTTAATCTAGCTGATAATGATAAGACTTTTTCATTCTCAACTTGTAATGATGACGGATCGAGTGAGTCTACTACTGGTGCTGATCACGATACTCTTAATTCGTACCTGTGTCTTTATGATTCTAGTCACAATTTAGTTGCTGAAAACGATGTAGGAACAGGCAGCTTTTGTGATGACGACGAACTTGATGAAGGCTCTCATTTAGTAGCAAGCTGTTTGGCGTCTGGAGATTACTATATCGTCGTAACCAACCAGCGTACCACTAGCACAGGAACTTTCACTTTATCGCATCATAAGACTTCGGTTACCTGCACGGGCACAGCGACCGCCAGCGTTACACAAAGCGTTACCTCTACAGGTACGCCAACCGTTAGTCACACAGGTACGCCAACCGTTAGTCATACAGGTACGCCCACTGTTACTGGTACGCCAACCGTTAGTCATACAGGT